TTTAACATGCATACATTCCCAGTACTCAGGTTGTTTGCATCTAGGACATTCTACTATAGTATCTGCTTTTGATAATAATTTCATATAAATCACCTCATTTTAAATTTTACTCCTGCAGTATTTCCTTCAGTATCAAAAAGCTTTATAACTTCTACTCCTCTTTCTTCTGCGGTTTCGGCAAATTTTACCAAGTCTTCTTTTTCATTGTCTAATATCTGTGAATTAATTATTAGTTCATCTTCTTTTATAAATGCTTGCATAATTTTCACCTCTCTTATCGATATTATATTATAATATTTTAATTTTGTAAATATAAAAATAAAAGTTGCTGACATAATTTTCAGCAACTTTTTATCTCTCTAAATCTAGATTTATTTATATGCATTAATATTTACATAAGCCACTCTACCAGTTGCTTTTACATATATTTTATCTACATGAGAACTTGTATTTTCTAGTATTTTAACTGCAGTCTTAGGTTTATAAGTATATTTAGTTCCAGTTAAATCTTTTCTAGAAAATAGATATGTAGTTCCTTTAAATATTTTTGTTTGTCCTACTGTATGTCTATTACTTCCTGTAGATGGTTTTGTACTAGATAAATAACTAGAACTTACCCATCCAGACGTAGGGCTAGTTATTTGACTCCAACCATTTTGTTCTGCAACTACTGTTACTGCAGTTCCTTTAGTTACTTGAGATATAACTTTACCTCCTGCAGTTTTTCTAACATTCAATGGAGCTGAACTAGTATTTACATACATAGTCTTAGAAGTTACTGGCTTAGAATCAGATAAATATTTAGAACTACACCATTTATTATCTCCAATTCTAGACCAACCATTAGACTCTTCATATACTATTACTTGTGTTCCTTTTTTCAAGCATCCTACTATACCATAGTTAGTTCCAGGTCCTTTTCTAACGTTTAAAGCTGAAGCATTAGTTCCTACATATTTTATTTTAGTCTCAGTCTTAGTATCTGTATTTTCAGCTTTACCAGCACCTACATTGAAAGCAAAAAATCTTTGAGCATTAGAGTTAGCTTTGAATTTGTCTATATTTACCCAAGCAGAATTTCCTACTAAATTTACTAAACCTCTTCTGCCATTTCTATTAAATTTTCCAGAATATAAGTAAGGGTCATAAATTTCTATTTCAGAATCAGTAGCTCCTACTGCTAAGATAAAATGTCCTCCAGTAGTCCATAGACCTGCTCTACAACAGATTACTACAAACCAACCTTTCTTACAATAATCATGTGCTTCATAAGAACTAGATAGTCTTTTATATTCTAATCCCCATTTTTGAGCTACAAAAGGAAATAATGCATCTGATGTACCTCCTGCTACTCTAAAACCTTGTTCCCTTGATAAATCACACATAGTGTCTGGTCTTATTACTTCTTTACTGCTAGATACAACCATAGCTGCACAAGTAGGTCCACATCCAGAAGTTCCTACAGTTTTATCTCTATATCCTGCTGCATCTGCTGGATAAGGGTGGTTTTTCCATCTAGAGTCTATTTGACTGTAATATACTTTTCCCATTATAGACCTCCCTCTGAGACAGTATCTATTCTTTCTTGTTCCTTATATTCATCAGCTTCTTTCTCTGACATCTCAGGAATTTCTAAAGAATCTAACACTGAATCTACAAAAGTTCCATCTTCTGTTTTAAGTTCACTTTCTAAGTTATTTGTTTCTTCATTCTCCATAGTTTGCTACCTCCTTTTAATTTTAACCTTCACCATCAATCTCATCTACAGCTTTACCATTAATAACTGAGATAATCTTGGTGATAAAGTCATATACATAATTAGACCCTTTACTAATTACTAAACCTGTAAGTACTCTTCCTAAATAAGGAATTGCAAAGTTTATTCCAAGTAATGCAAAAGCATCTAATGATGCGGCTACTGCTAGAACTATACCTATAACAGCAGTTACAATTGAGTTTATATCTATTTTATTATCTTTATAGAAAGATTTAATTATGTCATAAATAGATACAACTACGAAAGACATTATGAATAGTTGACTAAATTTTTCCATAATTATCTACCTCCTCTAATATAATATATTTTCAAAGTTATTTTTAAAGCAAAGTTATACTTATATCTCAGAAGCACTAGAATTAACTCAGATACATAAAAATAGTCTAGATATAAAATTATATATCTAGACTTGGAAGGTTTTTCTATGTTAATTAGATAATTGCTATATAACGACTATAATTATAACCTACAGGGTCTATTAATAGAGTAGGTCCTACTTCAGAAGTTACTTTTACTACGTTAAATGGGTAGTTCTTTCTATCTATAGGTTCTATACCTTGTAAAAATTCTTGAGGTTTAGATAAATCTGAAGTTAGTGATTGCATTTCATCAGGTGTTAAATTTATTTCTTTTACTACTATATATTCAGACTCTTGAGAGTTTCCTCCATTAGCTATTTTCTCATTAACATCTTCTATACTTAAAGGTTCTCTTTGTCTGATTTTATAAAAGCTAGCTGTTCCAGTTTCTGATTGAGCGTCTTCTTCTAATTCATCTGAAATATCTACTCCAGTATCTTCTAGTTCTTCAGCCTCTTCTGCAGTTTGAACATCTGTAGATTTTTCTATAGGTTCTTTTTCAGTGACTTCAGTGTCTATTTCAGTGTTTCCATCTGGTTCAACTTCTACTTCTGTTTCTCTGTCTATTACACCATAATGAGTCTCAATGTAGTTTTTAATTATAGTGTCTGTATCATAAGGAGTATCTGTAGAAGGTATTTTATCTAAAGATATTTTCTTGTCAGTAACATTCTTAGAAGGTATAGAGTACATTGCTTCACCTGTTGAAGTATTAAATGTTCCTTCTATTTCTCCGATTTTAAAGTTTTCATATCCTTCTTTTAGAGAAGATTCTTTATATATTTGTACTACTCTAGCATCTTTAAATTGTGCTTTTTTGCTTACATCTTTAGCTAAAGCATACGCTCCATCAGAAAAACTATATGTAGTAGCATCTTTTTCATCTACTAATGAATATATGTATTTACCATCATTAGAATTATATTCCATGTTAACATATTTATCTCCACACTTAACCGCATAGCTCTCTTTTAGAGAAGATTCTTGTAAGTAAAACCATACATTATTTCCGTTTTCTGTTATTTCTCCTTTAAGATTTTGATATCTATTCTCTACTTCTGATTTAATGTCTTCTGCAGTTTTATCAGAAGTTCCATTCTTACTTACTATTATTATCTTATTTCCATTACCATCTTTTGTATAATGTTGAGCTGACCAAGCATTTCCACTATCTTTATCTAAATCATAAATGAACTTACTGATGTTAGGAAGAGCTCCCTCTTTTAAGTTATCTTTTAATACTTTCTTATTCTTCTTTGCCAATTCTTTTTCTTCTTTAGGAATATCCCTTACATAAGACTCTCCAAAAAGAATTTTTACTATTTCATCAACTGTATCAAATTCCATATTGTATTCATTGTCTTTATTTCCATCTACCTTTATATTAGCTGGAAATTCTACTGCTATAGCATAAGCTGTTCTAGCTAAGTCATCCATGCTATCTTCTAACATTCCAGCATCTTTTAGCATCTTCTCTTGAGCTTTTATTACATCTATTCTAACTTTTAAGTCTGGATGATGTTTTAAGTATGACTCTGTAGAATCTTTTAAAGTAGCTTGTCTAGCAGCTAATTTATCTTGGAAGTCTTTAACCATTTCATCATATAAATATTCTGACTCTAACCATCTAGTAAGAACTTTTGCTGGTTCTTTAGTTTTTTGACTAAATCTAGTAGTGCCAGCTAAAGTATTTACTTTTAAATTAACCATAGATTTAGAGTTAGGAACACTTTCTAAAATTATAGTTTTAGATACTGCATTGTCTTTCACTTTATTTTCTTTAGCTTCTCTTAAAATTTGAGGAGTTACTATATCTATTATAGCATATTGTAAATTTTCTTTCATTGAAATAGATTTAGATTTAATGAATCCCCAAGTACTTCCATATTTATTATTTAAACTTTCATTTACTAAAGATAGTAAACCTTCAACAGATGGAGCTTCTACAGTGTCATCATCAACATCTTCCAACTCAGTTACATCTTGAACTATATAATCTGCGTCTTTACTTCCATCATTTATAGTAATATAAGCATCTTCATTTAAGTCTTGAGTTTTATCATCTAATAAATCTGTAGTTACTATAGAGTAAGCTTCTTCTACACTATCTCCATCGTCTTCACACTGTTGAATAAATTTAGTAACATCATTTTGTAATGCAGGGTCTGCTATTTTCATTGCTGCATTATATAATTCTTCGTAGCTTTCAGCGTTTGACATTTCATTTATTATTTCTTCAAAAGAAGTTTCCTCTTCTTTTAACTTAATGCCTTTCTTATCGCATGCTTTTTTAGCTTTATTCATAGCATCTCTATGTCTAGCTAAATTAGAATTTTTATATAATTCTTTGTTTCTATAATATTCTGCTTCATCTTTATCCTTATATGTATTAAACTCTTCTTTTAAATTCTTTTTGTTTAAATCATTGCAAGCTGCATTCATTACATTTTTAGAACCTTTTTGAACAAACTTTTTAGTTTTAGTATCATAAACTCCAAACTTTGCTCCTGGTCCATCAAATTCTCTCACTTGATATCTATCTTCTGCAGACTCTTCTAAAGTTTCTTCTGCAGCTACTCTTCTAAGAACTGATTCTCTTAAATCATCAACTGCATGTATTTCTTTAACACCTTTATAACTATCATCACCTGTTTTATTTAATGAATAGTGTACTGTTAAATAACTATCCGGATTATTAACATCTTCATATACAGCATAGTTATTATTTCCTTCTCCACCATAGTTAGTCATCTTATACTGTATTCCATCTATCTTTACTTCATCAGGTAAATCTTTAAAGATATTAAATAATTCTTTCTCTTCTACATCTTCTTTTAAAGAAGATTCTTTCATTATCAATTTTAGTAGTTTAAATTTCATCTTTATCTCCTTTCTTTTTAAAATTTACTAGCATAATATTCCATTTTATCGTCTAACTCTTTTTGAATATCTGAGTTTAATGGAACTTTTGTATTATCATCAGCTTCAATATTATCTTCTTTAGATAATTCTTCAGCTCTTTCTGGATTTTCTTCTACTAAGCACTTCATTAAATATTCCATAATGGCTTCATGGTCTGGATTCATTTCGTTTCCATATCTAGGATTTAAAGTAGCAAAGTCTTCATATTTTAATGGAACTTTCATAAAATCAAACCTATCTTCTTTAGATTCATCATCTAACTCTGGCTCTTCTATTTTAGTTTCTTCATCTGTTAAATCATCAACTTCTTCAGATTTATCTTCAGGAAGTTCATTATCTATGTTAGAAGGTTCATCTATATCTTCTGATGGATTATTATCTATCAACATTAATAAATCATTGCTATCTTCAGCTACTTTACCTATAAAATAAAAGACTTTATTCTTGTCTTCTTTGTCTGTTACTTGATATAAGTTTAATTCTAAGTCTGGAAGAACTTCTCTTAAGTCTTCTAATTGAGCATCTAATGTACTAGTCTCTTCTTCCTCTTCAGCTGTAGTTTCATCTTGAATATCATCTACTACTTCATCTACAGAATCATTCTCTAAATCTTTTCCAGTATCTACATCTTCTGTTATAACTGACTCAGAATAAAAACCTTTTTCTAATGATTTTCCGTAGTCTAAGACTTCAAAATAATAAGCATCACTCCAATGTTCTTTTGCATTTATCATAGGGTCTTTTTGTAGTCTTTCCCAATCTTCTGCTACATGGTTTACTTTGTTATCTTCTTTTAGATTTTCAGTAATAGCACTCTCATTCTTAAATCTTACTGAATTATATGTTACACCTTCACTGTCTGTGTAAGTGTCCTTATCTACAATAGCATTATTTTTATATTCTTCTATTTCTTGATTTGCTAATTCAACTACAGCATCTTCTCCTAATTCTTCGATATATCTTTTCATATATTTATTAGACATTATATAATCTGTGGTCCAATTTTCTGGTTCTGCATAGGTTAAAATAGAGTGTATCATTTCTATAGCTCTAATTTTTCCTTCTTCCTTCATAAAAGCATCAAACTGCTCTTCAGGTAGTCTATCTTTTAATCCAACTAAATCTTCCCAATTAGGGTCTCCTAAATCTTTTAAAGCTTGTCTTTCTCTAGCATATAAGTCTTGTTGCATTCTTTTTATATCTGTATTTGTAGATTCAACTAATCTTAAAACTTTATATTTCACTTTTTCTCCTTTCTTACCAGAAAGTTATCTTGACTCTCTTTGACAAAAATACACGAAATTTTGAATTGGCATTATTAAATTTCTAAGTGGCTTTATTTTAAGTTCTAATAAATCTACAGACTTTCTTAACATATTCTTTTGATTTATTTCTATTTCTAGATTATTTCCTAAAGTAGACATTGCTATTTTTAATTCATTTACTAACCACTCCACTGAATAAATCATTTGATTTAATTCGCCTTGTAAGTTACACCATTTAATCCACTCTTCACTCATTATATCTGTATTTTTGATTTGAGTTCTAGTTAAATTCATTCTCATTTCTGGTAGACTTTTAGAAAATTCATCTACTGCATCTAATCTTTCTTTTACAGCAGTTTTTACACTAGTTAGTTCCATGACTAACACCTCCTATAAATATTATGTTAGTCATGGAACTTTATTAACTATTTAGATATTCTAGCAAAAGCTTTTCTAGCTATTTTTTCTGTTTTGTATGTTTCAGCTTCTTCAATTAATCCTGTAGATTTATTGTAATTTTTACCTACTATATATCCTGCAGATTCTTTTAATAAGAATGCATTATTTGATACATCTACTATTTCTAGTCCTTCTACTATTTTTTCATCTATTTTATCTCCATCTTCCTCTTTTAATTTTTTATCTTTATTGCTATTGCATCCTTCTTTTTTACAATCAGTACAATTAGCTCCTTCTTCAACTACTTCTTCTCCAGCTTCCTCCTCTGGAACTTCTTCTGTTGGTTCTGCTTCTCCAGCTATCATATCTGTAAGTTCTGCTCTAGCAGCTTCTTTTTCTTCTGGAGTAACTTCTCCTGCAAAAATCTTAGCTATTAACTCTGTAGCTTTAGCTATATCATCTGTCATCCCTTCTGGTGTTTCTTCTTCAGCTGGAGCATCTATTACTTCATCAGTAATTTCTTCTACTGGCTCTTCCTCTTTTAAAGGTTCTTTTCCTTCACCTGGAACTGGGTCATTAGCTCCTTCTGGTTCTTTAGCTGGTTCTACAGCTTCCTCTAAAACTCTAGTTTCTACAGTTCCTTTTAAATCTGTAAGAACTGATTTTTTAACTTTTAAGTTCTCACTTTCTACTAAATTTGCAAGTATTCCTCCTGCAGTTTTTCTAACATCTTCATTTCCTAATCTACTCATAATATAAAATCCTCCTTAAAATTTTATTATTTAGACATTCTTTGTCTATATTTATCTAATTTTTTATTAAGTCTAGTATCTACATTCTTCCAGTCTTTTTCTTGAGCCTTATATCCTTTTTCTCTTCTTGCTTTTTCTTCAGCTGCTCTTTTCTTCATTTCTTCTATTCTATCTTGGTCTTCTTGATTTGATTGATTTATTCTTTCTCTTTCCCTATCTAAGTATTTTCTTTCTGATTTAGCCCACTTGTAATCTTCTACATCTTTATTAGCTGGGTCTACAATTACTCCTCTATCTCTTCTATATTTAGGGTCTTTTTCTCTAGCTAAAGGTCTATCTGAATGTTTCTTAGCATTCAAAAATCCTTTTAAATCTGTATCTGGGTGTATTTTATCTGAAGGTGCGAAGCCAGCAGTTATTCCTCTTTTTAAAGTATTTTCATAACTTCTAAGCTTTTGTTCTGCATCAAATGTTTTACTATTCCATTTTCCAGCATCTTTTTTCTTCATGTTAGCTACTTTAGTTCTTTGTCTCTTTATATTATTTTTAGCTAATGCATAGTCTGACTTAGAATTTTTATAATTCTTTTGGTGTAAATCTATCTCATCTGCACGTGCATCATCCGATTTATATCCTTTAGCGTATGCATTATCAGTATCATACCCACCATAATTAGTAACATCTCTTACATCATCTTTTCTCCAGTCAGGGTCACCGACTATATTTAATCTTCTTCCCTGTTTACCTTCTAAAGCACCATTATCATATCTTTTTTCTGGTTTAATATATTTTATCCCATGTTTTCTTAATTCTGATGTATGATTTTTAGCATATTCAGGGTCATTTAATGCTGTTCTTATAAGTTCATTAGCTTCATCATTTTCTGGGTTTCTAGCTTCTGTTAAAGCTGATTCATTTCTTCTTGCTCTTGCTTTATTTATTATTTCTTTTCTTTTCTGTTCTGCCAAATCCGCTTCTTTTTCTCTTTTATCTATAAAATCTTTTTGTTTATTTAAGTCTTTTTGAGCATTTTTAACTTTATCTTCATAGTAACCTAAATGTTCTCTGTTAAATTCTGCAGAGCTTTTAGCTTTATCTCTATCTTGTATTGCTTTCTTATAATAATTTATATTTTTTGATATTGACTTAGGGTCTTTATTAAAATATGATTGATATGATTGAGCTGAATCAAAATCAATTATAGCATCACCAGCATAATCTTTTTTATAAACAGCATTAGAAGGTATTTGTTTACCTTTTCCAGCATAAGTTGGTTTTGCATAAGTTGTAGATTTAGGTTCTCTTGTTGAATCAAGTTTTCCTTTAAAATCTACCTTTTTCTTACTATCTCTATCATAGTCTGGTAGCCAAACTGATTTTCCTGTTTTAGGATTTATTATTGTTTCTCCATCATAATCTATTTTATAGCCTGCCTGTTTTATTCTATCTTTATTTTTTCCTAAATTTGGATTTGCTATTGCTCTATTAATACCAATATTATCTTTATTTATTCTTTCTGTTAAAGAAGATTCTTCTAATTCATTCTCTAAATAGTTTATTTCATCTAACATTTCATCTATTTGACTTTGAATAGAAGTTTTTTCATCTTCAGGTACCTCAGGTGTATCTGTTAAATAAGCTTGTAATTCAGCTACTTTATCTTGCAATTGTCTTATTTTTTCATCTTTAAATGGGTCTGCAGATTCATTCATTTCATTTACTGGTTTAAAATCACTGTCTTCTAATTCATAAACTATATTAGGGTCTACTTCATTTAACATATTAATTATATCTGACTTTTTACCATTTATAACATAGTCTGAATTTCCTAACTCATCTTTTTCAAATACTTCTATATTTAAGTTGTATTTAGGCTCAAGCTTTCTATATAAATCTGCAGCTTCTATACTATCAGTTAGAGTAAGAGATACCATAGATTCATCTGCACTTTCTACTATATGTTCTTTATGAGGAACTTCTGGCTTTTGAACTTTCTTTATTAAAGCTTCTTTTTCCTCTTTAGGAGCTTCATCTGGCTTATCTGTATTAATTTGTTTCTTTACTGATGCTGCTGACTCATATAAACTTTTTAATATATTTGCACTTGTTTTCTTTGCTTCACTATCTAATTGTCTCATATTCTTCTCCTTTCTAAATATTTACTATATAGCTTCCTTTTTCAAAACTATACTGATGCTAGTTTTTTCTTCTCCTTCTATTATAGCTTCTGAGAAATGTGGGTAACTAGCGATTTCAAAACCATTACAAACACTAGAGCTTCTAGCAGTAATAATCGCTTTGATTGCTTGATTTACTGCAGGAACTCCGATACAACTAAGAACTATGTTATCAGTATTCTTTAAATTAGAATATATTGCTGCTGCTAACTTCTTAGTATCTGTATCTTTAGATACTCTAAAAGTTACTTCTTGTTTTTCCATTTTATTACCTCCAAAATTATATTTCCTAATATAATAAATAAAAAGTCTTTATAATTTTAGATAGCGCTAGGCTATATAATATCTTATTATAAAAATAAAAATGCCTCAGAAATCATTCTGAGGTCCAAGTTTTGTCTTTCACGCATAAATCCTGTAACAAATTAAACACTTTTAGGTCTTTGTTATTTATATTTACCCTTAGATATTTATCCACTGCTTGCACTAAAAGATATCTTTTTCCTCTAGAATATCTTCTCATAATTTTAGTATACCAGTAGCTTCCAGATTTATCTTCTGCTGCAATTTTTTCTAGAAAACTAAATAATGATTTTTCTATGTATGCTCCAGAAGTAGTTTTATTATCTAACAAATTCATATAAGTGTCTAGCACTTGAGTACTACCTTCTCCAAAAGCTTCTGCTAGTTTTATAAAAGAACCATTTTTACTATATTTCTTTATAGTCCATTTTCCAGTTAGCCAGTGTATTTTCACTGCTTGCAATAATTCTTCATAGTCTAAAGTATCTATGTATTTAACTAATCTCTTAGGAGGTTCTTGTTCCCACTTAGAAAAAGTTAAATCTACTAAAGTTCTATTAGAGGATAAATCAAACTCTCCTAAAGTAGTTACAGAAATTACTGGAAATCCAAAGTCTTTTATTCTATTTAAGTAATCTACTTTTCCTCTATAAATTACTGGCCCAGTAATTATCATTTGATTATTTTCTACAACCCTAAAATCTGGATAGAAAAATCTAAGTAATTCAGACTTTTCTATTTTCACGCTATGATTTACTATATCTATTTTTGTAAATTTGTATGCTGAACTAGTTGACATATTATTCTACCTCTTTACTATTTATATTTGCTAAAATATTTACTATTCTATCTCTATACTTAAACTGTTTAGTTCTATTTCTGTCATATAATAATTGAGGACAGTTATTACAAATAAAAACTTCAGCTTCTTCTAAATTAGTCATACTATTTACACTAGAAAGAGCTGAATTTTCTTTTATATATTTACACTTTTCTATGGCTAACTCTGGTAATTTTAAAATAGACTTACATCTACTCATTAAAACTTCAGATAAATTATCTTTACTAGCTAATAAAATTAATTGTAAAGTACTTTCTTCTATTAGTTTCAACAAATTTTCATCATTATACAATTGAGATAAATCGTCTAGTACTACCGCTTTAGTAATTTTACTAATATTCATATTATATATGTCTTGCATGTCATCTTCATTTTTCAAGTTATAAATTCTACCAGAATAAATATTTCTAAAAATTCTAGCAGATTTTCCTATCAATAATATTGGAGTTCTTCCTTTAATTTTAGACATAAACTTAATAACTTCTTCCCTGTCAGTCATAACTACACCTCTTAGTAATATTATGTTTATTTTACTTCATTAGTCTTAATTTCAGGAAGTCCTTCTAAATATTCCTCTGTCTCTTCTAAAGCATCTTCTGCATTTTCAGAAACTACAATATTTTCTTTTAATTCTCCAAAAAGATTATTATAATGTAACTCTGTAAGTGTAGTCATATAAGATAATTGATTAAAGAATGCTGTGAAACTTTCTCTAGTAAAGTCTGAATCAAGTGCCAAACATTGTCCAGAAAAATTATCTAACTGATTACTAAAATTATCTTCATTCACATCTTCTGGACTAGAAGTGTTAGATGTATAACCTACTTTTTCAAAAATAGTTTGCATTTTATTTAACACTGAAATAATATTTTTAAGTTTATCTTTAACTTCTTCTTTATTGTCTACAGTATCTATTATGTTATTTATATCTTCTGAAGAATTTTTAGAATAATACTTAAAATAGTTTTGATAATCTATTATTGCATTATCATACTCTATAAATAGTCCATGTAGTATTTTATGTAAACTGTCTAACTTAGAATTTTCCTCTATAGCTTCATAAAGTCTCATATTGCAGAAGCTCCTTTCTTTAATTCTTCTAGAGTAACTGGTTTATAATCATTTACATCTACACCAGCATTAAATCTGTTAGGAATATGAGATATTATATCTCTTCCATGTATATGACCATGCACATGTATAGCTCCATGATGTTTACAATCCCAATCTTCTATGGGGTAGTGACATAAAACTACATAGTCATCTCCATCTTTTATCTCAGTAAGTAATTGAGGCTTATGCTGTAATTTATCTGCAATTTTATCTATATAAGGAACATCATGATTTCCAACTATCATATACTTATCTCCATTAAGTCTATTATAGATTTCTACTATTCTATCTAAATTCATATCTGCACCCTTAAATGCAAAATCTCCTAGATGATAAACTGTATCTTCAGGTTTTACTACTGAGTTCCAATTTTCTATCAATTTTTCATTCATTTCTTCTACGTCTGCGAAAGGCCTATTCTCATATTTAATAATATTTTTATGGCCTAGATGTGAATCTGATGTATAATATATCATTTTAATCTCCTCCTGTTATAATTTATATTTTATAATATTAAACTCTCAAGAGTACTTTTCTTAATATCACAGTCTGATGCATTCTTATCTATTCTCCATCTTTTTAATAAAGCATGAGATAATCTTAAGTTTTTAGAACTTACATCTTGACCGTCTATTTCTGCTACTCTATTATACCATTCTTTCTTTAATCTTGGTAATTTATCTAGCCCTATTTCTGTCATTTCTTCTCTTTCTTCTAAAGTTAATCCAGAAATAGTGGCTATATGATGTACTAAAGGAGTTATTCCCATATCATCCATAATGTAATTTCCTTCATCATCTAAAAGATAAATTCCAAAGTCCAAAGCTCCAACATAATTTTCAATGTTGGTTCCTTCATTACCTCTTTTATAACCTATTACAAAAGCATCTATAGTATCTCCAGCTTTTTCTTCTAAGAAAGAACCTGATACAGAACGTTTAGCTTTTACCCACACTTTATCTCTCTTTCCAGACATATACGGAGCCCTTAAATCCTTCAAAACACAACCTTCTCCACCTCTACTTACTATATCTTGATAAAATTTCACTTTTTCTGTAGTAGTCCCTTTTACTAGTTGTATTCTATCTCCTACTCCATAGTTCTTAAGTATAGTTAATAAAGCTTTAAGCTTATTCAATCTATCTTTTAGTGGGAGCTTAGTTAAATCTTCTCCATTAAATGAAATCAAATCAAATGCCATTAATTTCATGGGATTAGTCTCTTGCATTCTATGAGATAAATCATCTAAAGCTCCTAAAACTGAAGTAGTGAAGTTTAATTGAGTATCTGCTATAGGAACTTCCATCACATCTGTCCAAACTCCATTTATTTTCTTTCTATTAGGGAAACTTCTTATAGTATCAAAATATGGTACTAATTCTGCATCTATAATAAAGTCAAAAATTCCCATTGCATTAAGAGCCTCCATTTCTGGCCTAGGAATAGTTAACTTATTAGAATATCTAATCGGTAAATAATCTCCATCTTGTCCTTCAGATAAATTTCTAGAAAAATATTCTACTCCGTAATCTTTATTATAACAATATCTCATTCTATTTCCGTCTATTTTCTCTGTAGCTATCCAATCATTGTCTTCTTCCCAAAGAATGGGAATTTCTTTTTCTTTTAAAGTTTTCATTTGAGCTGCTAACATAGGTGGAAATTGTAATATTCTCTCTACGAATGGATTTAAAGTACCTTCCTCCCTATATTTTTTAATATAATACTGTTGAAGAGCTGTTTTACAACTATCAATTGTACTTTCTCTATATCTTTCTCCAGTTTCTTTATTTACTCTATTACGAGTTTTTTCAGGTTCTAAACCTAACATTTCACACTTTTTTCTTAAGACATCTAACTGCGCCAATTTTCTTTCCTCCTTACAAAATAAAACTCCTAGTAATAATATGTTACTAGGAGAATTTTTATTATTGATATTTTGAAAATCTTTCTCTTATAAAAGGCAAATTATGTCTTTTACAGTAATTATAAATGGTCATTATAGGTATTTCTAAAATATCTGACATAGCTCTACATGTATTGTTATAAGAATTATTTTTTATCCACTGTTTCTGCTGTTTACTCAGTCTTTTTTCTTTTTTACCAGCTCCACCATTTAATTTTTTATATGATATATTATTTTTAGAATAATAAGACCTAAGAGTAGGCTCTTTTATGCCAGTATGTTTACACATTTCATTTACAGTCATATTATGAGCATTTTTATCTATAAATTCTTTCCATTCATACAAAACTCTTCTTTTTCCCGGCCATGTGTACCCTTTTATATAAGCATGCTGAAGAATAACTCCTCTATCTCTATCCATTTTAATTGCTATATCTTTACTTTTTAAGCCAGATTCAATATAATTTTTCAATTGCATATCTTCTTCATCAGTAAATATATTACTCTTTTTAAGATATTTTAAGTTATATCTATTTAATATTTTTGTTATCGTGTATATATTAATACCAGTATTCTCTGACAACTGTTTTGCAGTCATTTTATAGGAATTATCTTTTATGTATTGTATCTTTTCCTCAGATATTTTGGTGTGTTGTTTAAGTTTAAGACAATTCAATCCTTCTTTAGAAATATATCTATATAATACATTTCTATCTCTATTTAAAATTTTACTCATCTCAGTAACACTCATATAATTACAGTTATCTTTTATAAACTGTTTTTCTCTCTCAGATAATAATTTACGTGGGCAAGTTAAACCAGAGTCTGACTTAAATTTAATTATAGTAGCTTCACTTCTATTAAGATAAGTTGCTATTTCTTTATTAGTCATATTTTTATAATTATCTTTTATAAATTGTTTTTCACCATCACTCAACTTTCTATTACACATTTTTAACTTTTTTATTAAATCTTCTTGATGAGTAGTAATTTTTAGATATTCTCCACTTTTAGTAACTAGTTGTTCTGTTTTAATATTTAGTTTATCAGCTTTCTCTTTAAATATAAAAGCATACCCAGCGTCTAAATTATCTATATTATTTACTAAATCAAATACTTTAGGGTTTTCTATTGTATCAGAAATTACTCTTCCTAGTTGTTGATTATATACCCTAGTACTAGAAGTTTTTCTTAAAAATACTGAAGTATCAACTTTATCTAAGTGAACTCCCTCATTTAAAATATCTACAGCAAACATTAAAGATAAACCTTTGTCTTTTTGAAAATTTTCTATAGCTTCTTTACTTTCTTTATATGACATTTTACTATGAGCTTTGTAGATACTAAAATCTACTTTTAGCCATTTCTTCATATTGTCTATAGCTTCAGGTATATTTACAATTCTATCCACAAATACTATTATATGATGAGGTTGAGATAAATCTAGATTTTCTTGAAATATTTTTGAAACTCCTTCATCTATGTCATAACTAAGTATCTGTTTAGCTAATGGAGTGTCTTTTAATTTTATTCTATTTTTGTCTTTGTCTGTAATCTCATATATACTAGAATGATACTCTATATTAGGAAGTATTCCATCTAATATAGCATCTTGTAAATAATACGGTTCTATCTGAACTCCGTTAAATATCTCCTCCACTGCATCTCTATTATCCATTCTAGTAGGAGTAGCACTAAAACCTAAAATTTTATACTTTGCTTCTAACACATCCAATATAGCGAATGTTTTATCTAACTGTTTACCCCATTTGTCTGCTAATGCTCTGTGCATTTCATCTAAAAATATATAATCATACTCTTTAAACATATTAGCTAAATCTGTAGCTGATGGTTTTAATAAACTATAGTATGTAATATAGTCTGTGTCAGGAGTTTCAATGTTAAACTTCTGCATATAGTTTATTACCTCATTTCCCGGTTCTAAAACTAATTTCTTTCCTTTCAACTTGTTACAAAGTCTAGCAATACAATAAGATTTACCCACACCAGTTGGCTGTACACATCCTACTCTTTGATTTGTTTCTAGCATTTCTAAAATATCATTAAATATTTTATCCCTATGCTTCTGTAATTCTTCTTTATCTATCAATAATCCCATCTCCTTTTTCTCTAATCTATAATTAATATTATATCATAATATTTCAAATTTGTAAACTATAAATTTGATAAAAAATAAAGTATACATTTGTATACTTTTAATCTTCATTCTTATTAAATAGTTCTTTTAGCGGACTTTCTACTCTCTTCTTGTAGAAAATAGTTCCTTTTTCATCTTCTTCCTCAGACCAGGTACTACAGATATCTACTATAGGAGTAACTATTTTATCTATAGACTCTATCCAGCTGTATACATAATCATCATCTAATCCACTAATACTATCTAGTTTTTCTTTAATTTCATTTACTTTCTTGCTTACTTTGCTCATCTTTCAACTCTCCTTTTTCAAACTTTATCATATCTTTCTTTACAACTTTCAATTGTTTAATTAAAGCATCTACGGACTCTTTCTTTTCAAAGATTAATTCTACAGGATGAGGTAAATCTTCTCCTCTTAAATCTATTCTAGAACCTATTTTCACTGGTTTTTCTAATTCATCTAGCATTATCTTACCATTACCAGTCTTTAATCCTACTGCTGGAGATATTACAGTATCTCCTCTAAATATTATAACTGTTTTATTTAATATCATTTTATTCACCTCTATTTCATTAAAAATTCACAGAAAGTCTTTAACTCTTCTAGAGCTACAGTATCTATATACAACTACTCTGTTCCACTATTATAGCAATCAGTTCTAAAATAACTTACACTTATATTACTTCCCTGATTAATTACTGTTATACAAGCTGCTAAATCTGCTTGCAAGTGTAATACTTCATAAGTTTGAGTACCATCATTTTTTACAACATCTTTAATTTCAAATTTGTTCTTTGCTATTGCTAATAAATTTAATTTTTCTTTAATATTCATTTCTGTCTCCTTATATTTCAAACTCTTCATCACAATCTCTATCATCTGCTAAATGATACAGAGTCAATTTCTTCTCAAGTTCTTCAACTAATTTCTTATACATATCTCTTTCGGCTAATAATTTTCTTCTGTCATCTAGTTTTACATTTTCTTTAATATCATCAATCTCATCTAAAATCTTCTGTCTATCTACTCCACTTAATAAATCCTCTTCTAATAAAAATCTTTGTCTATAATCTTCAATACTTCTTACAGCTAATCTTCTAGCTAATTCTCTATGTACTATTTCTTCATTCATAAATATCACCTCTGTATTAATATATACTTTCCTGTTTCTTTATCTCTAGGTCTTTTACTGCTTTCTTCTATATGCCAGCAGCCACATGACTTAGTTTTACTATATGGATAAATAAATTCGTCTTTTCTTAATATTTTTATATTCCCACAATCACATTTACATTTCCAATAGCTTCTACTTTTACCATTTTTTCTATATCCTATATGGTCAAGACCTAAAACTGTTAAATGATGATATTTATTACCTGTAATATCAATTAATTTCTGCATAAATTATTCCTCACTAATTAACTCTATTCTATTAAGTTTAACTTGACTAAAATACCATTCAAATTCTTTATGTTCTTTAGTACTGTTATGAACCTCTATTATTTTATCTATTATTTCTTTTGTAGGTTCTTGTTCTATAGTAAATGAAATAGAGATAGGAACACCAAATTCTTCTATCCCTAAATCACAATTTTTAATAAAAGAACTATACATTCTATTACATTTTAATGCATCTAAATAAACTTTATATTTCTTCATATTAGCTCCTTCTTCACTTTCATCTCAAACTCCATGTGTTCTAAATTAAATTTAATCAAAGACTCATTTTTATTAATATCTTCTATTTTAATAGGTATTTCTTTAAATTCAGAAGCACTAGAATAATCACCGAGACTTTTATATTTAGAAGTTAAATAATTATATAGCTCATCTGAAGAATTAAATTCTATATCATCTAAGATTAAATAAATAACTATGTCTTGTCCTTTTCTATCCTGAGTCTTATAATCTAAAGTTGCTTTATTTGCACTATACTTTCTAGCTAAATCAAAAATATTTTTAATCATTAATACTTCTTCCATATTATCACCTCTTAATGATAATATGTAAAGAGGACTATTTTACTAGTCCTCTGAATTTACTAAATTCATTATTCTTGCTATTATTACTTTGTCATTGCATTCATCACAACATCTATCATTTTCATTGTTCGACAACGGTTTAGGATTATTCCCATACCCTTTACAAAGTTTACCACATAAACAGCATACATATACTTTATCCATTTTATTTCACCCTTTCAGTACTATTTTCTTAAATCTTTTATAACTTCTTCTACTAAATCTTTTTGAGCTTCTAATAATCTAAATTGCTCATCATCTTTTTCTATATAAGCTTCTGCCATTTTATTTTTTAATTCAACTAATTTGTCATTATACTTATCTAATAAACTTACTTCAACTTCTTCTCTTTTCTTCATAATTATATTTTTATCTTTGTCTATAATTATCTCCAAAGCATCTCCTTCTTTTAAATCACATGCTTTTCTTAAATCTTTAGGTATTATTATTCTACCTAAGTCATCTATTCTTCTTATTATTCCTAAAGTTTCCACAATACTCTCCTTTCTACATTGTTATGTATTTCATTGAACTAGCTACGTAATAAACTACTTCTCCGTTTTCCCATTGGTCTGGAATGTTTTTAACTAAGCTAATCTTTATGTTATCTATTATGTATTCTCTATTATCCACTAAACCTCTTGCATTAAATCCTTCTGTCTCCCATTCACTGTTTTCTTGTATACTATTGATATATGCTATAAAATGGCGATACAATTCTTTTAAAAGTTCATTCTTTATAGTTAAGAATGCCTCTTTAGATAATTCTTTTTCTTCTTCATATTTATCATTATGCTTATCATATATCTTCATTAAATCTGTTATTCTATCTACATTTCCTCCAGAGACCCATCTTCCAAAAGGTCCAAACTCATCTAAGTATCTTTCTATAATCTGAGTGAAATCATTATCATTAAAAGTATACTTTACAATCATACTATTCACCATCCTCTATAAAATTACTCTAAAATCTTTAATTCCTATAGCAACACCATCTTTTTCGTCACCTTTTTCTCTAAAGTGATAGTTATACCACATTCCTACTGTTAAATCAAATAAGCTAAGTTTGTTATGCTCATAGTCTACTTGTAAATTTTCTACTCTTTCAAAAGCTACTTCTCTAACACTTCCATCTTTAAATAATAGAGTTAACTCTACTCTAAATTCATCTACATCCATCTTAAATAATCCTTTCTAAATATCTTTAAATTTTTCTCTAAATTCTTCTAATACATCTTCAAATCTTACTATATTATGTTCTTTCATCATATCTGAAAATTTAATACTTTTGTCTGTTCCTATAACTGCACTCCAAAAGTATTGAACTACTGCTCTAGCATCAGGTAATTGTTCCATTCTCATTCTAGTAAATCTTACACCTTTTGCAATTTCAGGTAAATTATTTTCTTTACTATATTTAATTGCTGGTTCAAATACTTTTAAGTTTAAGAAATCTAATACATCTTTCTTATCCATCAACTTTCACCTCCTCTACTAATACCATCCCTTCTTTTTCTAAGAAATCTTCGAATGGTTGATTTAAAAATTGAACGGAGCTTTCAAAATGCCAACTATTTCCGTTATCAACTCTCCAAGAAATATGTGGTGGAAAACCTTTTACTTCTTTTTCTTCTACGTATTGTTTTCTTAGTGTAACAAATTCATAATCTCCAAATGGAGTTTTCCTTTTTACTAAAATATTATCCATCATTTTACACTCCTTTCTTAGGGGTACATAGTTCTCCCCTCCCCATTCTATTGTATCACATTATTCCAAATTTGTAAACTGCTTTTACAAAAATACTTAAAGTTTTTAAGAAATAAAATAAGATATTAGTAGCGCTAAGCTATATAATATCTTATCTTTAATATAAAAATGTCTCTGAAGTCATTCTAGTGTTTGCAGTTTTAATCAAAATATAAATCTCTAAAGTTATAATAATCTTCGAAGTTATATGATGAAAAATTAAATCTTTCTAGTGTAGGAATCCATATAGATTCATAATCTACTACTAACTCATAGTTGTTAGCTGTTACTATAACATGTGCTATTAAGTTACTATCTACACAATCTTTAGCTATTAGATTTAAGAAACCTCTTATGTTGTGTATTAGATTTATAGATACTCCTGAATCTACTCCATCTATTATAAGAATAGGGTCTTGATTTTTATTTTTACAATTTCTAATGTATTGACCTACATTAATGGCTAGATGTTCTAAATTATCATAAACTCTTTGTCCGCTCTGAAGCTAACATCCATCTACCTATATCTTTATCATCCCTAAAATTAGAGTAATTTAGTTTAGTTTCATCTACTATATCTATAAGATAAGTGTGAGGATATTTTTCTTTTATTTGATGACAAGCATAAGTTTTACCACATCCGGTTCGGTCCTATAAGCACTGTTATTCCTTCATTTATTTTTAAATCTGTGTTTTTATAAAGTTTCTTTCTATCTGAAAATTGATTTAATTCTATTTCTAACATAACTTCACCTCTTTATAAATCTTATGCATGAACTTCTATTTATTCTCGCGCGTGCGCGCGTATAGCTCTAAAACTTGATTTCTTAATTAAACTCGAATTAATAAATGTTACCACAGAATATTTTCATGAAAATATTCAATTCAGAAGCACTTAAATCTCCAATATTACTAAGGTGGTTTGTAAATTTAAGATAGTTTTAAGATGAGTTTTATAAAATTAGTCTGAGATTTAGTGAGAGTAAATTTACCCATTTCAAAAATTATTGAGATTAAACATGAAATTAAAAATGTGATATTATGATTTAAAAATGAGATTAAACAAAATTTATAAAAATTAAAATTGAGATTAAATTATAAGACATAAAAATAGTATGAGAAAGAAGGAAAACTCATACTATTTACAATTATTTAGTTTTGTAGATAATTACTACTAGATTGTTTCTTTTATAGTTTATTTCATAATCTTTTTTAGAATAATTTAAAGACTCTAGAGCTGAATTTACAGTGTCTGTAACTTCTACTAAATCATTAGCATTATTTTTGTTATTATCAGTTATTACTAAAGCATAAGCTTCATCTATAGGTGTAGTTTTTATTTTAAATCTGTCTTTATATACTTGATTTAATTTATCTTCAAGTTCTTTAGCTATAGATTCTGAAGTAATTGGTTCTTCTTTTACATCTTCTATTTCTTCATTAAGTCTAGACTGATGAACTACAGTTATTTTATTAGTATCTGATTCTTTGACTACTACATAATTTCCTCTTCTATAAAGTCCGTTTACATCTTTTATAAAACCAGTTAGATTTAAGTGAGTACTTTCATCTAATTCTTTTATTTCTACAGCTTCAAACTTTTTCTTTTTTCCAGGATTAGCTGGAGTAGGAGCTGATTGAAAAGTGTAGTCCACTTTAGCAGCTATGTCTGAAGCTTGAGTTCCTGCATCTTCATTGATAGGAATATCTAAGTATTCTCCAATGTTAGGAGCATCTTTTAAATCATCTAACCAAGCATCCGAGAAACTTTCTTCATTAACTGAATGAAATCCACAATAAGGACATTCATACCCTAAAGGTTCATCATCTACTGGGCCAGTGTAATCATCCGGAATATCTGGATAATCTATTTTTATAGCACTTTCTTCATATACATTTTTACAATGAGGACACACTACAAAATTCTTAATTACTTCATCTACCTCTGCATTATTCAAATAGTCCATAGAAATATCTCCCATTTCTATATCTTCCTTAAGATTAAAACACTCTCTTATCTTATTTTCTCCATCTCCGCGAAGTATATAATTAGTTCCTTCATAAAGAGGATATTCTCCTATTTTAACCAACTCTGGAGCTTTTTCTTTTACTACTCTACATCTACTATGCAATAATACGTTTATATCTTCTAGTAAATCATTTTTGTTTATATTGTCTATGATTTTAAAATTCTCAGCAAAATATAATAGTGCTGAAGCATAAGCATACTTATCTACTAAGTCTTTTAGTATAGTCTCATCTACATTCTCATTTAGTTTCTTACCTAGTATCATAATGCTTTTGTCTTTATCTACAGCATCTATATGTAGTCCATAGTTTACACCTGGAGATGTAGAAATAGTAGTCATCTTTGAAATTCTTCTAGGTAAAATCTTCATATTTTCTTTTTCTCCTTTCGAAGTTTGTATTATTTTAATTGTTCTGCTATTCCTTGTACTTTATCTTCTAATTCTTTGTAAGTTACTGTGTCTGGTTCTTTACTAAACATTAATTCTATAAACTGGTCTAGTGTTTGTTTAAAAATTATTCCTTGTAAATGTGTACCTTTACTATTCATAGAATTAGTATACATTAGTTTATAATCATCTTTAGATATATATTGTTGTATTTGTTTATAATAATCATAATAGAACTTTCTACTTAATTCTTCTATAGCTGCTAGAGTTTCAGGTGGAACTTCTTTAGCTAAAGCTACGTTGTAATAGATAAAACAACTGAATGCTGTTTCTAATGCAGCTGGAGCTATATTTTTAAGAGGAACTCCTTCTCTTTGAGCTACATCGTAAGCATGATGTAGATTAAAGATATACCCTGGAGTACAAATACCATACTCATATTCATCTTTACCTCTTCTAGTAATAGATACTTCATTATAATGCCATTCATAAGTTGGAACATTTAATATTTTTCCACCTTCTGCTCCCATATCATGTTGAGCAATAAGATTACACATGTTGTTAAATCCAACATCTTCATTAGAACGAGTACTTGTAAATCTAATGTTGTGTTCTTGTAAGAAACTTCTTCTATACATGTGTCCGAAAACCCATACTAAATTTGCTTGCATAGGAGCTTGTTGCCCTACTTCTTTCCCTATTTGAATAAATGGACTTATTATGAATTTAGCTGAAGTATCTTTAAGAGGCTTAGCTAACATACTAAGAGAACAAGCCTCATAAAAAGTATCATCTGCATCTATAAATGTTATAAAATCTTCTTTGGTATTATCAATACCATATTGTCTTGCATATCCTGGTCCTCTGTTTATTTCATATCCTATTTCTTTTATATCTATGATAGGTGAAAAAGTATTTACTATATCTTTATAGTCTTTTCCTCCGTCATTTACTATTGTTACTTTTAATTCATTTCTATTTAATTGCATTGCTATACTAGCAAGAGTTCTAATTATTGTATCTTGACTATTATAAGCAGGTATAATTACATCAATCATTTCTTTTTACTTCCTTTCTTATTTATTCCCTTATTATAATTTATAACTTCTTAAATTATTTTAGTATGTCCATCCTTTAGCATTTAATTCTGCCCAACGATTCTGATAACGTGTATTTACTATATTTGTGTAACAAAAAGGACTATTCCAATTAAAAGTGTTTAAATTCATATACCCAGATGAAACATTAGTCATATTCAAACATATATTTATTATATTTTGTACGCTGGCATTTGATAGATTATTACAATTAGCAAAAGCTTGTATTAACCCATTACTATATAAATTAGGTAAATTAAATTGAGGTAAATCTCTAAGATTTCTACAACCTCTAAAGCAGTCAAAATCTGTGGCCTTCCTAAAATCAAAGTTTGGTACACTCACTAATTTTACACAATTACTGAACATTCCACTTACGCTAGTTACATTAGAAGTATTAAAATTGGAAATACTTTTTAAGTTCGTACAGTTATAACACATACACCAACAGCCGCTCACTGTAGAAGTATTCATTTGTATATTTATATTAACTACATTAACCATATTTTCAAAAAGAGAATCTAAACTTGCAACTACTCCTACATTACTTTCATCCTTTATAGTGATATTTTTATAAGTATTTAATTTATTTATATTAGTACGTAAATTATAAGCTCCAACATCATAATCTGGTCCTTTATTTACTGTAATAGTAGCCATAACATAACCTCCTCTATGTATATTGTATAGTATAATAATTAGGCTGGTATTCAAGATAACCTTTATTTTTTAAAATAGAGTTATCAGAAGATGAAAAATTCTGCACATTTAATCCCATATATGACAATAAACGATTATATGGGTCAAATTGATTTGCATTAGGTAACATATTAGCAATATTAGAATAAGTACTCGGTGATAAACTATTGCAATTATAAAACATATTAGTTGCATCTGTCACATTATTCATATTTAATATAGGTATATTTACTAAGTTAGTACATCCAAAGAATATACCAGAGGCATTTTTTACACCTTTTAAGTCAATACTAGGTAGATTTGTTAGATTATCACATCCAGAGAACATATACATAGCATTTACAAGAGAGTTAAAGCTTAAGGCTGATATGTCTACTAGGTTAGTGCAAGCAGAGAACATGCTTTCTGAATTAACAACATTTGAAAAATCTACGTTTGAAAGATTTGTTAAATTACTACAACCAGCAAAGGCTTGACTTGCTTTTTTCACATTAGAAAAATTTATATTAGGAATATTAACTAAATTACTACAATATATAAATAATTTCTCAATGTTAGATACTAAAGACAAATTTATATTAGGTATACTTGTAATAGAGTGACAACTTCCGAAAGCAGAAAATACTTCAGTAATATTATTAGCCATTTCTAATGATTCTGGTATACTTGTTAAATTAGCACAGTAATAAAATGATTCCCATAATTTATTGACACTAGAAAAATCTAAGTTAGGTATAGCAACTAAATTGTTACAACCATAGAACATTTGAGTCATAAGAGTAACTTTAGAAGTATTGAAATTAGGTATGCTAGTTAAATTATTACATCCATAAAATGTTCCATACATACTAGTAACGTTAGAAGTATTAAAATTAGGTACGCTAATTAAGTTTGAACATCCATAAAATAAAGATTCCATAGTAGTAACATTAGAAGTATTAAAATTAGGTACTGTAGTTAAATTGTTACAATATTCGAACATACTCCTCATATCAGTTACATTAGAAGTATTTATATTAGGTACATTCGTAATATTATATTTATATTGAAATAAAAATGATGCGTTATTTATATTCTCATCTAAAGCTAAATTACTTATATTACTATATAAATTAACTCTATCTTTTAGTTGTTGTAAATTTAGATTAGTAGCTTGACTTAAAGTTCCATTCTGTATTCCATTAGCTCCATAAAATTTACCATCCCATAAAGTTTCTGGATTAGCATTCAATCCTGTATTAGATAATAAATTAAAATTAGTTCCATTATATTGAAATACCCCATCAAATACAGTTGAACCTGAAATAATAAATTTACTAATCACTGGATTAAATTCTGACTCTCCCCATCTATTGCCAAATTTTATTAATGTTCCAAAATCCATTTCATTTCCAGAAACATCTTCATCATTCTTCATAAATCTAGTTCTAGTATAAGTTAATCCATCTTGACTTTCGTATTCTATTCTTATATTTTCATCATCTGTATAACAATCCATCCTAAAATATTCATTATCTAATTGACCCATACAATCAAACATTATACTTTCATCTACTGCTTGAAATCTTAGTTCAACATAATCTGATACAACTGTATCTAATACTACTGTCTGTGGAAAAGTTGCTACTTGAAATTCTGTAGTCTCTGTAATACCAGCTTGAGAACTAGCATATACAGTCGCCAAATCTCCATTATGAGCATTAGAAATATCAGCATACATATTTTCTAAAGAGTCATATTGTTTTACTCCTCCGCCTCCAGTTACTATATTCTCTATAGCACTAGAATAAGAATTGAAGTTAGTTACAGTTTGCCCTTTATTTTCTATTGCATTCTTTATGTCAGTCTTTATAGTATTAATCTGAGTTAAATCTGAAATTAAATTATTACTCATTTTTAAGGATTCTCTCCTTTCTTAAATTATTTTCTTAATATAATTAATATTTTATCTTTTAATTAGATTATAGCATCTACATAACCTTTTACATTTAATATATTTATTTGTTCATTTGTGAATTTATTAATATTTAAACCTAAATTTGATATATAATGATTAGATAAATTCGTAATATTAGGAAGAGAATTAGCTATATTAGCATAAGCCTCATTTGATAAATTATTACAATAATAAAACATTTGATGAGCATTTGTAGCCTTATATATATTAAACATAGGTATATTAATTAAATGATTACAACTTTGAAACATATAATTTACATTTAGTACATTTGATAAATCTAGTTCTGGAGCTTCTGTTAAATTATAGCAAGACTCAAACATACCAACAGTATTAGTACAATTTATAGTATTAAAATTAGGAACATCACATAATACAGAACATCCTACAAACATACTTTGCATATCTACACAGTTAGATGTATCAAAAAGCGGTACATTTTTCAAATTAGTTGAATAAGCAAATAATTCTCTCATATTAGTTACATTAATTGAATTAAATCCTGATAAAGATTTAAGATGAGATTGATACATAAATTGACTCATGTTAGTTACATAAGGACAATTAATAAATGGAAGAGTCTCACCTTTATATCCTTGTGACCTCCTATTCATTTTATTATAATATACTCCTTGCAGAGAATTAATATTAGGGTCTAACTCTAAATAGCTTAAATCATTATATATTTGAGCTTTTATTTTTACTTGTTCTGTAGTTAGATTATTGTTTACTTGTAGCACACCAGTTTCTACTCCATTAGCTCCCCAAAATTTAGCTGAATTTACATATTCTCTATTAGCAGTTAATCCAGTTGTAGCTAATTCCCAACTATTGTTTGTATACTGCCATAAAGCTTGTAAATTATTCGTGCTATATACTAGAGCTAAGTCTCCTTCATTAGCAGTGCTGGCTTGCATCTCTGAAATATTTTTATAAAGTGCAATATCTCCTTCTCCACTACCACCACTCTGTATATTTTCTATAGCACCAGGATAACTTAGAAAGTTAGTTACTGTCTGCCCCTTATTAATTATTGCATTCTTTATATTTTGCTTTATCAGGTTAACCTGAGTTAAATCTGCTATCAAATTAGAACTCATTTAGGTATCTCCTTTCTTTTAGTTATTTTAAAAACTTTATCTTTTATCTTTAGTACTTCCAGCCCGCTGCATTTATCTCATTGTATCTATTTTCATAATAACTTGCATTGAATTTAGTTCCATTAAATGGACTATATTGATTTGCATTATTAAGATTCATTTGATTTGTATCTGTAATATTACTATTCAAACACATACTTATTATATTTTGTATACTTGCATTAACTAAATTATTACATCTATAGAACATCTTACTCATGTTGGTTACTTTAGATGTGTTATAAATTGGAACTCTTTCTAATGATGTGCAATTATAAAACATAGTGTCCATCTCTAAAGTATTAGTAAAAATATAAAGTGGAGCATTAACTAATTTAATACAGTTATAAAACATTGCACTTGCATCTTCTACTTTAGAGGTATTAATGTTAGGAGCTTGAGTTAAATTTTTACACTCAAAAAATACTCCAGAAATATTGCTTACATTAGTAGTTATTAAGTTAGGAATAGTGCTAATATTTTCACAATAAGCAAACATATATGCCATGTTAGATAAATTAGAAGTAAGTAATTCAGGAATATTATTTAATTTACTACAATTTAAAAACATGTTACTCATGTTAGTTACTCTATGTGTATCTAGTAGTGGAATAGTAGTTAGGTTTTTGCATTGTGAAAACATATTACTCATCTGCATTGCTCTATTAGTATTTAATTCTGGTATAGAAGTTAAAGCTGTACATCCATTAAACATATTACTAAAGTTAGTTGCATTTATTACATTATAATTAGGTATAGTAGTAATCGCTGTACATCCTTCAAAGATTCCATATAAGTCTAAAGTATTAGAAGTATCATAATTCTCAAAAGAAGTTATGTTTTTACAATTTTTAAATGCATATTTCATATTAGTAGCTCTAGAAGTATCAAAATTAGAAAGACTTCTTAGATTATTACACCCTCTGCAAAAATTACTCATATCTATCACATTATAAGTGTTTAAATTACTTATATTAAGATTAGTTAGATTAATCATACTATTAAACATATTACACATATTTTTTATAGTTGCTTTACCGTTATCCCATATAGTTATTTCATTTGCACTGGGTAAATCATTGTGTAAGTATCTATATAAGTTTCTTCCGTCTTTGTCTAAATTTACTCCTTTTCCAAGTTCTATATTAATCAAGTTATAATCCTCCTCTCTAGTTTAGTATTTCATTAGTAATCTCTAGCAATTCATTTAGTTCTGCTTGAGTCATTACTCCTTCATAAATTCCAGTTATGCCAGAAATTACCTCACCAGCTTTTATTTTCTCTGGATATATTCCAAGTAAAATGGCTAATCTATCATACCCTACAAAAGAAATAAAGTTAGCAGTATTACTAAAAGCGGCTGTATTTTCTATAATATCTAAGTTACCTATAACTTTAATTCCGTGAAGGGTCTGACATATTAACTGTAGAATTTATAAGAGAAAAATCTCCTATATTTCTACAATCTCCAATAGTACCAGTTATTTCTCTATTTACTGCCCACGCAGTTTTACCGAGCTATAATGTCAGAGGCAGTTGCAGTTGCGGTACTTGTATCTGGGTCTATGTCTGGTAGTTCTTCAGCCATTTGCTCAACTTCTACTAAATCGTCATTGTTTTTATTTAGTCTTGATAAATCTGACATACTTATCTGCCTCCCTTTCTTAACTTAGTATATCTGTTGCTAAAGTTTCTGCTTGTTCTATCTCTTGCTCTGTCATAGATACTGCAGCTACTGTTCCTCCAGAGGTATATCCTGCAGGTATAGTTTGTTGTGAAGTAGATGGTGTATAATTTAGTGCTCCATTATTAGGCATAGTTCCGGCAACACCCACATTAAATTTATTATATAGATAAGAACCAACTAAAAGTTTATCAGAAGATGTACTTAAGCCATTTGGTAACATCATAGTAATACCATCATATTTATATCCTATAATTTTATCTGAGTTATCAGCTTTGACTATATTATATAAATTGCTTACATTACATATTTTTGCATTATATGACTTATAGCCGGAATCCTGTCTCATAATACCAGAAGTATTTAAAACTTTTTCAAACATATTAGTATCTTCATTAAAGTAGTATAAAATACCTCTATTATATTCCATATAATAGCTAGGATATATGTTTAGGAGCCAAGTTGCGTTAGCTACATACCCTTCTATTACATTTTCTTTAATTAATTCACCTGTAGTAAGATTCTCATTAAGAACATATAAATTATTATTTATAACAACTCTATCATTACTTACTAATATTGCATTATATGTTTTTGCATTCACATTTACTTTTAACTCCGCTTTAGTTAATAAATTTAAAAGTACAATATATGTGTATGTACCAGTCACATTAGCTGCAACTATATTGGAATTAAACATTAATGAATAAGTAGTTGCATTTGCAGGACTTTTTACTATGGTACGTACTTTATTTTTTACATCTAGTTTATAAATAGGATAACCATAATCTGTGAGCTGAACATATCCATTACCTAAATTGTTAAATGCATGTTGTCCATAAAACCAGTTGCTAGCATCTACTGAAACTGTCCAATAAGTATCACTTTCCATAGTATTCGTTAATAGATTAAATCTTTGAATCTTCCAATTCCATTGTCTACCGATAATTAGCATTTCTATCATATAAATATAAATAGTTATCATCATAATCAATTAATTCAATAGAATAAGTACTACCACTTTCCCCTTTTTGTCTATAAAATAAATTAGTAATTGTACCATCATTATTTACTTTTGCAATATAATGATGATATGGATTATTATTACTAATATAATAAGATATATATTTATTATCAAGATTTGATATTATATACTTATTATTAGCATAGGTTAAATTTGTTTTAAATAATGAAAAATTTTCATTACTATATATAGGTTCTATGTCTTGATACTCTGGTAAGTTATCTGCCTTAGTTTTCAATTGAGCTAACTTTAAATTATTTTGTTCTATTCTTTCTTGATTTGTTCCACTTGACATTTAATTTTTCTCCTTTCTTCTAGTTTTTAAATTTTATCCATTCTGTACTATTACCATAATAAGTAGGAATAGTATTATCTAACCCATTTTCAGTGGTATAATACCAGGCATCTGCAAAATAAAACAACAATCTTCCTTCTACACCATTTATTTCAAACAGAGATGTCTTCAAACTAGGACCTTGTGATACTACAATAGAGTTATCATTGTATTCTTTAGTGCCTAATAAATAAACACTTATTAATGTCGGATAACCATTTCCACCTAATATAAAAATTTTATTTTGCACTATTTCTACTCTACAACCTATATAAGAATGACTTGCACCAGGACTAGGTATAGCTTCATAACTATCACTATCTACATCATATTTATATGCGTATGAATAATTTCCAAACAAATAAATGCTTGAACCAAATGATATAGCACCCCCATAATACACATTCTCAGGTAAATCAGTAAGTTTAGTCACTACATTTGTAGTCATATTATATTTATAAGCAGTTTTTACATAGACAGTATAGTCCACACGACCTCCCCCAAATATATAAACATCCTCACCGACAGTTGCAACTTCTGCATAACGACAATCAAATCTTACCCCATTAGGAGAACCTGGGATTTGTGTATAACTATTAGCATTTATATCATATTTATAACCTGTACTATAATCATCCTTACCCCCCAGCAAATATATAATTCCGTTTAAATAAGATATTCCACCTCTAGCAAAATCATAAGGTATATCTGTTAAAGCCATGTATGTATCAGTCAACGTGTCATACTTATACGCTTTTTTTGTATTACCTGATACATTAGACCCAAATAAATAAATATCTGTGTCAACAGCAATTGTACTTCCCCCATAAAATGAATATGGTATATCTGCTAATTGAGAATAAGTGTCTGTCAAAGTGTCATATTTATAAGCGGTGTTTCTAGCACTACTTGAACCAAAAAGGTAAATATCTGTCCCTACTGTTGCGCTTCCTCCATAACGAAACTCATAAGGTATAGAAGTATATGTCATAGATGTGTCCCAAGTCGCAGCTGTCACCACATTTGTGTCAAAATAAATTTTATCAAAAGTCTTATCTGTTTGAAGCCATATACCGTTTTTGTCTGTTGGTTCTGTTGTCTGAGCATATATATTTAATTTAACTTTTCCGCCAGCAGTTTTATTCTCTAAAGCAGCTTCTAACTCAGCTATTTTTTCATCTTGAGTATTTAATACATTGTCTAAATCTTCTTTTGTTTGAATATCTTCTATTTTCTGAGGATATTCTGAGAAAGGTGTATCTAAAGGAACCTCTGTCTCTTTTGCTATTATTGCTTGTCTTATCTGTCCCTTTATATCTTCTATTTCTGTTAAATTATCTCTTAACTGTTCTACACTTGACTTAGGCATTTAAAGATTCCTCCTCTCCTGATAATATAACTTCAGTTTTTTCAACAAACTCATCTATATTTACGTTTAAATCATCTATTACTTCTTCTTGTTCTGCAATTGTATTTGCTTGCTCTGTAATAGTTTCTTCTAGTTCTGCAATAGTTACTCCTAAAAGCAATCCTTTTAAAGCATCATATCTACTTTGAGCTTCTTCTTCAGAAGCTAAATCTTCTTCATAAGTTTCTCCGTTTCTAAAATACCATACTATATTGGTAGAGTCTTCAGGGTCTATAAATATGGTTTGAATTAAACTAACATTTGCGGCTCTACCATCTAATCTTTCAATGAATAAACCTTGCTCAGCAGCCATATTTACAACCTCCTTTACTCTCCTAAAATTTCTGCTTTTACTTCTTCTACAGCAGCTTCTGCTTCTTCCATAGTGTCATACAACATATCTTCTAATATAACACCATTTTCTTGAACATAGGCTAGAGCATATTTTTCAGGCTCTTCTTCAGATTCTACAGCTCTTACATCTTGTAAAAGATATAGATTTTGAAGTTTCCCACTTTTTGTTTCTATAAATAAATTTTTAGCCATACTATGCTCCCTCCTCTTCTTCATCTACTAAATGAACTACATCTTCAGAGTTTATAGCAGTTAATTCTATAGTAATAGTCTTAGTTTTATTAGCTAAATCTTCTGAAGTAATAGTTATCAAATCTTCTGTTTGTCTATAGTTTATCTTAGAAATTACTATTTTATAAGTTCCTATTGGTAATGAATAGATATTTATAATATCAGAATTTACTGGGATTAACTTAGTATCATGTTCATCAAATACTAATATAGCATCTGGGTCAGCTGGGTCTGTGTTAATAGTTAGAGTAACTTCATCTCTTTCTTTAGAAATTATTTTTATTTCTCCGGCTAAAGATTCATATCCAGCTTTAGTAATTTCATAATGAACTGTATCTTCAAATACACCATCAGTAGAAAATACTAGTTTATTATTACTAGCAGTAACTTTAAGATGTTCATTGTTATATGCTGTTAAAACTGTAACTTCTCCATCTACTGGTAATACATATTCTTTAGGTTCTCCTACTAAAACTGTAATTTCAGAAAGTATTTTCTCTGTAGGTTCTATCTTTTTAATAGTATTAGTAACATTTATCATTATACCGTCAAAATCACCTGTTTCACCAGTTAGTTTAGAGAAAGTTATTTCTGCAGTTTCTGCTTCATTAGCAATTTGTTCTAATAATATTCTTTCAGTATCTGCTAATCTATTTATTAAAATCTTATTTGCATTCTTTATTTCTGCGTACATACTTACTCTCCTTTCTTTCCGTTATTTTGTGCGTAATTTAAAAGAGCTTCTATTTTATTTTTCTTATCTGTTAAACAGTGTTCTATTCTGTCTAAATCAACTTTCGGCTTAACCATATATTCTACACCAATAAAACCGAATAATATGCCCGTCATTGTTTATTATAGCTTTTCCATAAAGAGAATAAATGTCTCTAGTATTCATAAAATCATAAAGACTAGAGTCTATTTCTTTCATATCTTCTCTATCTTCTACATAACATTTACCTTTTTCTGCAATTTCATTACACCAATATGCAAAAGTATTTCTAAATACATTTTGAAATTCTCCTTGCAAAGGTTTAATGTTAGGAGCTGTCACTTCATTACGCATACTCATCTTTAGAAAAGATAAACCGCTTAAGTCTTTTCCTCCGTTATGAAAAGTTACTAGATAAGTTCTAGTAGGGTTCAACGAATCTTTTAATTTATTTAGTACAGAATTTATTTCTTTATCAATAGCGACATCTTCATCGTATTTCTTGGGAGTTATGGCATAAGGTGTAGATTCTAGAATGTGTTGCAATAATTTTTTATTTTGCTCATCCTGACTTTTTCTTAATTCCTCCTCATCTTTCATGTGCTTATTAATCAGTCTGTAGAAAACAAAAATCATTACAGCTGAACATGCTAAGCTCACACCAGCATCTATTACTAATTTAGAAATAGTTGCGAAATCCATACTCTTTCCTCCTATAATTTATTAAACTTATGATGATAGGTTATCAATCGATATAATTGCTTCTAAATTTCTTCTTAATATAATATATTATAAAGCATTAAATATTGATGAGATTATTTATACAAAAGAAAAGAAGAATAAGCTAAGCAGGTTACTTATTCTTCTTAATATAATTTATATTAGATAGTTTTTAAAATGTCTCTAAAGTCATTCTGATGTTTAAGTTTTTATAAATCTGATAACATTTGAATAGATTTTGTTATTTTCTTCATCTGTAGTGTAAAGTTGAAGGTAATTTACTTTTCCTTCTAATTCTTCATTTTTTAAACTGAAACCACTAAAAATTTCTTTCCAATTATTATTGTTCATCTTCATAAAAATTCTATTTGTTGATTTATTAGTATAATAACTAAAGTTATGAACTAAGTCTTTGTCTTGATAGTAATCTACTCTTATAAAAGTTTTACTTTCTTTTATAGGTTCTATATTTATCATTTCTTTTATTGCTGTATATTCTATAATATTATTTCTAAAGTTACACATCTCAACGTTTAATAATCTAGTTTCATACTGTACATTATGAAGTTCTACATCAGTCTCTATCTGATAGTCTTTTCCTTCTAATAAATCTATTTCTATAGTTTCTCTCTTTATGAGATTATCATCTAGAGATATTCTAAGTTCAAAAGTCTCTAAAGTAGAAGTACTGGCTTTTCCTATATCAGGCTTTAATTCTACAGAAGCTAATATATTTAGATATCTTTTCTTTCCTATGTAAACTGTATCTATATCAGCTCTTAAAAAGCTTTGGTTAGTATTAACTAAACCATTTATTGGAACTTGCAATCTTTCTTTCATTTTTACACCTCTTTCGCATCAGAATATTCTTCTAAAGTACTGAGTAATTTATAGATAGATGAAATAGTTATATCTTCAGGTATAGAATCTATAGTAACTACAGAAGTATCAGCTATAAAGTTTTTAGAAGATAAATCATCTTGAATCTCTTGAAGTTCATTCATTTTCTCTCTTATAGAATCTGCTAACTGTTTTTCTCCTTTTTCTATAGAAGTTCTATACTGATTATAAAGAACATTAATTGTTTTATTTAGTTCATCTATTTTCTTCTCTTTTTCTCTGTATTCTTTAGAAGTATAACTATCTATCTCTACTAAAGTCTGTCCTTCTAAAAAATTATAGTTTACAGATTTAATTCTATGATAGGTAGTTATAACTCCATTTTTTAATTTCCTCTCTTTTAAAAATGCCATGAAAATTCCTCCTATTAAATATTATGCTTCTAATATGTCCAACCAGCATCTGTAAGTTCTTGCCATCTATCTTGATAGTATGAATTATTAAATTTAGTCTGATAAAGTGGGCTATTACCATTATTAACTGTTAGATTTTTATAACTAGCAGTTGTTATATTACTATTTAAACACATATTAATTATATTCTGTATACTTGCATTACTTAAATTATTACAGAACTGAAAAGTTCTACACATATCTTTTACTTTTAAAGTATTATATTGTATAACTTCTGTTAAATTAGAACAACTTACAAAGGCTTCACACATATTAATAATATTGTCTGAATGAATTTCTGGTATAGCTTGTAAATTCCAGCACTGACTAAAAGATTGCCACAAGTTCTGTGCATTACTAAAATTGCAATTATTTAATGAAACAAGTGAATGACAACCACCACAAAAAGTTCTTAAATTAGTAACTTTAGGGAAATTCAAATCATTAATTGTTGATATGTGATTACAAAATAGAAACATCTGGTCTATGTTAGTAACATTTTCTGTATTCCAATAACTTATATTACTGGTATTCGTCATACTATAACAATATCTAAAAATACCGCACAAATTTTGTAACCTATCACTAGTAGTAAAATTAGGAATATCTGTTAAGTTAGTACAGTTAGAAAACATATATTGAGCCTGTGTAAGACTGCTAAAATTAAATGCAGGAGCATTTCTTAGCATTATATAATTAAAAAACATATTGGAAGCTTGTACTACATTACTTGTATTAAAAATAGGGATTTCAAATGGGTAATTTGAAAAATTAAGTCCTGAAAACATTTCTGAAGTGTAATGTACATTAGGAGATATACAGTTTATTAAATCTATATACTGAGACATTCTAGCTCCATGATAAAATAAGTAACTAGCATCTGTAATTTCTGGACCCATACTGATATTTTCTATAGCTGGTCCCATTTGATTAGGATAAAAATTATTAGTTGTGTTAGTTATGTTTCTGATTGCATTTCCTATTGAACTTAAACTATTTTCATCTACATAAACTTGTCCCATTAGTATGCCACCCCATTTCCATCAGATATAGTAGTTTCTTTCACTGATACTGAACTAAATATAGTATCAGCAGTTGCAGTTTTATTAAAAGTCATAACTTTGTAAACTAATTCTAAAGTATTGTTGCTATTAACATTATAAGTATTAAAATAAATTGAGTAGTGTAGTCCATCACTAGACATTCTATAGTTATTTATTGTTATATAATTTACAATACTATAATCTAAATCAAAAATAACTAATTGACCAGACATACTGCTAACCCAATCCATAAAAGTCTCTTCACTGTCAACATCTCCAAAGGCTGTTTCAATCTCAGAAGCTGTAGAAGAATTTGTTAAAGTCAAGATATCATCTGATAAGGCCATTAAAGTACTAGGAGGGGGAGCAGCTGATTCTCCGCTACCTACTGGAAAAGCGTTAAAGCAACTATTATCAAAATCATATACTAAAAAGTACAATTGGTTTGCTATAACCCAGTTTGAAAATGGTACATCTATTGCACCATTGTTATAAACATTAAGTTCTACTGTATCTATAGTTGTTCCGCTGCTAGTTATCTCAATATAAGTAGTAGCACTTGTGCCAGATACAGAAGATTTAACTAATAATGGAACATCAGTCAATTCATCAATAGAACTTATACCATATAGTTCTATAATTCTATTAGTATTCGTAGAATTAACATTCTCTTGAATAGCCTTATTAAGTAGTCTAGAACTACCAAGCATTTGTATCATATTATCTAATCTCCTTTCTATTCATACTTTTCTATCTTAAATAAATTCTTTTCTTTTAACTTTTCTACTATGAAATCTTTAGTTATTTTTTCTTTATGAGAATATGGAATAGTAACTGAAAAATTAGATATAACTACTTCATTATAATCTGGAAGATTATCTACCTCATCTGATAATTTATTAATTTTATTTTGTAGCTCATTTAGTTCATCTTTATCAGTAGAAGTTTTATTATCAACCATATCTTTAAACTTTGCAGCTAATTCTAAATTTTCTTTTATTTTTATTTTTCTTTCAACTGACTTTACTAATAAATCTTTAGAAGTGAATGTATCAAAAGTTAACTCCAATTCAGATTTCCTTATAGAGACAAGATTTAAAAGAAGCCAATTAATTACTATTCCATTATCTAAAATTATCTCTGTGTTTATTCTGAGCATTTCTGTGAACCTCCTGTTTATTATTCATAACAATATGTATACATATCTATGACTTTTACAGTACTGTTATTTTGTTTATAAAAAGCATATCTTCCTTTTTGTACTGTACCATTAGACTGCTTATAATATAGTTTAGTACATTCTACTCCAGTACCATTAGACTGTTTATACAATATCTTTCCATCTTTATATAATTTTATCGTTCCTACATAATATCTAGGTAACCAACTACCTCCATCTCCTTTAGTGCTATGAGCTCTGATACATACATACAAAGTATCTCCTGGTCTAACATGACGATTATTTAAGTCTCTATAGTCTCCATTATATGAAATATTATCTAAATCGTATAAAGTGTTTTTAGATACATTGTTAAATGAACCAATTCTATACGTACCATCATCATAATGCCCAGAAACTTTGAATAAATCTATACTATATCTATCAAAGCTATAACTCCCAGGTTTTTCTCCAGACCAAGTTACTTTAATGCATCTATCTGGCTTTTCATTTCCATTCTGTACTCCATTTTGGTTAAATACTTTACCACTAGTAAAGTTAGTGGGGTCAATATATTCTTCATAAGGTAACTTTGAAATATCTATAGATTTAAGTAATATATTATCATAATCATAAGAACAATGAATAGAATGGTCTCCTGAGTCTCCGAAACCGCAGTGACTATATATCTTTAAAGTGCCACTAGTCCATTCTTCACTCCAACTTACATCTATATCAGTATCAGTACCATATCTTAAATTATAATAATTTCCATGTCTACCATCTGTACCTTTATGAGTTGAAAAATAGAAACCTGTTTGAGGATTAGAAAATGGTCCTCTATAAAATTCTGTACTAGCAGCAGGAGTAATAGTTCCAGTGATAGAAATAGTAACTTTTTTTGTTTGTTTATTCTTTCTAGTAACTTTAATTGTTAAATCATTTTTTATTTTAGGCTTTCTTGAGTGCATCTGTGTACCTGAAACTGTATATGTTACTGTCGCCATACTCTACACCTCCTACCAACTTACTACTACAGATTTGTTAGCAAAATATCCTAAATTACCAGAGTTTTTGCCAGAAGCAGCTTCTAAAAACTCTACAGTTATTCCTCCACCACTTTCACCTCTAGATAATACAAATCCACCTTTATCTGCACTATCGAAAGTAGGCTTAAGAGCAAGAGTAAGTCCATTTATAGTTGCGGTTCCAGCAACTCTTAAATTTCCTTGAACTGTAGTACCTTTCAAAGTAGTTGAACCAGTAACACCTAAATTTCCACCTATAGAAGCATTACCAGAAGTAGTAATAGAAGCTGTAGAAATAGAAGTTACTCCAGAAATAGCTTTAACATATAAATTATTCCACTTAGCTGAACTACTTCCTAAATCTTTAGACTCATTTGCACTAGGTAAAATATTTCCTCCAGAAGTTATATTTCCAGAAGTATTAAGTTGGTTAGTATAGATATTTCTAAATCTTTTATCTGTACTTCCTAAGTCCTTAGTATTAGTAGTATCTGGTAATAAATTTCCAGTTATACTGTTACTTCCGTCTCTATTTAACTTATTTTGATTTAATAAATATCCTTGATATGCAGATAAAGCTTCTTTACTATTATAAGTACTAGAAGTTAGATTGTTTATTACTTTTACTGCATTTCTTAAATTATCATAATTTAGATAAAAATCACCACTTACATAAGTGTCTACACCATTGTTATTATAGGCTAATGTTTTAGCTTTTCCTACTGGTAAAGAACCATCTAAAATCTGTTGTATATATGCAAGTCCTTTATTGGCTAAAGCTCTTGCAACATAATCTGCAAAACCTTCTTGTTCAGAATCTGCATATATGTATTGTTTAGTTATTATAATAGACTCTGTACTAGTAGCTAAGTCTGTTTCTCCCTGTTTTAACACTATTACTGCTAAAGGAATATACATCAATCTTCCAAAAGGAACTGGATAAGTCATAGAAGAGATTGCATCTGAAGCACTTTCTAAGTCTTCAAATTCTCTATCTCCATATTGTACTATTAATTTATCTTCATATATATCCCATAAAACTCTTTGAAGAGTATAGTAATCTGTAGTTACGTTTTTCAAAGTCCCAGAAGTTATAGATAGTTCATTTATTGCTGTATATAAGACTCCTAAAACATCTTCCATAGGAATATCACAGATTTCACTCTTTCCAGGTAATAAATAATAAACTGCATTTCTAATAGCGTCTACAGTATCAAATGTTATAGGAACTGTATCTCCGAAATTATCATTAGAAAATGTCATGTATGCTGTTATGTTATTATTTAGGTTTGTTAAATCTATAGTACTAAAATATGAGTCTGATAAATAATCTGCTAATTCTCCAACCATTACATAGATACTATTCATGTGAGCAACAAATATATCTACTATTTTTCTATACTCGGACTGTCCAGCTGCAGATGTAATATCATCTGATAAAGCTTTAGCTAGTACTTCTGCATACTCATCTACTCCATAAATTAAATTGTATAAATTTCTAATTCTTTCTGAAGCATTATTTTTAAGCTTAGAATTAGAATCATAAGTCATATAGTGATTAGGGTCAACATTCTGTACTGGGTCTGCTGTATAGTCTACTTCATTCTGTAAATTAGTATATCTTATAGGAACAGCTGTGTTAGAATTTGCAAAGCATCTATATAAATCTGGTGAAAATCTATCTGTAAATTCTATTCCAGAACGTCTTACTATTCCATCTAAGTGAGATAACTTCAATCCTCCAGGACTCTTTACATTTATTCCATCTATAGAATAAAATTCATCTCCTGCATCATAAGCTGGAGTTCCTGCTCTTTGAGCCATAATATAAATTTGATTCCAAGTACTATCTTCATTTATTACAAATCTACAAATTAGAACTTCATCAGATTGACCAAACATATAATCAGAAACTCTGTATGTAAAATCTTCTTTAAAATATAAAAAGTGAGGCTTAGCATCATTAAAATTAGTTAAATCAACTGGAAGTTGATTAGTTTCTACTACATTATTTGTCTCTCTAAAATACATTCTAAAATTATCGAAAATAGTATTTGAATTAACTACTCCACTGATAGGAACTGGTGTAAATGGATTGATGATTTCTTCATCAATAGTTTCTGTTCCTGTGAATAATAAACCGTTACTCATTACACTACCTAGAGTTTTATCTATAAACTCTGAGCTAGTAGCATTAATGTTAAACTTCTCTATTAATTCACGAGTAGTTGTATTAATTAAAAGTTTTTCCCAAGTTTGCATGTTTTTCTCCTTTCTTTTCTACTTTATTTAAAACGATACAAGCATTATTACTTGCTCTGTCTGGTCATCTTGTCTTGTAACTGGAGCTCTATTTTCTACAGCTACTAACATTCCTTTATCTGCCGTAGATTTATTGTTCCAAGCATCTGCTGAAATACCATATTGAATCTCACTAGAAGTAGCATTTACAGTATCAAAAAGACCTACTTGTCTAAAAGATACATCTATAGGAATAGCTGCTATAGTATCTCTATCAAATGTTATTCCTATTATTACATCTGTATATCCGTCATTTATGGCTACTTCTGAGTCTTGAGTTACAGAATAATAAAGACCTTTATAATAAACACCAGTTCTTTTTTGTAAAGTAGTCGGATTCTTTATCAGTTTAGCATATTTATAATAATCTACTCTTTGAAGTCCTATTATTTCTTCTAAGTCTGTCATAGTTTCATCTGGCTCTGGTGGTTCTTCCTCTACTGGCCAAGGTGTTCTTTTACCTAATCCTATAAACCTATAGTTTTTAGAGTTATCCATAAATTCAAGCATTTGTCTTTGTCTAGCTGCTAATGTAACTTTTCCTAAAGCCATGTCTATCTATCTCCTTTCTTATCAGTTTTATATTCTAAATTTACTAAAGGTAAGTCTTTCCACATCTTGGTAGACATGTTATCTATTTCACTCATTATTTCTATTTCATCTTCTTTATTAGTAATGTGAATGACTCCACTAGAGTCTGCTTTAAATCTTCCTATTTGATTTATCATTTAACTTTACCTCCAAAATTTATTCTAATTATTGATATACATCAGTAACCATATAAATAGTATTGGTCTCTGGTGTTGTTATAGCTTCATAGTCTTGCGCTTCAATAGAAACTACATTTATCTCACTCTCTATTACATCCATTCTATCAGTAAAAGAAGTATTCATATTTGAAACTGTAGTTTGTAACTCACCCAAACTGGTTTGTAAAGTAGTAACATCTCCAGCAATATCATCTATCTGATTCTGTATAGCTGATATAGCAGAATTTAATGCTGATACAGTTGCATAATTGTTCAGAGCTGCTTGTAATGCTTCTATATCTGCTTGAGCTATAGCTAAATTTCCACTTACTTCATTTATAGAATCAGTGTTATCACTTATAGCATCATTAACCATGTCAAATTGATTCATTAAAGCTGCATTTTCTGTGATGTCTCCGATAATGTTAGACCATTCTATTGTATTAGCTCCAGTTATATCTACCCATTCAGAAGAACCATTTAATCTATATTGTAAGAAATACTCAGTAACTTCTTGTCCATCTACTATGTATGTATTTGAGGTCTGTCTAATTTCTGCTACAGATGTACTAGAAATTTTATGCTCTAAACTATTTTCCATGTTAGTTAATCTTACCAATACACCATTAGTACTATCATTCATTTGAGTATTTAGAGTATTTACAGTATCTTCCAAGTCTTCTAAAGTAGTTGTAATAATAGAAACATTTGACTCTAAAGTAGAAATTCTAGTAACTGCATTATTATAATTTGCAATAGTTACATATTTTGAAAACTTCTCATTTAAAGCTGCATTATCTTCTACAGCTCCAGATAAGTTAGCAAAAGAAGGTCCTAAAGAAATCCAATTAGTACCATCAGTTGTATAGTAAGCAACATTATCTTCTACTTTCAATGAAATAATATCATCTGAAGATACTTTATGTTGTAAATCTTCATCTAAAGAAACTAACAGCCTCTTTATTAAATCAAAGTTAGCTGTCCAATAATCTGCTAATTGTTGTCCAGAAGTACCAGTGTTCCCTTGCCCAGCTGTTATATACATAAAAGTAATTGTAGGTAATGACATATCTCTGTATCTCCTTTCTTTTAGTTCTCTTAATATAATATATTATAATCATTTAAAAAGTGTAGGTAAAATTAGAACCTACACTAGCGCTAGTATATTAAATTATATTGGTTAATTATAAAAATGTCTTAGAATTAATTCTGATGTTTACTTTTTATTAAAATTACCTATCTTTCCATTCATTATGTATAATTTTTCTTGAGATTTAATTTTTATAAGTCTATCTACTATTTCTTTATCTGATATGCATTTATTTGCTCTTAGCCCATATAAATCTACACCATTTTCTATTATAGCTCTTATATTTTTAATCTTATAATAATTGAATTTATGCCAAAGCTCTCTATATGCACTTCCGATGAGTAATGTTTATTTTATGCTTTTTACAAAATTTCATACATCTATCATTTACATAATTATCTAAGCTATGATTATATCTTTTATCTAAGCATTGCCTACTAGATAAAGCTAAGTAATACATTTCTACTATGTCTTGATTTGTCATTTAGTCTTACTCCTCTTATTATAAAGTATTAGAGATAGAAGTGCATTACCTATTTCTAATCTTTCTTTATTACTGCTGGCTGTATTTCCATATATTATATATTTTCTAAGAGTTTTAGTATTATCTATTAAAGTCTTTTTATTAGTTTTTAAATCTTCAATAGATAACATAGAATGATTAGTTATTAGAAAGAATGCTAGTAATTTTATTAAGTACTTTTTAGAAGCTATAGTTATAGAATAATCTCTTTCTATTGTTCTTAGAATTTTTTCTAAGTCTTCTTTATCTGAAGAAAACATATCAAGTGCAAAATTCTCATTTTTCTTAATATCTGCAACTTTATTCTTCAAACTTTGTATCTCTTGATTTCTTTTCCAGATATCAGCTTTATTTCTTTCTATTTCTAGCTCTTTATCTCTTACTAATTTATTAAGTGCATCAAGTCTCTTCTTTTGAGCTCTCTGTAATTTCTCTGAAATAAAAATTGCAATTAATAATATTACAACTGTTATCCATAAAAGTACTTTTACATCCATCTATTTTATTTACCTCCCCTTTTTATAAAATTAGAGAGGAAGAAGTTCCTCTCTTAAATATCTAACATTTGATTTCCCATTGTGTTATTCTCTATAACTTGATTTACTGCATTATTCACTGCTTCTGTAGCAGCCTCTAAAGAATCTAAAGTTTGAGCCATAGTTTCCTCTGAAACTACTTTTCTTGCTTCCTTTACAGCTGTTATATAAAAATCTCTATCAGCTTTTGCTATTTCTGCATTTATAGCATCTTTATAATTTTCTCTTAAACACTTAGGTGTTACTTTTACACTAATAGTTTTAAATCTACCTGTAGTATCTTTATGTAATATAAAATCTACATTTGATAAATCTGCAGTAGATAAATCATCAGGATTTTCAGAAATTGCTTGAACACCTTCTCTTAATTCTCCCCATTCTACAGCATTCATATTCCACATTTTCAACTTAGGTAATTGTCCGGGAACTATTTTATTAGCATTAGATTTATCTACTGGGTATTCTATAACTGGTATTAAAAATCTACTTTTAGCCTTTAATTCGTTTCCTTCTTCATCTAATCTAGGGAACAACATTGGACCAGTAGGTGTATTTACTAGTTTCTTACAACATTGAGCAGGTGTTTCTAACCAACCATCTTCATTATAAGTAGAAAGACATTTACACCAGCCTAGACCTTTAATATAGTGCATTTTTTGAGGTAGTATTTTATCTAGTCCTAAAAATAAAACTCTTGAGTATTCATTATCTTTTAATCTTAGCCAAGGTGTTTTTTGAGTATTTACTGCATGAGCTAAATCTATAAATACTAATTCTTCATCTTGTTGAGGCTGAAGTTGAGGCTTTGCTACTGGCTTACTAACTGTTTGTTGAACTGTAGTATATGATACTCCTGCTTGAGGATTTGTCGTAGTTTGTTGAACTACTTGAGCCTGTGCTTGTTCATTTACTTGTTGTTGAACTGTTTGTTGCACTGTTTGTGCAGGTTGTACTATACTATTAGTTACTACTCCTGCATTTGTTGGATTTTCTGGTGTGTATGGAGTAGCTACTGTAGTTTTAGGTACAGGTATTTCATCTTTAGATGAAGTAATTCCTCCTAAGCTTACTCCTAATGTTGCTAATTGTTGTTCTAAATCTAAATCATTTTCTCCCATTTTAAATTCCTCCTAAAATTTTAAATTTGCCTATCGCTATGCTATCGGCTTTCTTAATAAATAATATGTTTATTCTTCTACTTTATCTTCAGAAGCTTGTTCTGCTTCTGGACTTTTTTCTAGTTCTTCTACAGTTTGCATCATTTCTTGCATATATTCTTCAGGTGTTTTCTTTAATTCTTCAGCTAATTTTTCTTTTTGCTCATCAGTCAATTTAATAGATTTATAAGCTCTAAGCTCATTATCCATATCTACAGTTGCGTTAGACATCTCCTCTAATCCAGCTATAATACTCCATATACCAATAAACATTTGAACACAGTTTACTTCATTCATACACATCTGTTTAAAGAATTTAGCTCCAAAAGTTCTATATCCCATCTGAAATAGTTGATAATAAAAACTAGTCTGTGCTTCTGACGGTTTACCCAAAGATTCAAACTTTTCTTTATTAGCTAAAACATTTGCCTTATACTCTTCTAACAATGCAGGATAATCATAATCTTTATCTACTACTTCATTAGTTTCAGGGTCTACATCATAAAGTGGAATATTAGAAATTACTTTTATACACTTTTGAAGCATCATGTTATCTGCTATTTGTTGTTTTAGAGTATTTACATTCTCATTAGTTTTATTTTCTGTTATTTCTTCTTTAGCCTTTTGAAAATCTACAACTTCTCCCATCTCTTCTCACCTCCTTATATAATATATTATGCTTTATTTGTAAACATATTTTTGATATTCATCTTTAGGAATTATTTCTATAATGTCTGACACTTGAATGTATAATCCCTTAAATCCTCTAATCTTAGTAACTCTTTTAACTACTAAGACAGATTCATTGAAAAGTTTATGAATTTCAAGTTTGTTACCATGTATATCTGTTTCATTAGACAATTTTTCTAAAGCTTTAGCATCTATGTCTAAAATTCTACAAAACATGTATGGAGAAGTATCATCATACTTCTCTAACATATCATCAACCATCATATTATCTGTTAATTCTTTTACCTTAATATAATTATTCAAAAGCATAACTATTTTTCTCCTTTCCTCTATTATTTATGTATTTTGTAACTGAAACTATCTTGTTTTCTAATAGATATTTTCTAAAGTTAGCAATAAATTCTTCTACAAATCTTTTATTTTCTGCAGAAATAACTTTGCTTCCTTTATATATAATATGTTCTAAAACTTCTTTTGATGTTACTCTTTTTCCAGAGTCTAAATATTTATACAACTCTAACAAATTTCCATAAGATAGTACTTTAACTTCTCTATCTATTTCTATACTATAATTATACTCTAAGTTTATATCTTCTAAGTTTTTAGAAGTATTCTCTAAAGTATTTTCACTTATAACATTATTGCTATTAAAAGTTTGTCTTGAATCTTCTACTGTTTCTATGAATGCAATACCTTCATCAACACTCCCTGAGTCTAAATCTAAAGAAATTGCTTCTCTCACCATCTCTTTAAACTTCTTATTTCTCATATAACCAGCAACATAATTCTTTACTTCATTGTAGATAAGATTACTAAAGTGCTCTATAGTCATCTTTCTAGCTTTCATTCTTTCAAAACCTTTTTTCTCTGTTCTAGGTCTCCAAGAACTAAAATATTTACCTGTTTTTTCATCATAAAATGGAAATTCTTCAGTTTTAACATCAGAGAAGTTTTTCAAATCTTTCTCCCAATCTCTGATTAAATAGCTTTTAAAAATTTCATTAGCTATATCTTCATAGGTATAAAAATTATCTATAACTGAATTACGAATAAAACTAATTTCTGATACTTTTAAAATTATCTTATAAACTTCTTCATCTGTTAGTTCTTCAAATAACTCTCTTTCTCCAACTAAATTTTTTAACCACTTGTCATAAGCGGTATTAATAACCTTCTTTTTCATAATAATCCCTCCAAAATTTCTCTTTAAAGCTGCTTCAAGTATGAGAGTTAAATTTACTTTAAGTTAGCTTTCTCTCCAGTCCGTTTCATATAGATTTTATACTCTCTTTCCTCCTTTCTAACCTATTAATATCACAAAATTTTGAATTTGTAAATAGTCAATTTTCCATAATCTTTTCAAAAACTAATTCAAAGTTAAAAGACTCTAAATGAAAAATTTTTTTGAGATAAAAGTGTAAACTAATTATTTAAACTAGGATTAGAGACATGAAAAAAGACTAACCTTTTAAGGTTAGTCTCAGTTAACTTTTATATTTTTATCTTATATTGTCATAGATTAGTGCATTTGTAGTAATTACTTGTGCTGCAGTAAAGAAAGAATTACGAATTACCTCTGAAATTACTAAAGCAGAGTCTACTGCATCTGAGTCTGCATTTTCATCAAAAATACTAAGATTTATGTACTTTAGAGAGTCTACTATAAACTTAGGAACATCTACATCATCTACATCATCTGCTAAGCTTCTATAAGGTACACCATAGCCACCAAAAAATGCTCCGTTTTTAATAGCTCCTGCAAGAGAATAAATAGCATCTTCTAGTCTTCTATAAGTGTCTTCCATGTCTATTTTAGTAGCTCCTCCTGCTCTAATCAAACAAGCTTTTCTAGAAATAAGTTTATACTCAAACTCTGGAACTTCATCTTTGATTAAAACTAAAGAATTTTGAGAAAGTATAGCCTTATCTACTTTTCCTATTTTTATCTTAGAAATATCTGTAGTTTTTAAGCTTCCTCCATCTATAATCTCTGTTTCAGTATATTTAGCTATTTCATCTAACATATTATTCATGTCTTTTCCATAGTCTTTCATACATATAGGAACTATCTTACTTTTATCTTGTGAAAGATTAAACAATAAATTTTCTAAAGCTGAAGAACTTATTTCATTATATAATAAGACTGTATATTTTTCTTTATTTTGATTTAACAATTTTACTAGTTGAAACATTTCTTCAAATCTATCTATTACTTGAAATAAAGTAATAACTTGAACATCTTTAAGTTCTTTACTAGGTAATAAATCTATAAACATTGAGCTTACCACACTAGTTTTAGTTAGATTTACTCCATCTATCTTTTCTAATTCTACTCCGGGTATGTCTGATTTAACTAAAGCTGGAACTCCTTCTCCATTCAAAAAAGTAAAAGCTTCTGATAGCATCTGTGAATATGAGGATGACCCTAGAGACACTTTAGCGACTTTCTCATATAATTTATTATCTATCTCTATTTTTTGCTTTAGAATTAAATCTTGTAATCTTTTTTCTACATCTAAAATTCTTTTAGCTACTTGTACTTGACTTTTCTTAGGATTTTCTTCTAAGTATTTTTTAGCTCCTTGTATTAGTTGGTTCATTATAATTATAGTACTTGTAGTTCCATCTCCTGCTTTTCTATTAGTTTCAAAAGCTGATTGCTTTAAAGTTTCCATAGCAGGAGCTATTTCTGGGTCTAAAGATGTTAATTGCTCTACTATAGATTTTCCATCGTTTATTATGTTGTAAAAATTTTGAAAGTGAACTGCAGTATTAGTTCCATCCGGACCTAAAGTATGCTCTACTGCATTGTTTAATATTTTAGAAGCTTCTGAAAATACTTCTAAAGGGTCTCTTTCTGATAAAATCTTCATCGTACAACTTCTCCTTTTTCATTTAATTTTAATTTACTAATATCTACCATCGTAGATTTATGCTCTTGTTTACTATAGTTTATATAGTCATTTACTTCTTTTAATACATCTAAAGTAAATATAGTCTCCCATTGATTATCTAGTTTTCTTTCTAAAAAATCTTTAAATAATTGAGCTTCTTCTCTAGTTTTCTGTAACTCTCCGTTTTCATCATAATTTAATATTATGCAATTTATATTATCAATATCTATATCAGTACAATCTTCTAAAACTGCTGTTACTGTATATCTTTTCTCTTTAGTTTGACTTACTCCAGCTTCCATAATTCGTATAAATTTAATATGATTTACAAAAATTGTAGTATTATCTGTAACTATCTTCTTCATAAAATCCTCCTATTTCTTCTTAGTCTCAGAAATTTTAATACTTTCAGATACATTAGTAGTACTTACATATTTCTTATACATAGCTGTATCTTCTGCATAATCTTTATAAAATTGGTCTGTATCAAATTTCTTTCTAGTATATGGAGCTGTGTATTTTGCTGTAAATCTTATGCCTATTATTTCTTTCTTATTCAATTCTCTCATTTTAGTCTTTAAGTCACCTTTAACAGCTTCTTGTTGTTGCTCTATTTTTGCAATCTTGTCTTCATACTCTTTCATTTTATCAAAGACTTCTTTATGTTCTTTTCTATATTGTTCTTGTTCTAAAACTACTTTAGATATTTCTAAGTCTAACTCAGTATATTTCTCTAATAAAGTATCAGTAATATCTTGTTCTGTATTGTCTATTTCCACTAAAGGAATTGCTTCTAGAGTTTCTCTATCTGATGGAGCCATATCTTCTTTTATAGCATTTACTACCTGGTCTACAAACTCCTCTTTAGATACTTCTTCTCCATTAAAACCTGTAAGTTTTACATCTAAATTTTCTTCCATAAATTTCTACCTTCTTTCTATAAAATTTCTATATTTATACTATGTAAAAGAGTAGATTTTACTCTACTCTTTTAAAAAATTTTTAAAATTCTATTATTAGTCTGTAGTCCAATTATTTAAAAATGATTTAATGTCTGATGGTACTGTAGGAGATGTTGCATTTTCATAATCAGTAACTACTTCATGTATTAATTCTAAAAGGTGTGACCAAGATACGTCTGTATCTTTATATGTGTTCATTATGTTTATTATTTCATTTGAAATATATTCTCTAATTTTATCATCCATGTTTTTCACCTCCTTTAAAATAACCTCGTTCTTATTATAATTATATCATATTATTTTAAGTTTGTAAATAGTTTTTTAAAATTTATACTAGTAATTTATTTGTAAAGTATTTCTTCAGTTTCAATATGTTCTGTAGGTTGTACAAATCCTCTATAATTAGTAAGCCCTGGAACATTTAGAATAAATCCATTTACCCACGGAGCTTTATAGTAAGTTAATACTTGTATTCCAGCTACTAAATTTCCATGATGTTCTCCATGCAATGAGTTTTGATTATGTCCAACTTTAGTTACACTATTAGCAATATTTCCTCTAATTCCATGAGTTAGTTGATGCTCCAGTAATTGCCCTAAAGTTACATTCCAACCCGCTGCAAATTCATCTATTGTAGGGTCATAACCTTGTATTAACATGTCAGGTGTTATTCTTATTACCCATCCAAAATCTGTAGTAATAGATAAATGAAATATTCCTAAGAAAATATAATACTCAAAGAATAATCTTGTGCCAGCTAATTTAGTATCGAAAATACTATCTCTAAGTATACTAGAGAAATCTGGAGCTCTAACTATTATATCTCCAGGAAACATATTAGGCTCTAAAGTCTCTGGACCGCCAGAACCATACTCTATTACTTCTACACCTCTTAAATCTGAACTAGAATAAAATTCTTTCACTGTTTGTCCGAAAGTTCTAATTAAATTCTCTAGTCCAAAAATAGTACCTCTATTTCTTCTAATTAAACAATATAAGTCTATTCCCATTCTTTGTTGGTCTGCGGTTAAATTAGGATTCCAATCATACCCTATCAAATAACTAAGAGCTTCTAGTTGAGATTCTGGACACTTGGCTGTATCTATTTGCCAAGGCATTAATCCTGTTCTCATGTATAAATCACCGAAAATCTCAGTTATCAGCTTTACAACTACATCTAAGTCGTCTTCAGTCATAACAGTTGACAAAGTATATTTTAAATAATCATATATTTTTCTTCTGAACTCTTGAAAAGTTCTATCTGCTATGTTTTGAAATCCGCTTATAAATTTCTATGTTATTCAATCTTTTACACCTACTTTCTATTTTTCAGAGTAAATTCTAAGACACTTTTAAATAGTAAACAATAAATTTTATATATTAATTGAAAAATCATCATCTGAGTCATCCTCAGGTTCCTTCATATTCTTAGGAAGTTCTAAATCTCTTCCTCTTTCATCCTTCATTATAATAGTTGGAGTTACTTTAAGTTTGTCAGACACTTTATTTGCATATCCAATACAATCTTGAATATTACAAATAGTCTGTATTTTAGGATTTATTCTTTTAGTTTCTATTAAAAAGTTTTCACCAGACACATGAGTAAAATTCATCTCTATATGTATAAATTCAGCAGAATTTCCTTGAATATTATCAGGAAGAGTAAGCCATTCTAATTCTGCAACAGCACCTTCTGCTTCTTTACTTAAAAAAGTTAGTTTTTTGTTTAACTCTGAAACATACTCATCTTTTTCTTCTTCATAATTGTCTTCTTCAGGTTCTGTCTCTATGTCAGACTGGTTTTCTGTCCCTCGATTTCTTTCTTCTGCTTGTCTTAGTATTTCATCTCTTCTTTCAGCTTTCTTTCTATCCTCTAAGTCTTTGTTTATTTTATCTTGCATTGCTTTAGCTTCTGCATCAGCTTCATCATTTTTCTTATCTTCAGGTGTTTTAAAGCCTAATTCTTGAAGAGAATATTGAGTGATATTTACAGCATCTTGTAAATTGTCTAAATCTATTATACCAGCATCTTCTTTCATTCCATCATAAGATACAGCTACGAATAAGTCTCCTCTATTTTCTATATCTCTATGATTACTAGATATTTCTATTGACACTCCTTGTTCTTCATCTTGATATACCGCATAAGTCTCTCTAGTAAGAGATGGATAGTTATTTATATTTGTATCTAGCTGCTGGTTGAGAGCTGGTATATATCTTTGTTCTATATCTTTCATGAAATTTACTATAAGTCCTTTAGGTTTTCCATAATTAGTAAATAATGGCATTTATGTCTACCTCCTTTAACTTAAATTTCCTATACCCTGTGTATTTGTTAATCCGTATGTTTGTTTAAAATAATCATCTAAAGCTTTTTCTTCTACCCCTATTTCTGATGCTAAATCTTGAAGAGTAAGTCCGAACTCATCTTCTAAGAAATCATCTAGAGTCATATCTTCTCCAGCTTGTTGTAGTCTATTTATCTCCGCATACATATCTTTCTTTATATTGTTTGAACGTAAGAACTGAGCAAAATTATGTCTTGCCCAAAGAGCCTCATCAACAAAGCTATCAATCTTCTTCCAGTCAATTTCTTTCTCTCTTTTGTTATATTGTCCCATATTTCTTCCTCTATTAAATGACCTATATGCATTTCCTAATGTGTACTGTTTCCAGTTATTAACATCTTTTGCCATTTGTTCATAAAACTCACCTATTTGCAAGTGTTCTATTATAGAAACTAAGTGTTTACAAAGACCACCTGCTAATTTAGTATTGTTTCTTTTAGGAGCTCTAGTTTCTGGTTGTTCTGGGTCATTGTAATCTCTTTGAGTTCCCATATATTGAAATGCGTAATACAAATATGATTCATCAGAACAATATATATTTACATCTGCTATTTCAAACCATCTCTTTATTGTATCAGCAGTAATTTCATCTGTAGTAAGAGCTAAAGTTCTCATATTTTTAATCTCTATAGTTTGATACCAAGAATATCCTGGTCTACTCTGAGAATTAGTTTTAAAATGAAAAATTCCTTTCTTACTTAGTCCTATATATTTAGGATAGATAAAATCTGCTCTACCTGCTAATTTAGGAGTCTCTCTTTCAGTCTTGTCCAATAAAGAAAATACTTTCTCTTCTATTAATTTCATTTTGTCTCTCCTTATTATATACATAGTATTTACACTTAGACACTTTCATGTCTCCTGTAAAATCTGTAGTATGTCTAATTTTTTCTGTATACTTATTATGATTACAAATTTCTCTATTTTTACAGCATGGACATAAAGTTTCTTCATAACTTGGAATATCCATAAGCTATCCTCCTAAGATAATTCATTAGTTGTTTCTGTGTCTGGAGCTGGTCCAGTCTCTGGTCCTACTTCTACATTATCTAAATCTTCTTCAGGTATTTCTCCTTCTTCTGGAGCTTCTGGTCCCATTCCGCTAGGTCCACTGTCTATGTTTATCTCTGTGTCTGGTCCCATATCAGAAGGTCCACTATTTCCTCCAGTTTTATCATTTGCTAACTCTGTAGGAGCTGTTACTGAAGTAAGTCTTTCATCTGCTTTTATAGCTTCAGCTAAAGTATTACCAAAATATTCATTAATTAAAGTTTCTCTAGTCTTCTTATATCCTTCTGGATTTGTAGCTATATCTATACCTAATTCTTTCAATGTGTTTAAAGACTTTTGTAATGTCTCCATAAAAGTTTGTTGTAAATTAGCTCTAGATATATCTTCTGCTGAGTTAGTGCTAGCAAACTTAATTCTAAAATCAGGTAATTCTTCGAAAGCTCTATCTCCTATAGTTAACTGTAAATATCTTATACAAATATCTTTTAGTCCTTCTGCTAAAATTGCTTTAATTCTAGCAACTGTTCTAGAATATCTAATGTCCATTCTAGTTAAAGAACTATCTCCTATTCCTCCAGGTAAAGATTCTGTGTATGATAGGTATGGAGCTGGGATTCTTAAAGCTGAATGTAATTTGTCTCTAAAATAGTCTAAATCTATAGCATCTCTAAGATTTACATCTCCTCCAACAGTTTTAACATCAGTTACACCTACACCATTATGTGTTGGAATAAATACTGAATCAGCTAAAGGAACTTGAGTTAAAGTACTATTATATATTCTACTTCTTATATCTATAGTTTCTTCCATTTTTAATCTATTTTTTAATCTATCTAGAATCTGAGCTGTTTCTTTATTTCCTTTGTTACCTACCTCTATAGAAAATATTCTGTATAGTATAGAACGAGTCATTCTAGTAAGTAATAAAATATCTTCTAAGGCTGAAAGAACTTGCCACGCAACCATAGCATTTTCTAAGAAACCTTCTCCTCTTTCTAAAGAATAATACTCTTTTTGATTTACTTTATCAGATACATCTCCAACTTCAAAAGATACTCTATGTTTTCCTGTATTATTAGCAAAATTTATTATATTGTCAGGTTTTATAAATTTATTAGGAGCATCTCTATCTATGTAAGCAACTACTTTCTGTTTACTAGATAATTCATAAATATTAGTTCCATGTCCTAAAATTTCAGTATACCATCTACCTCTAACTGTCTTTTCTTCCTGTTTACTAGTTAAAACATCTTCTTTTAGTACTTCAGTTGTAAATTTTTCTTCTTTAGGTACACTTATATTATTTCTCATCATAGACTCATAATCTACTTTATATGCTTCATTTAGTTTCCCTTTAGGCAACATTTTTTGAGGATTATCAAAAGCATAATCTAATTTAGAATCTTCATTGTTAGTCATCATAGCTATAGTTTTAATAGCTATTTTTTCAAATCTTTCTTTATCAGATACAGATTCTTTAAGTTTAAGTTTTTCATCAGTTAACTTATCTGCAAAATCTAATTTTAAATAACAATTACCATACTTTAACACTCTTTTACACCAAGTAGCTAGATATTTTTCTGCTCTTAAATCTTTCTTCAATAAATGATTTAGTCTTTTAGATAAACCATCTGAAAGTTTTTTAGCTACAGGGTCATCTTCTACTGTATCTACATCTACAATAAACATTTCACCAGTAAAAGGGTCTTTTTGAAGAGCATCTTCTGTCCATATATCTAAAGCTGCAGATATGACTGAATCCTGACACATCTTATCCATTAGTAAATCATTGTTTATGTAATTGCCATCTACACTTCTTATACCTTGTAAGAAATTATAAGCTTGATGACCATTAATTGTAGCTGATTGGTCACTTTCTAATAAATACTCAGCTGTATGAGAAGTATTTTCAGGTTTTATATCTTCTTTTTTATTTCTTCTTCCAAATCTATTTGCCATTTTTGCACCTCTTTTTCTTTTATTCTCTTATTATAATATATTATGTAAATAACAACTCTAAGTCTCCTTCCATTTGAGCATCTATAATATTATTAGGATCTTCTATTGCATTCATTATAGAACCGGCTACACCATCTCCGAACGTCTTTAGACTTTCCAGGTAAGTGGTCTACTTTATGTCTAGACCTATAGTGCATTAAACCAAAAAGTTCTTCTTCAAATACAGGATGCCTAGGAAATTCTATTCTTCCATCATATATGTATTGACATAAAGTCAAATAAGCTTCATCAGTTTTATCTACAGAACGAGCTTGAACATTGTAGCCTGACTTTTCTAACTCTTGCATAGCTTCTGCAGACTGAAATGTATCGTATGAAATTGTTCCCCAAGTAATTCCATGAACTTCTTCAAAATATTTAATTATAGTTCTAACTTTTGCTAAATCTATTTTAGCTGGTGGTTTAGGTGGATTTATTCTTAACATCCATTCTACTTTTAAGAAAAGTAATAATAATCCGCTACTATCAGTAATTACATCATCTACATAGGTACATGCAATTCCATAACTATCTCCAGATAAAGACTGGTCAAAGTGTATGTATCTTTTCTTATTAGGTTGGTCTGGCACATAGTCCTTTCTCACATAGTCTTGAGGTAGTATATCTGATGCAGTAGATATAACTATCTCATCTTTAGTAAATACTGGATTTGTTTCTGAATAGATACAATTTTTATAGTGTACTCTACTACTAAATAGTCTACCTTCTGGAGCTACTGAAGTACCAGCAATATCTTGTAAAGATTTAATAATATTAGTTTCAAAATCTTTTCTGTAATTTATTGGTAGTGCAACTACTCTATCTTGAAATTGTGAAGGAATTTTTGCTATATCTTCTTTTATATTTCCAGAAGCTTTTAAATCTAAATAAAAAGAATTATAAACATCTTGCATTTCTTTTTGATTAGTAATAATAAATGGGTCTAATTCTGAATTTCCAGCAAATACATAAAATCTTTCTTCTGGAAAAGTTCCTTTAGGTTTTACATCCCATACTCTTGCATTGATTACATAAGTGTGAGGGTCTTCTTCAGTTAGTTTAATTCTTTCATTAGTGAATGAAGAGTCATACATAGTAGAAGATACTAATATAGAAAGAGAATTATTTTCTCCAGAGCTAGTAAATCTGGATTTTCCGTCTATTTCTTATAGCTGTATAAATTTGTCTTGCTTGAGATTGTGCTTCTCCTGCTTTTTCTGTAGTAGATTGACCATCTCCTTTATAGAAGTTAGCTTCATCTAGTATTGCTCCAAATAAGTTAGTTCCTATAATGTGAGACTCATTAGAAGCAAATCTTACCATCATATTAGCTTGAGTAAAATCAATAGATGAATTAATTTTTTGATTTCTAGGAAATATTTCTTGAAAATATTTAGAAGTATCAATCATATTTTTAAGTTGTCCATAACCTGTTAAATTGGCTTGCTCTAAGTTTAAATTGAAATATGCAAATAACATCAAAGATGTTGGTAAAAGATTAAATAAAGCTGGCACATTCATGTAACAACTGAGTTCATATATTTTTCTTAGTATAACAGCATTTGCAAAAGTTGTTTTACCAGTTCCTAGACCTCCAGTAAGAATTATTTCATTTATTAAGACTGGAGATTCATATATTCTTATCAAGTGTTCTTTCCAAAAAGGATATAAATTAAATACTTCTGAACCACAATAATACTCGTTTCCTAACCATTCTCTAATAGGTATTATAGGTCTCACTAATTGAGCTTTTCTCTCTCCTTCTTTCATCTGTAGTAAATTATTCACTACTTTATCTAAAGCATGTTCTCTTTTAAACTGTTCTTCAGTTTGTTTTTTCTTTTTCTTCTTTTTATTTTTCTTTAAAGTCATACTTTTAGTCTTAGTTATGTAATTAATAGTGTCTTGAATAGATTGCTCTATTTGCACACTATATGTAGCTTGAACTGAACTCGACATTACTACAAACCTCCTATGAATTTTCTACTCTTAATATAATTTATAACAAGTTTTAAAATGACATAAATAAAGAGCGGATGTAGCTCCCGCTCTCATAGGATTATTTTCATCATCAGATAACGATGACTTAAAAGAATTATAGAGAGAATTATGTACTAGTCCTCCCCTACTTTTACTTAGGCGGAATAGTACTAATCTTCTCCGAGGGTTTGTGCTTGGTTTTCCTTCCAAGTGGTTTTAAAACTGTCCTGTTCAGCAACGGTAGAAGGAATCGAACCTCCATCTAGATTACCTCTGCTCTACCATTAAGCTATACCGCTGTGTGCACTGGTTAGTTAAAGAACAATTAGAATAAAACTAACCTAAGTTTTCATAAAGTACCTTTTTAGACTACGTCAACTTTATCTCAAACTCTATTCTTTTCGTTTCATCCTCGTAGTCAACTGGATTCCACTTAATTACTAATTGATTTGTCATACACTGTGACCTTTGTATGAGAAGGTACCCTAATTCTGATTTTTAGCTACTATTTTAAGATATCAGCTAACTTAAAATAGAAGTAAACAGACCAAAGAGCTGTGGCCTGATGGTCAGGAGAGTTGGATTTAAACCAACACTATCTCGTCCTCCGTGGGATTACTGACGTGCACTCTACACTGTCTCCTGAAATAATTAGCTGTTTCTGGGATAGGTACAGCTATAAACCTTCAGTGTGACTCTATTTAAAGAGTCTGATGGATTTATTGTAGCTGGTGATGGACCAGCTGGAGCTTCCTGTTTGAATCGAACAAACATTCACTGATTACAAGTCAGTAGTAATAACCATTATACTAAGGAAGCATATATAGTTGTTTAATGGGTACAACTATTTAAAACCACCTTATCAGAGTTTATGAATTATCTCTGACCGAAATAGATATCTACTAAGAACACTTATATTTCCTGCGCATAATATAAATATTCTTGCTGTATAGTAGTTTATTATATCTATCGCACTCTAAGTTATGATTTCCTTAGAGCCACCCCATAAACTGAAGTTATCTTAATTCTATGGGCCAAAGTTCTGTAGAACTACTACAGCCAGGTACTCATTCTGATGACTATTAGCACCTTTTATAAATTATAGGAGTTATGAACGCTTTCTATAATCTTGTGAATGAGCTTTGTGAAGTCAAACCCTAAATAAATTAGAACAACCCCAATTCTAACTATGAACTTTCCACTTTCTTAAATGTCTTATTTGAATGCGTCTAAGAATATACATGTAATAAAGTTCTTCCTAAATATTCAATGCTAAAACATTGAACGAAAAATAAAGTTTTGCGAACTCTTTATAATATATAATATGCTTTATTTTATATTATGTCTTTGAAATTCTCTATTATTTTTAATTTTTTCATCTGCTTTTCTTTTTATATAATGAATTGCTATAAATTGAGCAATAAGAATAGTTAAAGATATTATTCCATGAGTTGTTATAGATATAAAATTCACTGCTCTAGCAATCTGAGATGCTAAAATAGCAAATACTACTATTTCCCAAAGAATTATAGTTTGAGTCATTTGCTTTGCTCTTATCTGGTCTCTTTCTGCTCTTAAATCTAAAAGATGAAAAAATTCTTTCTGTCTTTGTAATTCTTTTTCTAAATCATCCATGTTATCACCTATTTATAATATGCTTAGAGGAGAAAATCTCCTCTAAGTAAGTAATTACCCTTCTGTTCTTATCGGTTTGCCGTTATCATTGAAGCTGTATACTCTCTGAGAATTTATAACAACTTTTCTTTCTATCTCTTCATAAAGGTCTATTCCTAAAATCTCTGAGAGTCCTAAAAGAAAAATAGCTACATCTGCTAATTCTTCAGATAAAGAGTCTTTCTGTTTATAATACGCTTCGTATGCTTCTGAAACTTCTCCATATAAGTAACAAAATTCCTGTTCAATGTTTGTTGTATTAAATCCGTGTCTCTTCTTATTTTCTAAGATTTCTTGCTGCAACCGCTTTAATTCATTCATACTGTCTTACCTCCAATGAACTTACTTCAAAAATTACTTTATATGTGCATTATAACATATTATTTTAATTTTGTAAATAGGTATTTTAAATTTTTAGTAGCGCTAAGATATAAAATTATATTAACTCTTTATAAAAATGTCACTGAAGTCATTCTGATGTTTGAGTTTTATTAGATTTTTTAGTTTTTGAATCTACTACTTTGTTTAATACCTCTGAACCAGCAAATCCAGCTACTAAACTTTTTAAATCTAATCCCAATGAATCTTGAGCCACTTTTAATACTTTATCTATTTTCTGAGTATTTTCTTCTAGTAATTTAGTTGACTGGTCTCCATACATTGTAATTGAGTCTATATTGCTTAGAGGTGTAGATACTTCTTTAGCTATTTGAGGTAAAGCTGTCATTATCATTTCTACAATAGAAGCTTCTTTCATCTTTGCTTGTGCTTCTGCTTTCTTCTCTATAGCTTCTGCTTCAGCTAAACCTTTAGCTTTTACACCCTCTGCTTCTGCTAATAATATAGCTTTCTTTCCTTCAGCTTCTGCTACTAATTTAGCTTTTATACCTTGAGCTTCTAGTTCACTCGCTTCTTTTTCTGCTTTTGCTTGAGCTACTCTAGCTTTAGCTCCTCTTTCCGCATCTGCTAAGTCTGCTTCTGCTTCCTGTATTCTTACGTTCTTCTCTGCTTCAGCTTTTTGTTCTGCAGCATATCTTTCAGCATCTGCTTGTTTTCTTACTAAAGCATCAAGTTCTTTTTCTTTTAATGCTACTTCTTTCTCTTTAAGTTCTGTTTCTTTCTCTGCTTTTGCTACCTCTGCAGCTACAGTACTTTCATTTATAGATTTCTGTTGTTGTGCTTGTTGTATTGAATATGCTGCATCTGCTTCTGCTTTCTTTCTATCTTGTTCTATTTTAAACTCTGCTTTCTTAATTTCTAAATCTTTTTGTTGTTCTGCTATTTTTGCATCTGCTTCTGCTCTAGCTTTAGCTCCTTCTTCATCAGCTTTAGACTCAGCTATTTTAATTTCTTTTTCTGATTCAGCTTTTGCAATCTTCGCAGTTTTTTGAATTTTGACTAAATTGTCAATTCCTAAATCATTTATAGCATTATTCTCATCTGTACAACTTTGTACATTTAAGTTTACTATTTCTAATCCTATAGCTTTAATGTCATCTTTAGCATTCTCTTGGATTTTTTGAGAAAAGATTTGTTTATTATTTACTAAATCTACTAATTGCATTTGACCTATAATCTCTCTCATATTTCCTTCTAATACTTGTTGAACATTTCTTGCTATATAATCAGAGCTTTGATTTAAAAAGTGTCTTGCAGCTACTTGTATTAAATCATTATCCTTAGGTATTCTTACATTTGCTACAGCATCTACATCTACATTGATGAAGTCAGCTGTAGGTACACTAGAAGTTCTTACATCTATCTGAATTAGTTCTAGAGTTAATTTATCTACTCTTTCAAAAAATGGTATTTTAAATGTAGCTTTTCCTATTATAACTCTAGGTTCTTTTCTCAACCCAGATACTAGATATACCATATCTGGTGGGCATTTAGTATAACTTGCCATAATAAATAAAACTAATAGTAAAACTGCGACTCCAATAATAATTCCTGTTACTAACATAAATTTCTACTTTCCTTTCTATTTAATTTTCAATGTACTTTTCTGTAAACTACTTAGAGCCAGTAGAACCGAATCCGCCTTCTCCACGCTCTGTATCATAAGAATTATATTCTTCTTCTGATATTTCTTCTGGTTTGCATAAAGAAACTGGCACTACTAAACCTTGAGTAATTTTATCTCCAGCTTCTACAGTTTCTATTTCAGTTCCACTATTAAATAAGTGTAAATGAACTACACCTCTGTAGTCTGAATCTACTACACAAGCTCCTATAGTTAATTTCTTTTTAGTTGCTACTCCAGATTTTTCTTTAAAGATTAAAGCATATCCTTTAGGTACTATTACTTTTATACCAGCATCTATAAGAACATCTTCTCCTGGATTTAATTTTACTCTTTCAAAATCCTCTGGAACAAAGAAATCTATACCAGCATCTGTGTCATGTCCTCTTACTGGACTTTTTACTTCTTTAGTTTTAATAAATTTTAAGTTAAAATCTTCCATTCTTTTTCACCTCCTCTTAATTATATTATGCAAAAATAAAGAACTATCACTTAGGATAGTTCTAAATTAAATTTATGGAAAACGCTATAAACTATATTAATATTGTCCAATTTCATTAGCGTATGCGTTTAAAACTGCATCTTGAATTTTGTTTCTAGTTTCAGATGTTATTGGATGAGCTATATCTCTATATTCTCCATTAGGTAATCTCTTAGAAGGCATTGATATAAAAGTTCCATTTTCAGTTTCAATAACACTAATGTCATGAACAACAAATTCGCTATCAAAAGTTACTGAAGCAACTGCTCTTCTCTTTCCTCCATTATCCATTTTTCTGATTCTTACGTCTGTAATCTTCATCTTACATTGCTCCTTTCAAATTTACTTATTATAATTTATATTATGCTTTTATTTTTGATTATTCATATAAATTTCTTCTAAATATTTAAAATGTCTAGGATAACAGTGAAAATTATCTGCTCTCCAAAATATTACACCTTTATCTAAACCTGGATAAGTTTTCTTAAGCTCTGCTAACATTCTTTCATGTACATAATCTGCAAATGCCCAGTCATTATCATATCCAAATACGCAATCATTACTTCTCATGTTTACTATCATGTAAAGTTTATCTTTCTCTATTTTAAAAGTATAACAATATGTACAGATAAAATCATGCATTCCATTTCTTTTACTATCTTCATGCATTGTAGGCCTGATAAATATTATTACTCCTTGTCTACTAGCTTTATTTTTAGATAATTCTTCTACTACTTTATCAAATTGACTATAATTCTCTTTTGAAAAAGTAGTCCAACCATAGTTAGAATTTATAAAACCGTCTTTATCTGAGACTTGTTGCCATATAGTAGGAGCTCCTTCAGGAATATCATTTACATTTAAACTTTCTGATAAATACCATTTAAGTTCTCTTTCTACATATTTTACATTAGGTGGTCTTATTATATAAGCTTCATCTGCAACAAATGATGCAGAAATTATTGCTACATTTCCTGTATCATCAAAATCTTTATTATACCATTTATTTACTAAAGTTTGTCTAATATCATTAACATCAAAATAGTCTGTATTTAATATTCTCTTCATTTAGTCCTCCTTTATGTACCAGTCAGTTGCTAATATATCTGCTTGACTTGCTAACCAACCTAACTGAACTCCAGAAGTACCAACAAATGCTATTGCTTGATTTCCAATAGCTTGATGTTCTGCATTAATTATTTCTCCTTTTGTATTTTTATAACTTATATCTGTTGCTAATTCTATATATTGTTCTTTACCATTCCAACCTTTTCTAGCAACTTGTTTACCTTCTTTTAATGCTCTAATAGCTTTTCCAAAATCCATATCATAAGCTTTACTAGCTAATCTTTCAGATGCTTCTCTAGTTAAACCTGTAGCCTGAAAACTTCTTATTTGTTCTTCAGTAGCCATAATTATACCTCCTCATTTTTATTCTTTTCTTGTTCTATATAATGTGTTAATCCATCATAATCATTTCTATTTATAAACTCCATATAAACTGGATTATAAGTGATAGTTAAATGACCGTCTTTCTTAAGTTGATTTCTAATAGTAGTCCATTTTATTTTAGCATTCAACTCACCCTTCATAGGTTTAAACCTAATCAAGTCTCCCCATCTTTTATATAGATTTACTGATTTCTGTGCCCAAGGTGAACCAGCTGCAGTAGCGACTGAATCTCCGGGAGTCATAGTAGGTGTAGAAGCAGTTAAATATCTTATTTGACAAGAGTTTAACCCTGCATTTATTACTTGCATTGAAAAATCAAAATCTTCCCAAATTTTATCTTCTACATAATAGTTCAATCCTTTGTCTAAGCAAGCCTTTGCATCTAAATAAAAGCAAAAAGCTTGTCCGCCGATATAAATAATATCAGGTAAAGTTCTTAAATCTTGAGCCCAAGCTCCGTTATCAAAAATTATTCCGCATAAGTCTATTTTTTCTAGCGCTTTATATTTAATAATATATTGGAACATTCTGAAAAAGTCTTGTATGTCAATCTGGGTCTTCTCTGCTTTGTACTTTGTAGGGTCTTTTTTCATACTACCATGTTTTGTATAGAAAAATGCTGTTGCATCATCATCTATCTCAAAAAATTCTGGCATTCCTAATTGTACCATTCTTTCAGTAATATACTTTCTTTTAGGAGCAATTCCTCTAAATCCTGAGCATAGTTGATATTGTATATGAGGATATGTTTCAAATAAATGTCTATATAAATCAAACTCTTCTTCATATATAAATACTACTACTTTTAACTCAGGAAAATCTTTCAAAGCCTGTAAAGTAGAAGCAGCATATCCTCTTCTATACGATGGAACAACAATCGGAAGTATATCTTTATTTTGTATTATTTCTTTTGATTCTTTATAATATTGTTCTGTCCACTGTTCTTCTCTATGTTGTTTCAAGTTTTCTGTTATCATCTTTTAACTCCTCTCTGCTTCTTAATCTTCTTAAAACTGCTGTATAGATTAATTCTATAGTATAGCCATGTTTTAGCATATCTGGCTTTTCTACTGGAAAAGAATTTATATGAACTGTTTCCCAACCTGCTATAGAAGCTTTAGTTAAATCGTTTTGAAAATTCTCATCTCTCCCAGAAATTACTAAATGTTCATAAAACTCATTCTCCATCTGTTTTCTCCTTTAAAATATCTTCGAAAAATTTAATCTGGTCTGACTCCTTAGAAATATCTAATGCATACACATTAGGATAAAGTTCTGAAAACATGTGTGCTAAAGTTTTAAATACTAAATTTATTTTCTCTGCATTTTCTAGCACTTGTTGAGTATCTCCTCTTTTAAATAATCTTTCTTTTAAAGTATTAAAGTCTGATGCGTAAAAGATTATATAAATTACACCTTTGTCCATGCAAGCATTCATAAAATCTATTTGATTATCCCAAGTCATTTTAGGATTTCTACCATATACTTCTGGATATACTATTTCTCCAAGATTAGCTCTATCTAAGACTACATTGTCTTCTTCTAATAAATCTAAATGATATTGAAAATCATTTTTAGTTTCAGAACTTGAATGTTTCATTTTCATATTATATTTTTCTTGAAGATATCTTACTAAAGTACTTTTTCCTGAGCCATCTGGTCCTTCTAAACAAACTATCATATTTCTACCTCCTTTATATATTACTATGTACTTTCTTCATTATCTTTTCTTTCTTTTGCCTCTCTTAGTTTTCTTTTTTCTTCTCTAGCTTCTCTTCTCTTTTTCTTAAGTTTATCTTGTTCTCTAACTAAAGTAGTATATTCTTCATCATCTAATAACTTAGAAATTCTTAAAACTCTATTTTTAACTACAGCTAATTTTTCATCATGATGTTTTGCAATACTATTATAAATATCTTCTGTAAAATTATGGTTCTTGGCCTTAGTATACATAAAAGTTTTATCTAAATATTGAAAAGATTGTCTTCTCTTAGGAAAGCTTATACTTGTTCCTGCAAAAGCGTCCAATATTCTTAAGAATAAAATATTATCATCTTCTCCTCTTTTTATGCTATTAGATATTATTTTTTTAAGTAAATCAAGTTTGTAGCCTACTGAGTCTGAAAGTTGTTGTATAAATATATCATATTGTTCTGGTGTCATCTTTCTAAAGAGTACTAAACTGCCGTGGCTCATATTCTTTTTTCTCTTTATCTCCCTTTATCATTTTCTTCTCTATTATCTCACTAGGTATAAGATTTTCATCTCTTATATCAAACTCATTACTTTGTTCCATATAACCTCTCCCATTATCACATTATACACAATAGGTAATGTATCATCCTCTCCATCTATTTTTATTTCTTCTGTAATTTCTAAATTTAGTTTGTCTGATAGTTTTTTCTCTGATTTATCCAAAAGATTTTTGCCATAATTCTTGTATTTATCTGTAACTTCTTTTAAATCATCAACTGTAATATCACTCCCTATTTGATATTCTATTCTAGTGTAAACTTTTCCTACATAATAATCATTTCCAGTAACATTCATGAAATCTTGAAATTCTGCTGATTCTAAAGTGTCATGTGAAATATCTTTCTTAGTTTTATTCTTTTTATACATAAAGTTTGTCATTGCATTTCTTACACCAGTAAAAAGATAATTTCTAAGACTTCTACTAGGGTCATACTCTCCTTTAGCTAATAATTCATAAGCCATTAAGTAGCCTTCTTGCTTTAAATCATTTATAGTGTCCTCATCATACACATAAAAGAAAAACATTTTTTGAACTACTTCTACTATGTTGTCTATTAATCCTTCAACAGATGAATAAACCATTCATTACTTCCTCCTACAAAATTAGTTGTCGTAGTCTGTCTGCTAATAGCCACATAAGTGAAGCAAATCTTGTATCTGAGTTAAACATGTCATAATTTCTATAATTATTTAATACATCTATAAAACTATTTTTTCTATTTTTATATATATTCAAAACTAAATTTAGTTGTTTATCTTCAACCTGTGTTTTATTATAGTAAATCTTTATTATATTTAATACAAATAACTCATATTCTGATTTTAAATCTGCTAACTTATGTCTTAGTAAAAGTTCAATTACTCTTGGTAAATGCTCAGATTTATTAGTAACCACTAAATATAGAAATGTTTTATATAACTCTGAACAACTTCTATATAAATTAGTAAATTCTTCTCTACCTAACAGTCTGTATTGTTCTAATAACATGTGTGCATTTCTTAAATGACCTTTACTTTGTTCTGCTATTAATTGGATTATATCACTTTCTATTTCAATTTGTAAACTATTTTCACAAATATTTTTTAAGTTTTTTTCAACTTCTTCAGTACTCAACAAGTCAAATCTTAAAGATAAAGCTCTAGAACGTATAGTATTTAAAATTTTAGAAGAATTAGTAGTACAAAGAACAAAAAATACTCCTTCTACACCTTCTTCAAATAATTTTAAAAGAGTCGACTGAGCTTGAGGTGTTATTAAATGAGCTTCATCTAAAACAACTACTTTATATCCTAAAGACTCATTAAAATAAAATGTATCTTTAAGCTCTTTTATGTCTGTTATATTACCAATTACAGAAGAGTCATACTCTGCGTAAAACATAGATTTATCTATGTCACATAAACAATTATCACACTTTCCACAAGCATCTCCAGTTTTTGTTCTATGTTTACAGTTTAATGCTTTTGCAAATATTCTAGCACAACTAGTCTTACCTGTGCCATACTCTCCCTCTAAAATTATAGTTCTAGGTGAAGTAGACGGTGATTTACAAATTGCTTGTAGAACAGACTTAGGAATAGTCTGTCCACTTACTTCTTTAAATGTTTTAGGTCTACATTCTTGTGTAATCATTATCTACTTCTCTCCTTCTTATAATTTCTTAATATCAACTATTTCTCCAGTAAGTTTATTTTTCCAAATTTCAAATTCATTAGATACACCGCATCTTACATTATAAACAATAGTGTTTTGAATTTGTAAATTTATACTAGTGATTTCTCCAGAGTATGCTCTATTTTTATAATAGAACAATACATTATCTCCTGTCTTCATAATTAACTCCTTTACTTATTATATAGTATGCAAGTTTTTAAAACATTTCAATCTGCATTTTATAGTTAGTAGTTACCCAATCATACTCTGATTTATTAGTAAATTCTAATTTGTTTAAGTCACCAGCATCCTTCATATTAGCTAAATGCTTTAACTCTTGAATTTTACATCCTTTAAGTTTATAATAAGCATCTTTAGTTCCTATTCTGCCAGCTTCATCATTGTCTAACATTAAAATAAATTTATTGCTTAAAGATTTAAGAATATCTCTTTGAGTGTTAGATATTTTATTTGTTGTAAGAGCTAAAACATTAGGATAAAATTCAGACATTGTATCTCTATCTAAATGTCCTTCTACTAATAATATAGGTTGTCCGAAACTTAAAATTGTCTGAAAGTTGTCCCAAACCGTATAGCATATTCTTCATTACTCCTACTTTTTGAAACTCTTTTTTAGTATTTATACTTCTAAGAACTATAGAAATTACTTTTTCACTAATTATATTAGCTATCATTAAAGCTTCTCCATGAAATCTTAAAAACTCTTTCATATATTCTGGAATTTCTAAATCTTTTCCTTTCACCATCAGCTCTCCATCAGTAATTACTCTGTAATTATTAAGTTTTAGTTTATATGCTAGATGTAAATATGGATGTCTGGAATCTTCTATTATAGGTCTACCCAATTCAAATATTGCTTTATAAGTTTCATGTTTAGTCATTTTCTACTCCTCATTATATCATCATAGTATTTAGTTACCATATATCTTACTTTATCTCCTAATGCTGAAGTTTCATTAAACCAATTACCTATCGTACTTTGAGAAACTTTAGGCTCTCCTTTAATAGAATAACATAAAATTGCTTTAAAAATATTTGCATTTAAGTCTTTTTCTTTACAAAAATTGATTGCTTCATTATAATCTAAAATATTTGCTCCATACATAATCTTATTTGCTATAACTTTATCAATAAATTCTGTAGTTAGATTTGAATCAATATTTTTATTAAACTTTTTTCTAATTAGTTTAAGTTTTTCTTTTTCTTCTTCACTTAAAGGCATACTCATTCTATACTTCACCCTCTCTACTTATTTAATATTATAGCTCTAGTATTTTCAGAAGAAATGCTAGTATAAACTTTGCCTAAACAAATTCCTATTTTCTCTGAATTTATAGAACCTATTATTTTATTTAATGTATTTACACTTAAAACTACTTCTTTTTTGCTACTTTCTTTTAACTTCTGTGTATTCAGGTTAAATTCTGAGTCACCCTTAGAACTTCTTAATATAATTACTATACCTTTATCAGAAATTTTAATTCTTAAATCTTTTTCTATATCTACTAAACTCATAGCAATATTTATAACTCTTTTCACAGCTTCTGTTTCTATTATGTGTGTTGGTTCTTCTACAAAAGTTGTTAAAGTACTAATTGTAGTTTTATTAATGCTTGATAGTACGTTTAACACTTCTATCTCTATGTTTGCGACTTTTATTTGTAACCTAGGTATAGAATTTACTGAATCTGTTGAAAAAATTTGTATAGTGTCTGAAGAGTAATACTGAGATAATTTTATTATTAACTCTATATCTGACATAAGTAGACACATAAGAGGTGTTTTAATTTTTGTTTCTGCATAAAAAGTTGTACCACACAAACTTATTTTATCCGTATCAAACGATAGCCATTTATCTGAATAATCATCTGACATATTACCATATATTGATAAAATATTACAAAAATCTTCTACATTTGCTTCATAAACTAAAGAATTAATAGATGAAGTAAAATAAAGTCTCTGCATATTAGGAGTTGCTGTGTGTATTAATAAGTCCCCATCTAAAAGTCTAATATAAAATTCTGATTCTTTCTTATAAATTAGAACCTTGTTTCTAAAGAATTGCTTTATCTTATTAAGAGTTTCTATTTTTATTGAAAATGTATCTGTAAGAGCTTTATCACTTTCTCCTAACAATTCTACATTATTTTTAAAATATGTTAAATCATTTGTTACTGTTAAAGTTAAAGTCTTTCTTTTCCAGTCTGGGATAAATGTTAAACAACTACACTCTATAGAAGATGAATTAGTATGAGAAACTTTAGAAACTAAGTTTAACGTTTTTATAAGCTCATCTTTCTCTAAGACTATAGAATTATATTCTGTTCTTAAATAATTTAAGTCCTCCATATTTACCTCCTTTCTTCACAAAAATAGTGACATATCTTATTATATAATATGTCACTATCTTGAATTTTCTCTAAATTAGATTGAGTTCTTTATAGCTGAGCTAAAGCTAAATTTAGGAACATCCTTCTCAGGAATATCTATTTTCTCTTTAGTTGTTGGATTTACACCGCGTCTAGCGCTTCTATGTCTTACTTCAAAGTTACCAAAACCAACTAGTGAAACCTTTCTTCTGTTAGCTAATTGTTCAGTAATTTCTGAAACTATTGCTTCATATACTGCATAAGTATCTTTCTTTGTAACTCCTGCTCTGTTAGCAACAGCATCAATAAATTCTGTTTTTCCCATTTTATCCATAATGGTTCCTCCTTTTAAATATTTTATATATAATAATATGCTTTTAGCATATATTATCAGTATTGAAAAATTTCTCCTTAGAATAAAACATTGTTTTTATCTTCTTAGGATTACATCTATTTTCTACTACAATATCTATGTCTTTTAAAAATTTAGACTTCTTCTCTAGAGCATCTTTTACATTCATAGCTGCCCATTTTGCAAAATTCACCGGAACTCCCTGAGCTATAGACTGAATGTATGGAACTTTTGCATCTTTTACAAATTCAAAATCATCTGGATATCCCATAAGTTTTGCATATTCTCTTATGTATAAATGTCTGTCATATACTGGATTTATAAATTCTGATAAAGATGTCATACTAGGAGCTACCAAATTTTTATCAAGTTTAAACGGTGTTTTATCAAATACTCCTTTACCAGCATTCATCTTTCTTTTTAAAGTTAAAATATTTTTCTTTCTTTTTTCAGATATATCTAAATTATTTATGAAATCTTCAGAAAATTCTGATAAAGAATGCATTATTGACTTATTTACTTGTATATATTCTAAATATTTCTCTAAATCTTTACAACTTCTATTCTCTTCTAAATACATATTAGGAGAATTTTCAGAAATCTCTGATAAAACTTCACCAGCAGTAATTTCACCTGTAACTTCTTCATAATCTTTTAAGACTGGAACTCCTTCAAAGAAATTTTTCCTAAAACCAAGTACTATTGTTCTTTGTCTTTTCATTGGAACTTTATGATTTCCAGCATAGTCTCTTATTATGTATATGTAGTAATCACTGCTAAGAATTGATACCATATAGTCTAAAATTACTTTGCCTCTACTAATTAAAGTTGGAGCATTCTCCATTAGGAATGTTTTAGGTTGTACATAAGATACTGTATCTATAAAATTATACATATATTGATTTGTAAGATTGTCTGAAGAAGCATGTCTATTTATTTGAGATAGTCCAGAACAAGGTGGATTACCTGCTAATAAATCATAATTTTCTTTGAATAATTCATTCTTATAAATAGTATTATTCCATAATGAAGGCTTTATTACGGGAATATCTGGATAGTTATGAATAAAGTGTTTAGAATTTTCTTCCAACATTTCATCAGTTATTTCTAATACTTTATCTATCTTAAAACCTGCTTGCATTATTCCTATTCCTAAGCTTCCACAAAATATATACATTGCCAAAGCTTTCATAATATTACCTCCAATCAATTTAATTTCATTCTTGCATTTATTCCTGTATCAATTACTTTCTTCTTTTTCTTAGGTCTTAAATCAATTACTAAAATCATCTTATGAGGAAGTTTTTCATCTTTCTCTATAGTTAATTTAGTTAACTCTGTCTTCATAATATTAGTTGAAAAACCTAGGTCTGATGTACCTACAAATTTATCATATCTCATTTCAAATTTATTATTAGAAATAAAAATCCTAACTAAATCATCATCTAGAAGTCTAAATTTCATACCATACATAGGAATTTCACCTTTTTCAGTAATTTCATCTTTCAAGTTTTGAAGTGTCATTTATTCCCTCCATTTTCTATAAAGCCAAAGCTATTTAGATACTGCTTTATTAAATTTATTATGTCATAATATCTATCTCCGAATACTTCTTTACCTCTAGTCTCTTGAGATTTTATAAAGTTATAAATGCCAACTGATTTATCATAGCTATCTATATTTTTTAAAATAGTTTCCATATTTACATCTAATTCTTTTTCTAAAATTACTTTCTCTTTAAATACTTCTTGTCCTGGAGCTACTGGAATTTGAACATATTCCCAATTTAAAGTGTTTGTATCAAATACTGCAACCTGAGGTATTCTGTTTACTTGACAAGTATGAGAAGTTCCTCTCATCAAACTTCCAGGTCTAATAATTTTAGTCTTACTATTATGTGTAAGAGTATTATCTATATCTATAATTGGATATGGTGAATGGTCATGTCCTAAAACTACTGCATCATATTTTCCTAAAATATTTTGTATTGCTTCTATTGTTAGGTTTTCATTACCTTTAGCTCCATAAAAATTATCTTCAAAAAATGAATGTGTTACTATAATATTATATGCATCATCTACAAAATGTAACTTAGGGAAGTCTTTCATATAATCTACACCATAAAGTCTTATTGTTCTATTAAATACTTGATTTACTCCAAAGTTACTATCATACCTATAAGATTGTGTATTAAATTCTACTTTGTCTAAGTGTTGTACGCTAGTTTTAAATAAATTTGCTAAAATAGTAGAATTTTCACTATCTTCATTTCTATAATACATATCATGATTTCCAATAATAGAGTATGTCTCTCTTGTACTCATTAAGTCTATTATGTCGTTATAAAACTTAGGAGTTCCAGCCATCATGGATAATGAAGAAGAATGAAAAACATCTCCTGTAATTATAACCTTATCATTCTTTTCTGAAGCTATATTTTCATAAATATATTTTAGCTTTTTAAACTCTAAATCTCTATATTCTTCATTTGTCTCTTTACGAGAAGACGGAGACACTGGAGTTAAATGAGTATCTCCCACAAATACTAATTTCATTCCTCATTCTCCTCTCTTTTTCTTATTTTATCATCCAATTCTTTTACTCTTTTAGCTAATAAATCTAAATCATCATACAAAATTATATCTTCTTCTAAGATAGAATCTCCTCCTTCTGTGTCTGTTCCGTACTCTATTTTCCCACTTTTAGGGAATAATATATCTACTATTTTTGTTGAATATACTGTAACTTCTCCAGCTGGACCTCTGTAATGTTCAGTGTAAAGCATTTGTTCATAAACTACCCAAATTCTATCTCCTATATTATACTTTGTTTGAATATACATTATTTCTCTCCTTTATACAATGGAAGTTCTTTAATTTTATCTATAGGAAAAGTTATATCTGATTCTTTTAGTCCTATATTAGTTACTAAAACTCTAGAAATTCTATCCCTATTATTTATTGAAAGTATTCTACCCTCTACCAAATTAGGAATCTTTCCGTCTTTAACTTTATAAGTGTATTTTATAGCTCTTCCATAAATTTCATTTCTAAAAGAACTATCATTTAGTACTTTCGGATAATCAAATGGATAATGTACATTTTCAAATATTACAGATATATAATTCCATTGTTCATTATTTTTATTTAATTCTGAGTCATTCTGGTGCATCTAGTTACCTCCTAAATTATATTCTTTCACAAACTTTTTGAATCCCCATAGTTCAAACTCGTCTGTTATTATATTAAATGCATTTTCTACTAAAGGTTCATCTTCTACTTCTATCGGAATTGGATTTAATTTCATAATTCTATAGTTATTATACAGTTGAATAAATATATCTCTATCAGTAGTTAGTTGTTTCATCCATTTTTCATGTGATTTCTTACTACATTTATGACTCAATAAAAGAACTGCTATTTCATCTGAGTAGTTTTTATCTGCATAATCTTTACACAGTTCTTCTAACAAATCTTTCGGAAATCTTTTCACAGGAGCCTCCAAATTATCTGAAGCATCTCCTTTAAATGCTCTATAAAGTGGTAAACATCTAGGTTCTATATCTCCAAAATTTTTTATATAATATTCACTTTCTGTAGTAACTATTTCTTGAGGACCCTTAATAGTAAATTTATGAGCTATAGATATATTATTGTCTAAAGCTTGACACAAGTCTTTATCTGTAGACATTATCCAACATTTAATATTATGGTAACTACAGCACTTTGAAGCTGAAAACATTATGTCGTCAGCTTCAAAATTAGTTTTAGATAGTACATGTACATTTTGAAGTTCACTTATTAAAGGATTTATTGCTCTATTTAATAAACTATGAACACTGATTCCTGAATCTTCAGTTTGTCTATTTGCTTTATAGTTTTCATTTAGTTTCTTTCTAAAATTAGATTGTAAATCTCTGCATAAGTATACCTCATAATTTAAGTTTAATAAAGTTTTTATAACTTGGCAAACTCCAAAAAGATGACCATTAGGTATTCCTTGTGAAGTTTTAAATTTATCTGGAGTAAATACAAACGCACTTCTATAAGCAACATTTGATAAATCTATAAATACTGGTGTTTTATTATTTTCTTCATATCTTTCAATTATATAATTTTCATCAATAGCTTTCACTTATTTCCTCCTAAATTACCATAAATCTTCTGAGAATAATTCTTTACTATATTTTACTCTTTCTTTATAAAGTGCCTTTGAAATTTGATTACACTTATATGCATGTTCTAAAGCTTGTTCTCTATCTAAGAACTCTCCTGAGTCTGTGATAAAGCCTTGAACACTATTTTCTTCAAAAAATCCTTTTTCAGCATTATTTATAATAATAAAATGCCTTCTTCCTGAGTAGATGGTACTATCTTTTAAAATCGCGGCATCTATAATCATTAGTTGTACCTCCTAATATAATGTATATTAGTCTATCAAAAATGATATATCATTAAGGATATAGTCTATTTTCTGTTCTACATAATCATAACTAATATATCTCTTAGTGCCTTCAAAGTATAGTTTTCCTTCTTCATGTAGCTTGTCATAATCTTCTTTTGTAAGAACTTTATTATCTTTTACATTTATCATATCTTCACTACTTAGCCAACCTTTGTATAGTTTTCTTCTAAAATTCTGTAACTCATTTAAAGCATTTATCATCTTATATCTAGCATTTACTAGTTCTATGTCTCTATCTTCTTCACTCTCATTAAATTCATAAGTTACTTTAGCCATTTTAATAACCTCCTAATAGAATATTAGAATCTTTTACCCAGTCATCTACATTCAGTGTTCTATACTCTAGTTTATTGTCTCTAACTATTACTCTTTTAATGCCTGCATTTATTATCATTCTTTTGCATAAAGCGCAAGGAGCTGCGTTTTCTACATATTTATTGTTATTTGTAAAATCTACTCCTACTAAGTACATGTCTGATTCCAGCATTTGATTTCTACTAGCATGTATTATCGCATTTTGCTCTGAATGTACAGCCAAACATTGATTATAATCTGAACCTCTTTCAGAATTTTCTCTATTACACTTATTACATTCTAAGCAACTTTTAACTCCTCTAGGAGCTCCATTAAAGCCAGTAGATATTATTTCATCATTTTTAACAATTATAGAACCCCAATGTTTCTTTAAACAAGTGCTTCTTTCTGAGACAGACTCAGCGATATTCAAGTAGTAGTTTATTTTATCAATTCTTTCCATACTTTTCCTCTTCCTCCATATACATCACTGTTTTATTTAATTCTTTAGCAAATTCAATTTCTGATTTAGTAGACTCTCCTATGTAATTATCTTTATTTATTACATAAATTGCATCAGACATTCTTATTTTATCTTTATGTATTTTATCTAACTCTACTTTTTGCTCTTCAGTTACCTCTATGTTATCATCATGAACAAATACACCTACAGATAAAACAATATAACCTTTTAGAGTAAGTTCTTCTTGCTTTCTTAGAAAATCTTCCTTGAATTTAGTACTTCCACACAGTGTAATAACTTTATGTTCTCTAGGCTTATATTTCATTTTATCCATTTCAAAACCATTTTCTTTTAATATTTCTTCATATTCTTTAGGTTTATACTCTCCAGTTCTAAATAAGTCAATAGTAACAAATAAATCTTCCATAAAATCTGGAAGATTACCAGACTTAAGAAGATTAGTTGACTCACTAAACACTGCAGTATAAGCTGTAGCTAATAAAAAGTTTTCAATTGAACTCTCTATTTCATCTTGATATCTAGCTTCATACTCTTTTCTCATTAAATATCTTAACTGATTTTCAAAATCATCTGCCCACTCGGCTAAATACTTTTTATCTTTCTCTCTAGCTGCTTTTTCTAATCTTCTTAAATCATTTCTATTCATTATTATACCTCTTTTTTGTGATTATTTCTTTCTTTAACTTTATTTGAAAGAGATTTTACTCTTTCTTTATATTCATCATAATCTACTGAGATTCCTCTAGCTTCTCCATTTGCTTCCATAGCAACTTCATCTAGAAAAGTCATTATAGTCTGAGCTAATTCTTCAAAATCTTCTTCTAACCAGCCTTTTGTAGTCATTGCTGCAGTTCCAATTCTTACTCCAGAAGATTTTAATGGAGGTAATGGGTCATTAGGAGTTTGATTCTTATTTACTGTTATGTTTATTTTATCTAATTCTGTCTCTACTTCTTTTCCTGTTAATCCAATTGAGTCCATAACGTTTAAAACAAACATGTGATTATCAGTTCCATTAGAAACCACTTTCCACCCATTTTCTATAAACTTATTAGCAAATACTTTTGAATTTGCTATTACTTGATTAGCATATCTTTCAAATTCCGGTCTCATTGCTTCTTCAAAACATATTCCTTTTGCACAAATAATATGCTCTAATGGACCACCTTGTATTCCAGGAAATACAGCAGAATTTATCTTTTTTGTTAATTCATTACTATTCCAAAGAATAAGTCCACCTCTAGGTCCTCTTAATGTTTTATGAGTAGTAGAAGTTACTACATCTGCATAATTTACTGGATTAGGATGAACTCCTCCAGCTACTAGTCCTGCAACATGTGCCATATCTACCATATAATATGGTCTCCATCCTTTATCTTTCTCAAAGTTATATAGTATATTTAAAAATATTTCATAATCAATTAGTCTAGAATATGAACTAGCTCCTACAATTACCATCTTAGGTTCATACTCATATAACTTCTTAGTAAAGTCTTCTAAGTCAATATAACCTTCCTCATTTACACCATAAGAAACTATGTTATAGTCTTGTCCTGAAAAACTCATCTTATGTCCATGTGTTAAATGTCCTCCAGCTCCTAAGTCCATCCCTAAAACTGTGTCTCCATGTTCTAATAATGCTCTATATACAGCTTGATTTGCTGAACTTCCACAATGAGGTTGTACATTTGCAAAATTAGCATGAAATAATTTACAAGCATCATTTATAGCTTTTTGTTCTATTTCATCTATATGATAACATCCTCCGTAATATCTCTTTCCAGGATAACCTTCAGAGTATTTATTTGTGAGTATACTTCCTGCAGCATTTAGAATCCTTTCACTTGGAAAATTCTCACTTGCTATTAGTTCAATATTTTCATCCTGTCTTTTTTTCTCTAAATCAATAAAGTATTCGTAAGTTCTAGAGTCTAACCATTCATCATAACTCATTTTTTCTTCCATAATTATACATCCTTTCCAAAATTTTCATTTTTAACTTTTTCTATCCATTCTTCCATAACGTTTACTATATCATCTCTTCTTCCGCTAGATACATATTGTAATCTTTCGTCTCCCTCTCTATAAAATGGAAAAGTTAATAAACAAAATCCATATCCTGCAGGTAGTTTTTCACTAATTAAAGTTGCTAGTTTTTCTAAATCATTCTTCTCTATCATTTTTTCTCTCCTTATTAAAAATATATTTGTCTACCCAATAAAATATTATACCTCCAATTAAGTTAGCTATTATAGTATTCACTAAAATATTAAAGTGTAGTAGATTAAGACATAAAGCTAAAATTGGAGTACTTAGTTGCCACCTTATAAGATATAATATGAATCTATATTTATCTTTCATCTTATTCCTCCTATAAAATAACTAATTTTGCATATTTTTCTTCTGGAAAATTTTCATTGTAGTCTACATCATTAAAAATTTCAGGCATTTCTTCTTTAAGTTTTAATAAAAATGGTATTAATAATTGTTGTATTGCTGGATGAGCGTGATTACTACATCTTAGTGATAAAATGTGTTTCCATTCTCTTATGTTAGCTGTCATTGTAACTTTAGCTGCTGTACTATGAGGAAGTAGCATTCTCATTTCATCAGGTAATGCTCCAACTTCAGACATTGCATTGTAGTCTTGCTCTATATTTTGCATACAATTTTCCCATAAATAACACTTGTATAAATCTTTGTCTTTAATTACTTCATTTAAGTCTTCATTTTTCCAGTCTTTATAAAATATTGGTTTTATAAATTTAATTTGATTGTCAAATTTATCTTTACTATAGTTACAATATCTTGTGCTTTCAATTGAATAACTTGCTAATCTATGTCTTGTTAAATCTTTGTATACTCCAATATCACAAATCATTGTTATTGTAATTTTTTCATGCTCTAACACTGATTCATGTCCTCTGTTTATACAATTCTTAAGTAAATTTTTATAACTATCTTCTGTAATATTTCCTTCAGAACGATAACATGTTCTGCATGCTTTTTCTAATTTCTTCATTATTTCTTTTCCATTGAAAGATTCAACTTCTATACAAGGGTCTAATAAAATCATACTCTCCTCCTAAATCTCAGTGCTAGCTATTACCTCAGGTATACTCATAAGTCTTCCTGATTTTAAATACCTATCACAATAGTCTTCAAAAGTTACATATTTATGTAATTCTCCGTCAAAAAATACTATGTTTCCTTTCTTTTCATGTATATCTCCTCTAATTAATTCTCTAAAATCATCTAAATAGTATAAATATTGAAGAGTATCATAATCTGAGTCATCTTCACTCAATTCTTCTAACATACATTCATGTTTTATATCTACATAAGATACTTCTACCTCATCTGTGTCATACTCTTTTTTATACCACTCTACAGTCTTATCATAATCCCAAGGAGATGCTACTACATCACAGTCAATATGTAATAATAAAATTTGCTTTTCAATCTGATACATAAAATTATCTTTCTTTATTTCATTTAAGCTTCTTTTCATACTTTTCTAACTTCTCCATCTTTTACTTCATACTTATAATCTGCTATGTCTATAAAACGAACATCATGAGCTACTAATACAAAATGAAAATTATATTGATTTGCAAGAGCATCTACTAGTTCTTTAAAATATGGAATATATTGACTACTTAGAGTAGACATTGCTTCATCCATAAATAGAATTGGTTCTAGTTTATGATACATTATAAAATATACTTGAAGAATAAAGCCAACTATACTCTGTATTCCAAAGCCATTATTTTTAATATCTGTAATTATCTCTCCCTCATCTGTGTTTTCTATCAAAAGAATATTAAGACAATTACTATTTCTAAACTCAGCTATCTCTAACTTTATAGAATAATCTCTGTCATAGAAAATAGTTTTAACCGCTGAATTTAGTAACTTCTCTATATGTTCTATATGTTGTCTACTTATTAACTCTATGATTTCTTTTAAGTAATCAATGGAGTCTTCATATATTTTATGAGTATTTAATAACTCTTTTAGTTTTTCTTCATACTCCAATTTTCTCTCTTCCATCATTTTCTTTGTTTGTAATATTGTTTCATGCTCTTGTCTTTTCTTAAGTGCTAAATTAAAATATGTTTCAAAATTATCAATAGTCACTCTTTTTCTCCATTCTAAAATAAAATTATCTATAAATCTTAATATGCCTTTGTATACACCTTTCATACTTTTATACTCGTATAGCCATAGATATTCATCAAAACCACTATCATCTATAGTATCATGATTTGCTAGTCTAAGTTTTCTTTTTCTATCACCTATAAATATAGTTAAATACCAGGCTTCTGATTTTCTAGATTTATACCATCTACTAAAAGCTGGAACTTTTAAATCATTAGACACTTTTTTCATATAGTCATCTATATAACTTCTTAAGGCTGAAGAATTGTTAGTGTATTTAATCCATTTTATTAAGTATCTTTTCATACTTTTAGTACTATTCTTCTCAAATTGTATTTTTTGATGAGAAAGATTATTAAATCTAGACTCACTCTGTTCATTTTCATAAAGAAACATTAAGTTTGAGACTCAGCAAATTCAGTAAGAGCTGAAACTATCTCATCATTTAATTCAGCTATCTTCTTCTCAGCTGCTTCAATACTATCTAAATTATAGTCTTTCTTCAATGTCTCTAATATTTTATCTCTTGAGTCTTGTAAAGATTTAATTTGTGTCTCTGCTACAATCTTAGATTCTTTAAATGAATCTCTTTGAGATTGAATTTCATTTAACAACTCTATTTGTTGTTCTGCTGAAAGATTGTTAAACTTTTCTTCTATCGTTTTATCATCTTTAGCTATTATGTTCTGTAGTATCATGATTTCCTCCTAACTTTTGTCCGCAATAAGGACAAACTTTTATTAAACTTTGAATTTTATCTAATTCTTTTTCTTCATTTTCTATTTCTTTTATTTTATTTTTTGCATTCTTAATGCTTTCTATAATTGATTTTAAATTTTCAAATAATTTAACTAACTCTATAAGTATACTTAAAGTATCTATAATAGTTTGACTCGGAATTGCCTTCTGTAACTTCAGGTTGACTTGAGAGACATTTTCTTCTTTTTCTAAATATTCTTTATATTTGCTAACTAAAAGTCTTAAATTTTTACTTTCTTCTACTTTTATGTTTTGTAAAGATTTAGATTTCTTCTCATTTATATCTAAAAGAGTTTTTGAAATAAAAATGCTATCATCTACTTCTGCTAACTTCTTTAAAATATTTTGAATTTCTGTAGAAAGTTTTATAGAAGTTTCAGATAAATAATTCAAAGAATTATATCTATTAAACTCATTTAAGTCTTTTAGAAGTTTAGGTCTAATTCTTTCTATTTCTAAATCATTTTCTTTGCATTTATTTGTAAAATCAACTAATTTAGAATATTCTTCATGTTTGCCTTTTAAATCTATTATTTTATCAGCTAAAGGTAAATTTTTTTCAGATTTTTCTAGTAAATTATTTTGTTCTTTTATCATACCTTCTGATGATAAAATACTTCCTTGAACTGTATCTGCATCTCTATTAATTTGTTGTCTATCTGAAACCATAGATTTTAAAACATTAGACAGTTGGTCATTTTCTCCAGAGTCTACAATAAATTTGAAAAGCTCTCCTGCGCTTTTGTCTAACAAAAAAGGTTTATCCATTTGATTCCAGAAGTTTAATTGAACTTTGTTTCCATTTAAAATTAGTTCTTTTATATTTAAGGCATTAGAAACTTCTTCTGGAGTTGATAAACCAAATTTAGAATATGTTTGCCCATCTACTATATATTTTGAAGAACCTTCTTTCTTTTGAAATATTACTACATGTTTATCATTCTGTATACCTACTATGTAAGAATTTTCTCCATGTCTTATAGGTGTAGTCCCACCTTCTGTATAAATAGCAGCTTTTAGAGCTTTTAATAAACTAGACTTACCATTATTAGAGGGACCTACTATTACAGTAAGTCCTGGGTTAAAATCTAGCATTGCTTGTTTAATTATTTGATAGTTTTGAACTGAGATTTTCAATTTAACTCCTCCTCTAATAATTATATGTTATTCTGGGTCATCTAATAAGTCTACTTCATCTAGTTTGTCTTTTACAGATTTATTATTTTCCGTTTCTTCTATCTCTTTTAAGTAATTTTCTATCTCTTCTATAGCTTTATCCACTTGTCTAGGTGGAATAGTAACTTCAGAAGAATTATACGCTTTATAAGTTTTTCTAGTTTTAGTATTATAGTATACAGCATAGTTTTGTCCATAAATATCTATTCCTTTTAAGAAATAAATTATATCATTCATTACTGTAATTATTTTTTGATTTTTCAAAGTATCTGGTAATAAATTAGACTTGTCTAAAGTGTACTCAATATCTAAGTCTTCAGCTTCTTCAGAAGTATCTATAATCCAGTCCTTAGGTGAAAATAATGCGTCTATTACAGGGTAGCTATTTCTTATAGTTTGAATTAAATTATCTTTACCTACATAAGAAATCTCTTCTTTTAAATCTGGATGATGTAAAATATATGTTCTACCTTTAGTTTCTATGTAACAACCGTCTACAGCTTTACCAGACTCAAATATTTCTTTGTATGTTAAAAGATTAGATATTCCTTTTCCATATCTTATAAAGAATGGAGTTTTAACTTTTCCTGTAATATATCTAGATTTAACTATCTGAGCAAATACCTTCTGTCCTATCGGTTTATCTTTATATGTCTCTGACTTATCTGAATATTTATAAAGTTGTATAACTATGTCTGAGTATTGTATAGGAGCATCTCCACCTTTAGGAGTTTCTTTAGGAGCTCCAAAACTAAATCCACCTATGTCTTTTGCAGTATGATTTAATAATATAAAGTTTACTCTTCTAGAATCATGCTCAGCTAACACATTCATATTTTTCATAAGTTGTCTTAATTTCTGAGCTTCTCCGCCAACTCTCATATTTTCAATGTTATATGCATCTTTTCCCATATACATTCCAGAGTCTAAAACTGAAATAGTGTCTATTACTATAATAGTTATTCCTTTAGACACTAAATCTTGAATAAGCTCGTTTACTTCACTAAAAGTACTTCTTCTAAAAGATAAGAAACAACCACCTTTACTTCTATCTCTGTTTCCTATAAATTCTGCTACTCCTGTAGATGCTAAAATTTCTGAGTTTACTCCTCTATCTGCATCTATATAAGCTATGTCTTGTTTTTGTCTTAATAAATCTAAACAAATATCTTTTAATACTAAAGTAGATTTACCAGTACCAGAACCAGCTGCAATGTGTAGTATACTTCCTTTAGGTAATCCTTTACCGCCGAGTAATCCATTCAATACTTTATTTTGTATTGGATAATATTCTGTTCCTTTAAATGGATTTTGCTTCATAAGTTCTTCAAAATCTTTATCACTCAACATTCTACTTTCCTCCTTTCCTAATTATATTATGCTTCACACTCATCTTTCTCATAAGCATGCCACAGTCTTCTATCAGTCATGTACTTTTCATAAATATCCTTCTCATACCCATTTCTTATATTTCTAGCTCTTTCCTTAAGCTTAGTAATTGAACTGTAAAATGTTATTGGAGTAGGATTTTTATTTCCTTGTATATAGTTATGCCCGTTTTCACTATAATCTGTATCTCTTAGATACATTAAATAATCTTTAGCACTCTCTTTTCTAGTAGTTAATTGCTTAAATATACCAGTATTTTTAAGCATAGTTTCATAGATATAAGCTATAAAAGATTGAACTACTTTAGTAAGCCTATGTTGAAATCTAGATGTTCTCAATGAGTCTTCTATATAACTATAAAATTTCTCTAGCGAAGGAGTAGTGTTTAATATTAAATCTGGAAATTTCTTTAGAATTAATTTTATAGTTTCTCCTTTTAATGCTTTTTGACATTTATCATAAGAGAATTTACTGAATCTTCTTATTGTGCCGTGTACTGCTCTATCTCCTCTTTCAAAGGCAGCTAAGTCTACCCAAGATTTAACTATTCCTGCATCTTTTAGAGGTTTTCTAAAGTAAGTTTCACTTTTGAATTTTTCTGCATGTTCTAAAGAAACTAATCTAGATAAATCCTTCCAAGCTCCACCTCTTTCTAGGTTCCATCTTTTAGACTTTATTCTAATAGGATATTTACTTATTACTCTTACATCTCTATTCCAATCAATTACTTTCTTAAATAGACTTAATTTATCAGTATCAAAAATAACTTGTTTCTGGTCTTTATGTTTAATGTAAAAAATAACTTTACAACCTTTTCTCATATATCTTTTTACTTCATGATAAAGGTCTATGTCATCATGAGTATAATATTTAGGGTTAGTTCTACTTATATTCATGTGTATATATTGTGAAAAATAAAGTCCTTTAGATAAGTCTACTCTGTTTTCTAAAATTAGAGGAACTATGTCATTAGGCTCTCTTGCAATTCTATCTAAACCATCTGTGTCAGTGAAATTAATAGTAGTCTTCTTCCATAAAAATTGTAATTCTATTTGTTTTGCAAATGTCTCTGCTTTTTTAGAATTAAAGACTAAAGTGCCATCTTCTTGTTTGTCTGATATTATAAAGCTATAGTCCTTAGACACATTAGAAGGTTTTCTATTTTTATAATATCTTTCTCTAGCTTTTACATTGTGTTTTTTAGTTTTATATCTTCTTATATGATTTCCATGTCTATAATATTCATTGCTTTCTTTTAAAGAAGTAATGCCAAGTTTTTTACACAAATATCTTTCTCTAACATCTGCATAGTATTTTCTTTTTTCTTCAGACACACTTTCTCTTCTTTCCTTAGCTAACCTTCTTTTCTCTGCTTTTTTAGCTCTAGCTTTTCTTCTTTGCTCTTCTATTTGTTCTCCTCTTTCTTTGTATTCTCTAGAACTACGGTCTAAGACACCTCTACTATATTTTCTTCTTTTAGCTTCTTTTTTCTCATACTCATCTTTTTCTACAAACATATTCCACTCATTACAAGTTTTAGGGCTATAAAACTGTAATAAATAACCATCAACTATTTCACCATTTCTAGATATTTCACAGTGAGGTTCTGCATATTGTAGTGCAAACCAAAGAATATTTCCTTTCTTTTTTATTTTCTTCATAGTTATTGCCTCTTTTTCTTTTTAACTTATATCTTAATTATATTATGTAAGTTTTTCGATTTTTCTTCTAAAATAATTTATATCGAAATGTTCTAAATCACAGATTTTACTCGCGCGCGTGCGCGTACAGACTGAGAAATAAAAACAGAAGTTAAAACTTGAGTTAATAAATGTTACCATAAAATGTTTTCAACGAAAAATTTTAAGAGAAGTATTCACACTCCCAATATAATTTAAGGCGGTCGGTTTATTCTTCGCTGATTTAAAATGAAAATGAAGAAAGTTAGTCTGAGATTGTGCTGGTTTAGTATAACATTTCTCAGATTTTACAGAATTAAAAGTGTGAGCAAAAATTTAAAAAATGAGATTAAATGAGATTAAACAAAATCTGTAGAAATTTAAAATGAGATTAAATGAAATTAAATTGTAAGACATGAAAAAGACTCTAGAAAATTTTCTAGAGTCTCAAAAAATTAATTTTGATTGTAACTTATGTAGTATGTACTGTTAGCAGCTTCTGCAGTTTTATTTCTATAATCTATTGCAGAAACTTTTACATTAGGTGGTATTATATCTATAAATTCATTAGGTAAAGCTTCTATCAAATCATCTTGAGTAGTAGGTAATCCAACTTCTACATATCTAATGTAATCGAAATTATCTAAAATGTTAGAACCTATTACACTAGCAAATATTGGTTCTCCTACTTTTAAGTATTCTCTAGAATATTGCTTTAATATTAAATCTTTTACTTGAGCTGCTACATTTTCAAATTCTGTATTTCTACTATCCATATAGACTTCTACAACAATCTCAGGTTGTATTATATCTACATCATAGTAAGTAATCCATAGAGAATGTAGTCTTTTCTTAGTAATAGTATTTTTAAGATTTCTACCAGCTTCTGTTAAAATTTGTTCTTGCTTAAAGAATATATCAAACTTAGAAGTTGTAGTAGGCATATACTCTCTCCATTTATCATTTAAAGTGATTATTATATTATCTGCAACAATATCTATAGTATATGCAACTCCAATAACAGAGTTCAAAGAATCACTATCTTCTACATAAGTTGCCAAAAAACTTGTTGCTGTTTTACTAGTGTCTACTCCTAAAACTATGTCATCTTTGTCAGTATAGCTAGCTCCTAATCCTTCTAATACTATAGTATTGTTATTTACGTGAGACTGTGAAACATATTCTACTTCTTCAGCTACATATTGTAAATCATCCCATTCCCAATCTTGTCTACGTTTTATAATTGTATTTCTATAGTAATTATTGTCTGGTTCATTTTCATCCCACTCATTACAGTCCGGTAAAACATATATGTTGACTTTATAAGCGTCATTTACATATCCGCCAGGTCCAGCCGTAGGTTGCATTAATCCAGATGCTGGGTCATTATAATCTAAAGCTCTTATACCAGATATTCCATCTACTAATCCGCCTACATCCTCAAAGTCTTTTATAGTTACTATAGTATCCATAGTTTTAGCAAAAAGTGGAGCATTTCTTTTTATTTCAGCAATAGTTTCTGGGTCATATCCTTCAACTGAGTTACTATTAGAAATTATTTCTATTGAAGATGAAGCAGTACAAGCACTGTTAAATGCTACTACTTTACCGGCTCCAACTCTTCCTTCTTTTCCATTACTTAGAAGATAAGTAACTTTTATAGTACTAGCAGTAGTTAAAATATCTGACCAGAAACTAGGTAATTGTATGTAAATTTCTCTTTCTTCATTGCAGTGTACCGAAAATTCTAAATCTCCAGTATTAACTACTACATCTTCTACTTGAGTGTATTCTTCATTATTTATAAATAGTTTAACTGTATTAAATGCAATTTCATAATCTGGAAGTACTATTCTTCCTAATTCAGACACATCTGATAAAGCAAAACTTTCAGTCTTTAAAGTACCTTCATAAGCTTTCAAAGTACAGTAGCCTTCTACTAGTTCATAATCTCTTAGTGTAGTAAAAGTAAGTCCTGAAGTAGTTGTAAAAGTTGAACCAGCAGGGAATATAGTTCCATCTTCTATATATGCTGGAGCTATTTCTCCTACATTATTAGTTTCTTCTACTGGTCCTAAATTTATCGTAGTTACAGCAGACATATAATGTCTTGGCTTATAACCTATTAACTTACAAAGAAGTAATGCAGATGACCTCTCTGTACAGGTAGATAAATATAGTTCTGCAATAGATTTATCTACATTATAGTTCTCCATATCTGCTAAGAATGACATTAACTTTAATAAAACTGTTCCTATATCAGAATCTGTAAAATCATCCCATTCTCCATTAGATAATTGTTTTGCTTGAAGTTTTAAATACTCTAAAATTGTAGAATAATCTTTTCTATTATAAGGTAATTTTATTTTGTCAGAGTCTTTGATTTCAAAAACTTTATACCACTGTTCTATTAAATCATTAGCTAATGTAGTAAGTTCATCATTCTCTCTAGACCTAGCATATTCTACTATAAAATCTAAAACTGATAAAACACTGCCTAAGTCATTAGGAGTTTCTAATATATTTCCATAGTCATCTAAATAAGGTTTTCTATAATTAGGGTCATCAGGATTATCTGAATAACCGGACTTTTTAAGTCTTAAAGTATGCTTTATATCTTCAATCAACTCTTCTTGATAGTCTAAAGCTTCATCAACTGTATTAGCCATAAGTATAACCTCCTTCATTTTTAATAAATTCTAAAGTTACATTTGAATTAACATTTGAGTATTCTATAGAGTAAACTATATAGATAGTTATGACTCCTTCATCATCAAAATCTACATCTATTCTATTCAAAGAAAGTTCTGGAAATCTATCTGACATTACAGATTGTATTTCTGTTCTTATCATAGAGGCTGTAGCTGTAGTTTTACCATACCCTAAAATTCTATATAAATTAGAACCAAAACTAGGGTCTCCTATCTGAGTTCCTCTAGATGTCATTAATGCAATTCTAATGTTTTCATTTATCTTGTCTAAATTTTTCTTCTTGTTAAAACCGCCAGAAGGACTAAATAATCTAGGTACTAAGGCTATTCCAGAAGAGTTGTATAAATTAGCTTTACCACTCAATTTCATCTCTCCTTTCTATTTTCCTAAAACACCGTTGCTTGAATAAACTCTAGTTATTTCAGGAAGTCTTATTACTTTATCTGCCTTAAATTCAAAAATATCTTTCATTTTGTTAGCTGATAGAACTACCCAGTATAAAGAAGCATCTCCATACTGATTAAAGGCAACTACATCAGGTCTAAATTCTTCACCAGCTTTTATCTTATGTACTGTATCTTCATCTGACTCAGGTATGTAAAAATCTCTAGTTCTTAGATTTCTAATTACTGTATTTCCGTCTTTTCTAAGTAGATTAGTTTTAGTAGAGTATCTAGAAGTAACTACCATTTCATCATTTTCTAAAACATTATCTATTATATTAGCATCATACCAAGTTTTTCCTAATTTAGTTAAAGCCATTATTATCTCCTTTCTCAAAGTCTTCAGAATGACTCTAGAAACATTTATAATTTGCTCTTAATATAATTTATTACTAAGGAGTTACATCTACTCCATTTATTTTAATTTTCTTAGCATTTAGATTTATTTCTCCATCTATTATTTCTATAGACTCTGAACCAGTAGTAAATCTCATAAATCTAGTAGGACTATCTGAACCTTCTTCTCCACCTCTTCTATGAAGTGGAGTTTTTTCTTCATCGTTTACTCCCATTTCTATAATCTGTCCATCTGCTGAAATAATTCTTATTGCTTCTTGTCCGTCTTTGTCATCTATTTCTATAGTAGTACCCTTAGGACTTTTAAATACAGTGTATAAAACATTACTGTCTCTATTTGATTTTATTCTGTCATTGTCTACTACTAATATTTGATTACCATTAAAAACACTACTATTGTCATTAAAGTGCTTTTCTGTAGAACCAGCTAAAGTAGGTATACCTCCAAAATAGATAGGATTTTCTGGAGAATTATACTCAAAAGTCACGAATACTCTAGTTCCTGCAGGAGGTATTGCAAAATGCCCATAATCATTACCACTCATACTAAATACACCTGGTCTAGCCCAAGGTAACCCGTCATCAATTACATAATAAGACTCAGTTTTATTAGCACCATGAATAGCTGGTATTCTAATTTTAACTCTACCTAATCTATTAGGGTCATTAGTATCTATTACTATAGCAACAAAAAATGAATTAAAATTTATTTTTTCTCTTAAATCTTTTGTATGTTCCATCGCAAACTTTTGCATATTAGCTGCTTGTATGTTATTTATATTAGTATCAAACATCTTTACCTCCTATGATTTTGGTGGCCAAAAGTCTTTCCACTTATATTTTCCTTTTTTACTAGTATCTGGCTTAAATTCTGGTAGTCCATCATTCCATTTGTATAAATCATAAGTATTTATCAAACTATTTAAAGTTTTATAATAACTAGTAGAAGATGCATAACCACAATATCCTATAGCTTTAACTTGCTTTGAATAATTTGTAGCACTTATTACATCTTTATAGTTATAGTATTCTCCCATCTTGCTACTTCCGCCTCCAGTACTACTCCAATAAGTTCTTAAGAAGTAAGCAACTACACACTCTTCCATACTACCGAATGAATAGGCTGCTCCTGGATTACTATCAAATGCTGCTATACCAAAGAAGTTGTTTCTTTTAGTAGCAAAGTTAGAAGTTCCCCATGCACTTTCACATATAGCTTGAGCTAATAAACTAGATGGATAAATATGAAAAGGTTCCCAATATTTTCTAGCTAAAGCTCCCATATCAACTACAAACTGTTGTTTAGCTTTAGATAGCTTTGTACCACTTAAAAATTTCTTGTAGTCATTTATATCAAAATGAGTCTGTTGAGTATATACATACTGAGGAGAATCATAGTTTTTAGTCTTGCCGGCTATTGAAGTTGTAGTCGTTGTAGTATCTTCATAAGGATTTACTCCATAAGCAAAGCTTCCTGGTTTTACTTTTTCAGCTGTAAAATCAGAGTTAAATGTTTTCTTACTTTTGTCTGTTCCTTTTAATAATTTTAAAGTTGTAGTATATCCATCTGAAGTAACATTATCGTCTGCAGAAATTATAAAGTAATTACCAGAAGAATAATGTTTATGTCCATCTGGAGTCATTACAGTTACATCTATGTAATTTCCTGGAATGTAAGTGTTGTTGTATTCTCCCCATAGGGTTAGTGAGGCTGAAATAGTAAAGTCTGAGATTTTATCAAAAACATCACTCCAAGTGACGTCTAATAAGTTCTTAGTTCCACTAGAAACTACTTTAGCAGAACTCACTTTTCTATTATTCCATTCTATAGAATTGCTTTTGTCTTTAGTATTCATTTTTTCTTCAGATATATAATTTCCTTCTGCAAAATAACCTTCAGAAGTAATTATCTCTCCAGTTAATAAATCAACAGAAGCAACATCTACTAGTACTTCTTTTGTTTCTGGGTCTGTCTCTGCGCCAGCCATAACCATAGCACCCACCTGATTTACACTAAAAGAAATAACATTACTATCTTGTACATAATAGCCTGCCTTAATACTTTTAGCTGTATCTACTTTTGAATAATCTATTGCCTTAAAACAATGTTTACCATTCTTTAAGAAATAATGAAATCCAGCAGATTTAGATTTCGGTTTTACAGCTATCTTACATAAAGTATTTACTATAAAGTCTGCTGCTGTACATGCAGTTTGTCCTAAAACACCGCCATACCCAGAAGCATCTATCCAAAGTGTATCATCTACATTCTTAGGGTCTATTTGAAATCTTCCAGTACCACTAGTAGAACCAACAGCTGTTTTCTTAACTGTAATAGTACTTCTTCTAACATATCCTTTCTTATTATCTCCATATTCTATTCTAACGTAAGTTCCTATTTCTTCTATTATTTTAATTTTAGTACCTTTTTTGATAGTATCTACTGTAGAACTAGTGATACTACCCATTATTTTTACATCTGCATCTTTCGCCATAGTATTTCCAAGAGTTTGTGCTTCAGTTGCATTATTATTTCCTATTTCTCCATTATATTTTCTAATAATTCTTTTAAAAATATTAGTAGGATTTATTATAGGTCTATAATACCAGTTTACTCCGTCATTTCTTTCTGGAGGAATCCATTCTATTCTAGCACATATATCATCATAGTAATCTCCAGTAGCACTATCTATATCTTCAAAACCATGAATTATTACTCCAGAATTATTAGTACTCTGTACTCCTCTTCCGTCAATAGAACAATTTTTTCTAAACTTAGCACTATTATAGCCTTGAGCATAAGCAGATTCTCCTTCTGTCTTTCCATAAAGACTTACTAAATCTTCTTCAGATGGAGTTTTTATTTCGGTGCTTACCCATTGTATAGTATCATTTTTAAACCAATAGGATGCTGTACTAGACCCTTCTATACCAGCTGTATTATAAACTACTCCTTCTATGCTTAGCATAGTAGCTGCACCGACAAAACTTAAATTATAATTAGTACATAAGCCAGAAAATGTGCAGTATTTACCAGAAGCCCATTCTCCAGTAGCACCATACTGTATGGAAATAGGAGTACTTCCAGTTTTATATAAGGCAGATTCTAGTTTCCACGCAGTCTCATCAAATAATTCTAGTGTAAATTTATTGGCTACGTCTCCAATTACTCTATTTACTTTTAAAGATACTACATTCTTTTTATTATTTTCAACAGTAACAGTTTTACCATTTATAGTGACTAAAACTTGAACTGCAGCTGTTTTTCCCAAATAAAACACCTCTTTTCTTATATTCAGGAAGCCTCAGAATGACCTCTGAGGCATTTTTATTTTGTTCTAATATAATTTTATATCCTAGCGCTATCCTTTTAAACTTATTGTAGTAGCTCCAGGAATTTCATCTCCAAGTCTTGTGTTTGTAAAAGCAAGTTCTACGTTGCATCTTATTCTTTCTCCACCTTTTATTCTCCACTTCTTTTTATCTGTACCACTGTAAGCTCCTGTAGCACTTTTATTGATACCTCTAGTATTCCCAGAGCTACCTAAAATTTTATAATTATCTCCTGAGTTATAAACTTCATCTCCCCAGCTAACACTTACACTAGTAAATATTCCTCTAAAACCTCTGTCTCCTATCTGTAAGTGACAGTCTGGAGCAGTAACTACACCAGTAGAACTATACTCTGGAAAACATAGTGATTGAAGTTTATGAACGTACTCTACTAAAGATTCAAATCCACTAGGTAAATAATCTCTGGTTAAATTCTGTAAACTAAAAGTCATAGTTCTTAAGCTAGTTCCAGTGTACATTAACCTAGGTCTACTACTTCCTATTATCTCTTGATTTGCATAATTTGCAGAATAATTTTCTCCCCAACCTACTGGAGTTTGAGGTAAAATTATATGTTCTTCAGTTACAAAATTATCTATCCAACAGTCATACCATGACTGGTTTTGCATGTTTATTATATCTCCATGATGTACATTCTTTAAAGTGTATGTATTACTCTTATTAGAACTAGTATTACTTTTTGTAGAAGTAGTAATTTTAGTAGGTTTTAAGTACTGTAAAGAACAGTACCCACTAGCAGGGTGTAGTACTTTTACCCAACCTGGATGATTTAATAATTCTTTTATATCAGTCTCAACCAGCAAAGCAGTACCCACTTTAAAGCTAGTGATAATTCTACTACTAGTACTAGGAGCACTTCTTAGATTTAACCCTTTACCAGATTGTGTATATACATACATTGTTCTACTACTCATTTTTTACCTCCTTTATCTATAGTCTATAATACTTTGTTGAGAAGTGCTAAAAGCATTTATAAGTTGTCTCTGGTCTTCTTGTTCTTTTCTAATTTCATCTAAGTATTTTATAATTTTTACAGATACTCCATCTATAGAGTTTACAATACGGTCTGTAGTATTTCCAGGAGTATTGCCAGCTCCTCCGATACCAGGAATTGCTCTATGTCCAGTAGTATTTACTTTAGCTAGACCAGACCTTTCACCACTCATAGAACTATTGCCTGCTATAGTATTATCCTCTTTTTTAACAGTACCAGAAACACCTGCCTGTGCAGCTGCTCCATTTGCACTTCTAACATAATTTGTATAATATTTAGCATGTGCAGCTTCTCCATAAGCACTACCTACTTGAAAATGTAGGTGAGGTCCAGATGAATTTCCTGTAGAACCAGACCATCCAAGTAGAGTTCCAGCAGAGACTATGTCTCCAGTATTAACAGCTCTTTTATTTAAGTGCGCATATATGTAAGTTTTACCATTCTCTTTGCTTTTAACTTTTACTACTCTACCGTAAGAACTATAGTGTGTTCCATTACTATCTGCACCATGATATTTTCTACCATCTTTCCAGTTTACTGGAATATCTTTAGACTCTATTACAGTACCTGCAACAGCAGAACCAACTGGAGTTCCTACTTTATTAAAGTATAAATCTATTCCCTGATGTCCAGCATATCCTCCGTGATGAGGTCCAACATAATCTTTATCTTTAGGATTTAAACTTCCTCCATAGCCAAATGCATTTCTATAAGCATCTGCATCTTCTTTATTTAGTACCATTTCTCCTTGATGTAATAAAGCTTTATAATTTTCTTTAGGAACATAAGCTAATCCAGCTTTATGATATCCATCAATATCTTCAAGAGAAGAAACACCTGAAAGTATAGATTTAGTGTCTACCCATTCTCCAGTTGAATCATATAAACCAAGAGCATCTTTTACAAAGTCCTTAGGTTGTAAATTAAGACTTTTTAATCCGTTGATTACATATTCTTTAGTTAAAGATTCTTTAGTTAAATTATTTAGTCCTGCATATCTTTGTAACATATATACTACTTCATCAGTGTACTCTGGTTTAAGAGCTCCTAATAAAAGATAACTTAGCATTATGTTTCTTACTTTATCATCAGATAAATTTGTAAGTTCTTTATAACTTCTAGAATTTTTTCTATATGGGTCTTTTACAAAACTAGAAGAAATTGCATGATTTACTGCTGCAGCTAAATATGCATTATTCCAAGTATTCCATGCTTTTGTATCTCTTAATTCTTCAAGTCCTAGTACATATTCTTCTCCTTTAGTATGCCAGAACTTCGTCCATCCTGAAAGAGCATCAGAAATACCAACCTCTTTATTTAAGTCCTCATTTGATGTTGCATGCCAAAACTGTGTCCAACCATTAGTCTGTGTCCCTGAAGATAAAGCTTTAACTGCATCGAAGGTAGCTTCAGTTTCAGTTTTTCCTTTAGCCAATGATTCTTTATAAGTATTATTTGCAGTAGTATTAGCCTTTTTCATTTGATTACTTCTAATAGCTGATGTAATAGCAGCTACACCAACTACAGCTGCAGTTACTCCACCAATACCCAGTGCTATAGGACCTGCTGCACCTAATAATCCAGCTAAACCACTAGTGCCTACTCCACCAGCCTCAGTTATTCCTAACATAGCTGAAAGTCCTTTAGCACCTCCACCAGCTCCAAAGAATTTAACTAATCCTCCAATTCCTTTACCCATACCGCCTATAATTTGAAAAGCATTACCAGCAATTGCAGCTGCAAAAAATACTTTTGCCATGTTTTCATAGCTGAACCAGCTATCTCCAAAAGTTTTTTCTAACCATACGTTATTTTTATTAGATAATCTAGTTAAATCTGAAATAGCAGTATTTTCTTCTACATAGTTTTCAGCATCTTCATCTTTCATTTGTTTTATTTTATCTAATATGTCTTGAGTAACAGGTCCTAATTCATCTATTCCATTTGCTCCTATTTTTCTAGCTGCATTTATATCTCCAGCATTTAGGCCTAAATAATTTTGATAAGTCATATTTGCAAGTGGACTACCGAAATTTTTTCCTCCCATTCTACTCATACCAGTAATAACCATGTCATAAAGAGCAGAAGCATCTCCTCTACTAAGGGCGTTAGATAGTTGCCAAGGGTTAATTCCTTGTTGAGCTAACTGTTGTTTACCAGAATCAGTTGCTAAATTTTTAACTGCTGCATTTACCATTTCATTAACTTGTTTGCCATATTCATCTCCATATTTTGAAGAAATTTGAGCATTTAATATATCTCTAGAATTATTAAATTGCTTTAAAGCATCTCCTGATAATCCTGCAGCAGATAATACATCCGATACTTCTACATTCTGTTGTATCATACTATCTAACATATCTCTACTTACACCAATATGCTCTTTTTGTAAAGTAATCATAAGTTTATTATAGTTAGAAATAGCATCATTGTTATTTGTTAATCTCATATATTTGTATAAAGAACTTTGAGTTTCTGAGCTCATTCCTAAATACTTATTAGCAATCATACTTTGATTTAAAGTTTCTTGTAATAGTTTCTGGTCATGTATACCGTTAGAGTCTGCTTGTTGAATATAGCTTTTTAAATCATCCATGTTAAATAAGTTGCCGACATTGTTGTTAAAGTCCTTAAATTCTGAAATTATACTACTATAAGCACCTTTTCCCTCATTGATTTGAAATCCTAAAGTAGCATTTATTCTATTCATAGTTTCATAACGTTCATTAGCTTTCTTAGTATACTCATTATTAGCAATATTTTGAAGATTTATCATATTAACTAAGCCAGTAGCTGCACTAGTAAAGTTCTTTACACTTTCAGACATACCTTCTTTAAATGTTTTTTGAGCCTTATTAAATGCATCTGTAGCATCATTTATATCTTCTACGTCAGCCTTAATCTCTCTAGACCTATTGGCAAACTCCCTTATCTTAGCATCAATTTGTCTTTTACCTACATCGTTTAGTTCTTTTTCCTTCTTCATATATGCTCTATAAAGCTCATCTACAGACTTAAGTCTAAGATTACCAGACTTATTTAAACTAGATTGTAATTCTTTAGAACTAGCCTCTTGCTTTTTATACATTTCATCTTGTTCAGCAGCCAATTTTTTCATGTCTGCTATCATATTAGCATATCTATTCTTCTCTGTTTTAGTTAAATTTTGACTAGTTTTAAGTAATCTGTCTAACTCTTTAGCCTGATTCTCTAAGTCTTTTATAGAAGATTGTAAAAATCCGTTGTCAGAAAACATTTTTTCATTAAATTCTCTTCTAAAAGCTCCTTGATTTAAAGCTGAGCTGATTCCTTGGCTCTGGTCTACATTCCCAGGTCCTCTCATAACTCCACTTCCAGGATTATTTTTACCACCATTACTTCCAGTATTTGTTGCCATTATTTCACCTCTATTCTAAAATAGTTTATTTTTCTCTCTTTCATTAAGTATTTCTCTATACTCTTTACTATGTTCTATAAGTTCATACCTTTGAGAACTACTTAAACTATCTGTATACTCTAAAGAAACGCCTAAATCTAAAAGATAAATCTGCTCATCATAGATATTCTTCAACATCTCATAATTTCTTTCCATTATCTTTTTTAAATCTTCAGGCGTTTCAATATATTCATTACTTACTAGGATGAAAAAATTCAGGCACTATGTACCCTACTACCTCCATATCTTCACCACAGTTTTCACATTCTCTATATAATTTTCTATCTAATCCGAAATCAAAATCATTTAATGCATTTTGTATAGTAGATAAGTCTCTCATTCTTAGTCCATCTACATATTGTATTTTATTTTCCATTTCACTATAGTCAACATTGTCTGGATTATCTGCAGGTTCTATCATACTTAAACTAGTAGCTAATCTTAAAACCATTTCATAAGACTCAGGGTCCTTAAGTCTATTTTGTTTTACTTTAGTCTTTATAATTCTTTCTATGGTGTTTGCATCTCCTATAGAAAGCATACTTACAGTTACTTTGTCTCCATTACTTAATTCTACAGTTATTCCATCAGCCAATTTTTTAGCATCAGCATCTGATAAAATTTTAGGAGCCATTTCAGTGATATCTGCAGTAATTACTTGAGTTCTTCCACAATGAGGACATTCTACTTCTTGAGTATACTCTGGTCCATAAGTTAATTCTCTTAGCATAAAAGTTAAATACATTATGTCTGCTGTGTGTAATTTGTCAAAAGAAATATCTTCATCAACACAACAAGATTTAACTAGTCTTTCAAATACTGAAAAATCTCTAGTGCCTAGAAGAATTTTCTCTTCTCTAGTAGTCATTTCTCTGAGTGTTACCTTTTTAGGTCCACCAAATACACCATTACTAGGTACTTTAAATGTTTTCTCTAAATATTTCATAAATATCTATCTCCTTTTAATTTATTATAATTTTATTACTAAATTATTGTAGATTTATTCTCTTAATATAATATATAAGAATTATATCTTTGCATAAAAATAGTCTCAGATTAAACTCTGAGACTTTTAGTCTATTCTTTCTAACTTATGCAAATCATAATGTTCATTTAAATGAATAAACCAGAGTGCCAAATATAATTGTAGTGCATTTGATAGTACAATTAGTATAAGTATTATCATAAAAAATGGATTAAAAACTGTAGCCATAATAGCGACAAAACTCATCCAAATAAAGCTTGCAGATATAACCAAACATACTATCATCTTAAGTATTTCTTTTAACCAAAGTTTTATCATTCCTCCACCTTCTTTCCTATTTTAGTTTCTTTTTCTTCTAGGAACTTTTCATTAATATTTATTATTTCTGATACTAAGTCAGCATTTTTGCCAAATTCTAAAGAATATTTCACAAAAACTCTTACACAATATAAAAAACTATCACACTCATTGGAAGTTAACTTTCTTGGCTTACCTCTTTTGTCTTTTAAGTCTTGTATTATTTCGAATTTATATTCTTTAAATACTTCTAGAATATCATCTATCATTTTCATGGTATCTTTTTTAGAGTAGTTCTTTCCATATTTACTATTGATAAATTTAAGATATGGAACATTGAACAGCCAAATGTTGTCAGTTTCACCTCTTAAGTGCCAATATACTCTAGAATCTAATGCCCAGAGTTTTACAGCATACATTCCAGATACAGGTGGTATTTCCATCCCTACCCATGCGCTCATAGCATCTACTTCTTTTTCTAAAATATCAACCATTGCTATAGAAGCCTCAGCTATTTCTGCGAAAGCTCCATGCTTTACATCTACAGAAAATTCTCTAAATAAGATACTTTTACTCTTCAAGTTAATTTGACTAAAGCCAAAGCCACTAAAACTAGGGTCTATGCCTATAAACTTATATGTTTCTAACATTTAAAATACCTTCCTCTCTTAAAATTTCTCTATAAGTTTTTATTAGTTCACTTTGTAACTCATTAACTTTTTCTAAATGATAATAATAGTCTTCTCTTTCTTTATCAACTAAATCACCAGTATAAGCAAATAGCCAACAAAATACTAAAAATATAATATTTAAACTAATTATAAATTTTATGAGTATTCCCCAAGTAACTTGTTTATTCCACCATTTATTTTTCAAAATTAATCTCCATTTCTTTTATAATATATTCTAAAATTCTGTCAAGATTCATCTCTATTTGTCTCCAAACATCTATCTTTTCAGCTTCAGATTTAGAAAATAGACCAGATACCAAGATTTCATATTCAGCTCTACTCCAAAAATCATGCATAAACCAAGATTTCATGCTTTTTCTAAATTCATCATAAGTGGTTATCTTATTTTTCTTTATTCTGTCTGCTATTTCTCTTGAAGAGTCTTTCCAAAAAATGTTGTAGTTTATTATTTTGTCTTTATTACTATCATGATTTAATACATACCACTCTAGTTTAACATTTTTTATTTTCATCTCAACCTCCATAATTTCTATCAATCATATCTCTAATTACGTCTACTTGTAAATGACCTATTAGTTCATGTTTTTCACCTTCATCTAAATTACAATAGCCTGTTAAAACATTTTTGTTTATTTTATCTTTACTTGCAATAAGAATATTATCTAAGTGTCCTTCTTTAACTTCTTGTATAACCATCTCTAAAAATTCTACAGCTATATCAGACTTAGATTTAAACTTAATTATTTTACTCAAAACTATTTCCTCCAAGACTTGCTCCAATAAGTATGCATAAAATTCCAGCAATCATAATTATAGCCATTTTAGCAAAAACCTTTATTATAAAAACTACAAAAGCACCAACAAATAATATAATTCCTACATAAATAAGTATTTCACTTAATAGGTATAAAAACTTTTTCATAGTAAAACCCTCCTATTATAATATATTATGTAAAAATAAAAAGTCTTCAGAATTAAATCTGAAGACTTTATAATGATAGAATTTAAAACTTTATTTATTAAGATTCTTGCTCACTAGTAACTGGAGCTATTCTAGCAGCGTTTGATTCTAACTTGTTTTCTCCACTATTCCAAGATAAATCATCTCTATATGCTCTATCTACAGATAATGTTACAGATACTTGTTTTTCTCCGCCATCATCATAGTCCATATCTCCATAGTCAACAGCTGTAGGGAAGCATCCTTCACATCTCCATGCTCTATAATAATCTCTGTTAGGAGTAAATTCATATACTATAGCGTCTAATTTATACATAGCTGCTAATCCCATTCTTCCTGTGCGTGGTTCGTATACTCTATTTCTCCAATTTAAGAATTGACGTTCTACATCAAATCCTATAGCATCTCTTAATACCATAGTGAAATTATCGAAAGTAGTTCTACCAGCTACTTTAATTGTTTGATTGAAGTAGTTAATATCACTAGTTTCAGTAGTTTCTTTAGGTAATGGGAAACTCTTTAGCATAAATCTTAAATCTGGGTCTATTTTTAAGTCTGAATAAGTACTTTCCAAGAATTGAACTTGGAAGTGATTCTTTCTTTGTAGTTGATATTTAGCAAAGTTAAATCTAGTAGCTTGAAGTTCCTTAGTATTATTTTCTGTGCTCTCTGTAGTTTTTTGTAAATCATAGTATTTAGCTAAATACTCTACACTTGTTATTTTATCTAGTGCCATATATTACCACACCTCCTCAGTTTCATCAGAAGTTGTTACTCCTAATGTTATAGTATCAGTAGCATCTAAGTCTATTATGATATATTCTAGTGCTTCTGTTGGTTTTACTTGAATTTGAGCATGTAACTCATTTTTAGCAATAGTTTCATCTGTATTATTTGAACTATCACATATAATTACATAATCATCTATACCTTCATCATCTTTAATAGCTTGACATATTCCTCTTAAAGTTTGTTTGAAGTTTGTAAATAATGTAAGTGTTATAGGTTCAAATAGATATTGATAAGAACTATTTAATAATTCTCTGTTTAAGTGGTTTACTAATCTAGCTACATTTACTCTATCAAATAAAGAAACTTCTTCTGCATTAGCTGAAGTCTTATTTCCCCATACAACATATCCAGTACCACTTATATAAAGTATAGTATTAATTGGAATAGTATTGTCATATAGTTCATCCATTTCAGCTTTAGTTAGTTTATTTTTTAGTCCAGAAACTTGAGTTAATAAACCTCTATTAACACCTGCTATAGCACACCAAGAATTTTGTAAACTTGCTGCTCCATAAGCGTTTAAAACTGCAATACTTATTGGACAAGGAATAGGATTTCCATTATTATCTAAATAGTTACTATAAGTAACATCATTAGCATAAATCTCTAAGAAACCTCTTTCATCTTGTACATAATCTTTTACAGAATTTTTCATAATAGTTACTACAGGTTTATTTCTATCAGCTTCATCTGAACTTGTGTCTGATGCTTGAGCTATTACTCTAAAGTAATTTTCTCTACCTCTTGCTACTGCATAGTTTACTATTTCAGCACTTCTATATTCTGGAATAACCATTGCATCAATTAAAGTTGAGTTATAATCATATAAATCAATTAACCCTTTAACGTCTGCACTTGTAGCTACACTATTAGAATTTCCTGAATTACCATTTTCCATGTATGCCTTTATTCCGTCTATAAAATTTTGAGGAGTTGGAACTTGGTCTGTAGTTACTTTATTTACAAAAAGATTTGTAATAGTAACCGGATTATTTGTAATAGCATTAGCAGAAGTAACTAATTTATTTAAAATATACTCTAAACCGCCAACAAGAACTCCATTTTCATCATATTCAGCAGCTTTTAAACTACCTACACCTACATTTATATCTTCTTTAGTTGTAATAACTGTTCTTCCGAAGATTTCTGATAGGTCTATGAATATCTTACTGTTAGCTGAGTCATAAACTAATTTAACTGCAGCTCCATTATATAGGTCTGTCTTATATTTAGTGTCTATTTTTAATAAATCTACTGTTTGAGTTTCTTCCTCTACTTCATAAGAAAAAGTCATTTTACCACTAGCAGTTGCTGCACTGCTATTTACTATTCTTGTAACATAAGCATATTGATATAACTTTAAGTATTTTTGAAAAGCAAATGCTGCAGGAAGAGTAATGTCTGACTGTCCAAACATTGCTACGAATTCAGCTTCACTGTTAACTCTTTCTATAGTTCCAGTAGGTCCACTTTTTGTGTGTAAAAGTACTGCTGGAATAAATGGTATGTATGTACCTGAGTTAATCAATGAAGATTCAGTAATATTTACTGATACATTAGGTATTGCCATATTCTTTTTCTCCTTTCTTAATTATCTTCTTCTAATTTAGTAATATTAATTACTGGTTTTAAGAATGTGAAGAAGTTTTTAGTCTCTAATAAAACTCCTTGTAAATCTATACTTAGAGTATATCTATATAATTTTCCTTGAGTTTGATATAAGGATAAGTCGCTATTATCTACAATTTGATTGTCTATAGAAAAAGTGAAGTCTAAGTCTTCATCCATCAACTTTACTGAAATTTGTTGATTTCTGTACAACCAGAATACTAATTCTTGAGCAACTTCTTCAGTAGATAAACGGTCTGTACCCCAAATATCGATTTGATAACCTATTATAATATATAAGAAGTTTTGATTTTTTGCTAGTCTCTCATTCGTGCCTTTTAACTCATGATTACTTTCTTCATAAATTTTCATAGGATTTTCAAATGCTAGACCTTCATGTATTTGTGGAGTAGAATTATTAGAATTATCTAAAGTAATATTGGAATTAGGGTAAAAGCTTATAAATGGAAATTTAAGTTTATTGTCTGTTTGCTTCGTAGCATACTGAAAAGCTGTATTTACAGGTTCCATAACTACATCTCCAGCAAATACACTTTTTAAGATATTTTTAAAAGCTTCACCGAATTTACTAAAATTACTATACATTGTTTAATTTCCTCCTTTTAAGTTGTTTAACTGTATTACTAACTAAATGAGGAGCTCTTAATCCTTCTCCTCCGTATTCTAAATATCTTATTATTAAGTCACTTCTTATATGACTATCTACATAAATATTTCTGTGTCTATCTAAAGATATATCTTTAATAGCATCTATAATATCTTCATCAGAAAATATACCAGAAATTATCAGATTTAATTCAGAGTCATTTTCTTTTAATTTATAATAATTATTATATAGTAATTTTTTAAATAAATTTAAAGTCATTCTAGAGTCTTGATAGAACTCCTTAGTATCTAAAATTATCATCTTAAATCTTCTACTCCTATCATTTTTCTGTTGAAGTATCTATTTTCATTGTACATATCTGTTTCAGTAGGAACTGGTTCTACTGGTCTTAGAGTATCTCTGTGAGGAGCTAAATTACAAGTAAATAAGCATAAATCATAGTCTGTAGATACTTTAACTATATCAAATTTCTGTGTCTGAAACTCTTTTAGATTGTGAGGGTTACTTCTCACTGAAACTTCTATTATAGCTCCTTCACTAGGATAAATTGGATTTCCATCATAGTCCAAAAACGTTAATGTACATAAAAGAGGTTTAGAACTTTCATCCTCTGTATACCACCCTAGTTTAAGTAGCTGAGCTTTAGAAGGGTTTTCATTTAAAGTATACGCTACATCTACCGGTGTTTTATAATTATAATATTCATCTGTATTTATTTGAGTTTCAGAGTCTATCTGATAAAGTTTACCTATTTTACCGTGTAATTCAGCAGCTTCATTAAAGTTTCTTCTAAAATATTCTAATTCTTTCTCTGTAGCATTTAATATTCCACGAGGTTTTCTAGGCATTTAACTCACCTCTTTCTTAAGAAATATCATCATAGTATCTTTCTTTAATATCTCTAACTATGTCTTCTTCATGTCCTTCAGCGTAATATATTCCATCTAAAGCAACTTCTTTTAATAATTCTGTACTCATATTGTGAGCTTCATTGCTTACTAATCCATATAGGCCACTATTTTTTCTTAGTTCATTTTTAAAGCCGTTAAATGTATCGAATCCTTCTTCAGCTAAATCTATTGATTCTTTTATAGATTCATTCTTAGTATTATCCCAAGAATATCCTAACTCTTTTAAAATCTTTGGAACTCTTTCTAAAATAGTATCTAGAATTTTCTCTGACTCATAAGAATGAAGCCCTTTTCTAAGTTTATCTATTCCGTCTAGAATGTATTTAACATCTCCACCTACTTTATCAAATGGGTCTATTATAAAATCTTCAGCTTCTTTCATTACTACTAATTTAGCTCTACCACCAAAATATTGGTCTATATCTTCTTTGTTATGTTCAGCTTCTTCCTCTGAACTAAATTTTAAAGCTTTACTAGGGTCTGCTGTTCTAGTATATTCATTTCCGTTTCTTCCTACATAGCCATTTTCATCTCCCCAGAAATATCTAATCATAAAAGCTTCATTTAATCCACTGTTCCATTTTTTAAGTTGGTCCATCATAACTACTTGTTTACTAGGTACTTCAACTGTTACATATTTTCCATCTTCAATATCTATTATTGGAGCTTCTGTAAATTCTCCTGGAGTATATGAGCCATATTTATATGGAACTTTTACTATATCTCCAACTTTAAATTCTCCATCAACAGCTTCTTTTAAACTTTCATCTAACCAACTTCCATCACACGTTAATTGTTGACTTTCACCAGTTTCTGAAGAAGTTACTGTCCAACCTATGTTTTTAGTTAATACTCCATCATCTACAAATCTAGATGGTTGTAATCCAGCTTCATATAAAGCTTCTTCTATTTCTTGAAATATTCCAGAGTCATAACTATCTTCTTTCATAGCCTTTTTTGCTTTTTCACTTTCTTTCAAAGCATTTGTTATTTTAGCTGTAAAATTTTCGCTTAGTCCTACTTTCATTATTAGTTCTCCTTTCTTAATTATAAATATTTCCTTTACAGTATTTTTCTCCTGTATCTATTAAATGTTTAAATTGCTCTAAGTCATAAGGTTTTACAAATTTATCTTGATTTTCTGTAAATACTTTTAATAAATCATCTTTACCCCATTTCTCTATAGCTTCTGGAATATCAGATTCTACTGTAGAATTAATGCTATCTCTTCTAAGAGGATTACAAGGTATAGTAGCAATCATTAAATCTATATCTGTTATTTCTTCTGGCTTTATTTCTCTAAATACCATATATTCTATATCATTTTCTTTTTCTAAATCTTTGTCTTCAGCATCTATTTTAAAAGTAACAGTGGCTCCACCGTAGCCATATCCTCTAACTAAGCTACACCAAACTCCAGAACCTTCAGCCTCACTGCCTTTACCATATATATCTTTTCTTAATCCTGGAATTATCCCTTCAGTATTTATTTTCATAGCATTTTCATTAGAGGTATTATGATATAAAGTAATCATATTATATGAATCAGATTCAGTTAAATTCAATCTTTTATTTATTTCTGCTAAAATTTCTCTATAAAATTCTTGCTGTTCTTTATAATTATTTCTTTCATAATCATATTTAGCATTATTATATTTTTTACCTATAGTACTTATATAAACCCTAACTTTTTCAGCTAATTCTCTTAAACCTATAATAGAATTTGTATTTTCTTTAATATATTTATCTATTATATCTTGATGATTAGATTCTGTTAAATTACCGTTCCAACAAAAGCTTAATAAATTATCTATTAGTTCTTCATAAGTCCAACCTGATTTTTTAAAATTTTCTAGTTTACTTTTAAATTTTTTACTATCTATAATATCTCCAGCTATATTAGCTTTATTTATGTCATCTGTAGCTTTTAGCTTTTCAACTTCTTCTGGAGTAAGATAATTATTCCAGTCTATAGATGCTTTTTCTATTAATTTTATAGTTCTTCTCATTGTCTTACCTCCTAGGCTATTTTAAAATAATCTTTCTTACTTCTAAATAATACTTTTGTGTATCTATTTCATACTCTAAATTATAATTGTCATATAATTCTTCTTCGGCTTCTTCTTTGGTTTTATAATGTTTTGCATCACATCTTTTAGTTTCAATATAACACTCTCCATGAGACACTCCTAAATACCCTACTTTTTCGTCAGTTTTACGATTAAAAACAACTACTACATAAGGTTCACTTGAAGTTTCTACATTATAATATTTATCTTGATAAGGATTATATACTTGCTTTTCAATCAGTTTAATAGTTTTTCTCATATCTTCCTCCTTTAATACACATAAATATCTCCAACTAGTTGGTCTTCTAATCTTACTTTTTCACTAGCAGCTTCAGATAATAAAGAACTAGCATCTAACTGAATTGGACTACCTTGTAAAGATACTTTGCCTCTTTTTCTACCTAGAACTTCTTTAGCTAAAGCTAATGTATAATCTAATAACCAATCAGCATACATTGAACCCTCTTCTACATCAGTAACGGTTTTAATATTCACTGTCATTTCTATCAAAGCATTATCTAAGTAGCCATCTAAATAAATTATATTATTTAGAAGTTTAAAGTTTTCACCTTTTTGATTAGATAATTCATTCCACAACATTTGATATGCCTTCATCATTTCAAATCTTTGCATGAAATTAATATCATAAATCATAAGACCTACTCCACCAAACATAAAATCTTGAATAGTATTATATTGAATATCTCCAGCATTCCATACTCTAGTTACAGCTATAGGGTCATGATTAGATACATCTATAGTCTTACCACTAGCTTGCACATATCTGACTCCAGAATAATAAGGTCTCAACTTTCTTAAAGCTTGGTCTATCAAAGTCTTAATTTCAGCATTGGTAAGTTCTACATTAACTGTTTCACTTCCTAGCATAGTTTTTACATATTTAATAACATTATCGTAAATTACTTTCTCAGTTAACATTTATATACTACCTCCTATTTCTGAGGAAATTTTATTTTTAGAGCAGTTTCTGCAGCTTTTCTCTCTACTTCAGATTTAGAATATCTAAGAACTTTTCTAAGTTCTTTAGCATTTAATTCACCGATTTTCTTACCTCTTAGATTACCTACAGATACAGTGATTTCTTCTATATTCATAGAAAGTTCTGGTTTAGTATTTTCTTCATTCTCTGTTATATCATCACTGACATTATTAGTAACATCAGTATTATCAGTGTTTTCAGTAGTCTCCTTAGTAGTTTCTTCAGTAACTTCTTCGACTTTCTCAGTTTCCTCCTCTTTATTATCTACCTTAGGTTCTTCTTTCTTTGCTTTTTCTAAAACTTCTTCATCAAAGTGAGTTAATTCATTAGCTTTCAACATCTGTGCTTTTAAACTAGCTATATGCTCTGTTCTTGGAGCAGCTACTGGCCTGAAAGCATTTTGAGGTATTTTATCTATAGCTCCAACTTCTATTACTCTATAACATCCTCTTATTTCTCCATTTAAAGTGTGCTCTAGTTGCATACTTCTATATTGTCTTAAAGTTTCTATAATTTCTGTAGTAGCTCCTCTAAGATAAATATCTCTACCATTCCAAATAGAAATTTGTCCTATTACTGGTAAAGTAACTGTTAATTCACCTTCTCCTTTAAAACTTAATCTTGCATTAAATGTACTCATAATTTTAGCTCCTTTCAAATTTATTTGCTTAATATAATATATATTATGACAAAATAAAAGCCTCCAGAATTAAATCTGAAGACTCTATTAGGTATATTTTATAAATTTTCATAAACATAAACTTTAGTCCCTGCATTATAGATTTGAAGTACTTCTCCGCTTTTATATTTTTCTTTTATTTCTTTGTGTCTCATTGGCTCTCTATTCTTTATTTCTTGCTCTTTTACCCACCAATTTTTATAACTAAATTGTGTAGTAATGTATTTTAATCCTAAATAAGGTAAACTATTACCATTAAAATAGTTATAATCTATATAGTATACACAACTTTGAGGATTATAATTATCTATAAAGTATTTCCAAATTTTACTAGCTCCACCAACTACAGTGTATCCTAGCTTTGTAGCCCCTCGAATAACTTCATATTCATATTTTCCTTTCCCAAAAAATGCTGAGCCTATCATATAAGACATATAAATTTCTTTAGTAACTTTATCTACTAAACATATAGCAAATTTCCCACTTCTAAAACCTTGTATATTATTAGTATCAAAAAATTCTCTCATTAATTTAGACTCTCTAATTTCTATGTCTAACTTACGAGCGTATATTTTATTAGTATTAATTCCTAAAGCATTTTTGATTATGTTTTCTAAAATAGGTTTTTGTCTCTCATTGTTCCACTCATATTCCCATATATGTATAAGTCTTATTCCTTTTTCTTCACATAGTCTAGATTTATTCACATGATAATCTTTGTTAATAGGTGTACTATTTTTCATATATGATAGAGTAGAATTATGACTTGCTATGTCATTAACTTCTATTGCAACTTTATACTCTGGAAAATAGAAATCTAACTCTAAAGGCTTTATCTCTTTTCTATTATGCTTTATGTATTTAACATTCAATGTTTTTATAAATTCTTCTACACTAAATTCTAAATAACTATGAATCACCTTAAAGTAACTTTTAACTTTAAACCTACCAATAATAGCACATACTGTAGTATAAGCACATCCCAAATACAGCTGTAGGTCAATATATGTAGGTTTTCTCTTTTTCTCCTCTTTGAATTGTTCTATCCATTTTAATAAGGTATATTTACTTTCTATTATTTCAAGATGAATAAAGTAATTTTCTTTTTTCTTTTTAGAAATTTTATCTCTAAAACTTTCTAATTGAAAATTATGAGAAACACCATACTTTCTTTGAAGAGTTTCTTTAGTCCTAGTCTTAATTTTCTTTTTAATCTCTTCACTTTGATAAGCATTTATTACACCATATTTCTTTAACATTACATCTTCTCTTTGAGATTTAATTTGCTCTTGAGTTTTATGAAAATTATTTTTATCTATGTGTCTTTGTATAGTTCTGGCTCCTATGTTCATTTTATCTGCTGTTTGTTGTATAGATAAATTTTCTTCAATATAATAGTGATATAATAAATCTTTATCTACTTCTATTTTTCTCATAACAATCATCTCCTATTTATATTATATTATATTATATTTAATGAAATATGTAAATAGGCATATATGGTAAAGTTTAACATAAAAATAGAGGAAGTATAAGTCATTTAAAACTTACTTTCCTCTATTTTATCAACAATAATATATTCTTAAATGGTTGGCACTCTAACTATTAAACTGTAACATTTGTAAATGTTAAGTTGCAATAGAAGTCTTTACATACAAGTTTCTTTGAATAACTTGTAGCCACACCTTGGTCACCATAAAAGTCAGCTCCCATTATGTATTGAGTAGCTATAATTGGCATATAAGGACCATAAATATATCCAGTATCAATTATAACGTCTCCTCTGTATGCTATAACAGCTTTATCAGCTGGATAGTATGGAGAGTATACACATAAGAATCTGTTAGCTAATGTTCCAAGAATGTGAGGTCCAGCACTTCCTAAAGATGCAGCTGGTTTGAACTTAGTCATAGACTCTAGAATATTTGCTCCTGTTTCACCTACTATTAAGATGTTAGGAGTAATTCTTCTAGTTTTTGTTCTAACTTTGTTAGCACCTTGGATAAGTGTTTGCATTAATGAATCATAATGGTCAACTTTAGTAATACCGAAAGGTACTGCAATGTTGAATGTAACTTGCATTCCTGTTCCTGTATTTAATAAGTCGTTCATTATTTCTCCATCAATTTCACTTCTTATTTCATCAACTTTTAAATTTTGAAGTAATGATTGAAGGTCAATGTTTTGAGTAGCACTTAAATCAAAAGCAGCATCCAAAGAAAATCCTCCTCTTAATTTTCTTGGTTTTGCAACCATAACTACTTCTTTAACTTCCATTTTAACTTCTGGTACATCTACTGGAGCAATTGTTAAATCTTGAGCATAGTTTACTGTAGCATCATCTATTTCAACTTTACTTGTAAATTCAACAACACCTGTAGTGTAGTCGATAGTTCCAACTTCAGCATTTGAATCATCAACAATGGCTTGTTCACCATTATCTTTGTATTCAGCTCCACCTACTAAGAAGTTAACTGTTCCAGGAACAACTGGTTTCCAAGCTAAAACAAAGTTTCCTGTTGTTTCATCTTGTACAACTTCTTCTCCATCAATAGTTTCTGCTGAATAATTGAATGCAGCTGGTATTTTATCTGCATCTGGTCCTACTTGCATAAAATCAGAAATTCTATCTCCTCTTTTTATAGCTCCTCTGTTAGAACCATATTCATATTTTATATAGAATGCTGTAGCAGCTTTTTGTTTTTGAGCTTGTACAGAAACTATATCTTCAGCAACTAATGTTGGCATAATAGCAGCTGTTAAATTTAAGTATTCCATTTTCTTAGCAATGTCTACAACTTGTGTTCCAGACTCTGTTAATACTCTTGGAGCTTTAGCTTCGATTTGATTGCTAACATTTTCTAACATTATAGCTAAATTAGCTTTCTTGTTAGAATCCATAGCTTCAAATGATGCTGATTCTTTTAAAGCATTATCTACTGCATTTATCATAGACTCATGTTTTTTGATAAGTGCATCTGCTTCTTTTAATGCTAAACTGTCAATTATCATTTTCATTCTCCTTTCTAAATTTTTGAAGCTAACTCGATATAGCTTCTTCTAATATTGTATATAAATAAAAGGTAAAAAGTGCAAGTTTTACTAGCGCGTAGATATAATATTCTATTAGAATGCATAGAAAAAGCCTCAGAAGTCATTCTGAAGCTTAGTTTCTCTAAATATAGATTAAATTTCTTTCTTTAAACAGTGTCTACACACTGGAATGTAACCTTTAGAACCGAACTAAAATTTGTTCTTCTTTCTTTTCTAAATATCTAGTATATTCAGCTTCTCTGCCACAATAATAACAATCAGCATAAACTTTTTCTACTTTATCTGCTAGAGTAATTAACTCTGGAAATTTTCCAAAACCTCTTTGCTCTGAGTCTAAAGCTAATCCAGCTACATAAATTTCATAATTATCTAATAGAGATAAATCTAATAAAATTCTAGGGTCTCCAGTTAGAAATTGAGCTTCATCAATTAAAATAACTTTACAATCAGGCTGTAAATGTTTTAAAATATCTTCAAAAGTAGAAATTACTGTAGCTTCTATTTCTAAAGAGTATTGTCTACACTTTATTTTAGTTTTATCTCTTTTGTCTTTAGCGGGTTTAAAAGCTAAGACTCTACCATTATAAAATTTATTTGAATATACTTCTATCAATTTACTACTTTTTCCTGAAAACATTGGTCCTGTAAAAACTGTAATCATACTTCTTCTCCTATATAATATTGTAATTCTCCTGACTTATATAACTGAGTATCTCTAACAGGTGTATGTTCCATTACTAATCCATTGTTTACATTAAAATAATGTCTTATTCCACATAGTTTTCCTGATTTGTCTTTCATTACTATATAACCTAAATAAATTTCTGGATTATCTTCAGGGTCATTTTCTTTAGCTAAATATGAGTTTTGTTTACAATTACCAGCCTTCATATCTCCTATATAATTTATATTATGGTCTATCTCATTGTCATAGAATTTATATGCCTTCTCATCAAACTCATCTTCTATTTCTTTTTCATCTTTAAATACTTTGAAATTGGCACATTCTACTAACTTAATAGTTCTTTTCATCTTATTTTACTCCTTTAATTATACATCATTCTAGGTTCTACATTTTTGTCTAACTCTTTCATCAATTTTACTGCTTCTTCATAACCTTCTACTGTTCCAGCTAACTTTCTGTTTGAATTGTATACATTCCAATATCCTGTATAGTCTGGTTCTTTAGAATAAGCATAACTATAATCTGCATCATTATATGGATGTGCGCTTGTTATATAATAAATACCTTCATCCCAATCATTATCATCTAACCATTGCATATAATATGGAGCATCTAAAACTGGAAGTCCATTTTCATCTAATTCTAAATTGCTAGGTTCTATGCTTTCATTTAATGAAACACTGACTTGTCCTCTGCAAAGTATAAATAACTCAGATAAAGCTTCGTAATTATTCTCTATAAAAGATTTTTGTTCTTCTGTAGTATCTTTCTCTATTCCTTCCCAAGGAAATCCAGAAGCATCTATTATATTTTTTCTACCTCCAATTTTATATGAGATATAAAAATTACCGAGAGTATTATGACTTATACTAGCATAACCATAAAAATCTACATACTTATATGCATTAGGTATTCTAGTATCATACTCTCTACTAGGTTTGTGTTCATCTGAGAAATATATTTCATTTATACCTAAAGAAGCCATAATTTCTTTAGCTTGAGCAATTTTATCTACTCCTTCATTTAATTTATTAAAAAGTTTTAATGTATTTGATTTTTCTGTTAAATGTTTCATAACATTATCTCCTTTCTTATTTAAAAACTTAAGTCACCTGCTTTAGCAGCTTTATATATTTCTTCTATTGGTTCCTCAAACTTCAAAGATTTTAACCAGTCTATTAAGTTTTCTTTAGGACCTACTTGCCATGTATAACCACATCTTATATTATACTTTTTTTCTATTCTCTTAATATAATTATCTAATCTATTCTCTGACCAATTATTATAGTATGCTAGTTCTTCAAGATTTACTTGTAGTTCATCTTCTATATTAACATCTTCTGCTTCTTTTAATATATTTATTATATTTTTAGAAACATTTTCATTTAAGATTTTCATTTAATGCTCCTTTCTAATTAGTTTGAATAGCTCCAGTAGATGCGAAGAAATATCCTTCAAAATCTAAATCTCTACCAAAAGCCTCATAGTCAAAATATTCTGATAAATCATTACCAGCTTCTTTTTCATTTTCTAACTCTTCCATAGCAACTCCATTTAGCCAGTTATTTACTTCATCTTCAAATTCATCACTATTTTCATCTAAATCTGGGTTATTCTCTCTAATATCTTGTTCAGCTGCTTCTCTCCAACTTTCTTTGTAAGCTTCTTCATCAATATAGTTTCCTACATTATTAACTCCATCTAATCCACCAACTAATTCTACATAAGCCCTTCCTAGTTCCTCATCATCTTCTACTCCAGGGAAAAATGTATAATCACCACTTTCATAAATTTCTTTTGCATTTTCAAAATCTCCAGTACTTTCTATGATAGCTATAAGAGCATCTTTATCATCTGAGTTTTCAATATATTCTAATTCTTCTATAGCTTCCCAAGGGTTAGTATATTCATCAATATCTAAATCTCCTGGAACATTCTCTGTATCATTAATAAATGGTTCTTCATCTTTATGAGCTTCTAAAAATTCTTTTGCTTGGTCTATATCCATCCAACCACCATTTATATTTTCTACATCTGCTCCACGTTCATTATAATTACCCCAAGTATTCATATAAAGTTGAATAATCCCTGAATTTAATGAATCTTCTTTTAAACCTTCTTCTAAAGCATCTGTCCATCCTCTATTTTTGATTTCATCTTTTAAAGAAAGTAAATCTAGACTGATTAAATAATCTTCATCTTCTTCTGAGATATCAGGATAAAGTGCAAAAATATTTGTTAAAATTTTTTGTTTTTGTTTTTCCAAATTTATTTCTTTATCTTTCTTACGAAGTTCATTAACTTTTTCATAAGAATATGAGTTTCCTTTATACCAGTATATTCCAGAATTAGGATTCATTACATCATCATATTGTACATAATAAACATCTGTAGGGTCTTTTATAGAAGCTTGTCTTGCTTGTTCTTCAGCTTCTTCATCTGTCCACTCATTCCAGCTATGAAAAACATAGCCATTATCAAATTCATTAAATCTTGAAATTCTTTTGTATTTAGTACCCTCATTTAATTTTTGAAATAATTTCAATGAACTTGATTTTTCTGTTAAATGTTTCATCTAATTCTCTCCTTTCTACTATTTTAAACTTAATTCTTCAGAAGTTACCTCCATCTTAGTTTTTCTTAATTTATCTAATAGTCCTCTCGCTCTTAAAGCTTTAAACACTAAATTAAATTCTCCTGTAAAGCCATAATCTTTAACGTCTAATTTTCTTAAATCCCATATTTCATCTATTAAAGAGTCAATCTTAGTTAAATCTTTAGTTTTAACAGTCTCTTCTATTTTATTTGTCCACTCTTCTACTAAATCTTTATTTACAGGAGGTTCTTCTATATAAGTAGGTTCTTGTAACCACTCATCAGTTTTTATAGAATATCTACCGTTAGTTTCTGCTGGATGATTTTTATCTTCTATATAAAGTTCTACTTCCATGTCCTTAATAGTAATATCATAATTATTATTAAAATTATTTTTCTTAGCATTGAATAATTCATCTATGATATTTACATCAGCTGGATATTGAGTAAAATCTGTTACAACATGTAAATCTATGTCAGATTTAGACTTATAATTATATCCTGCATTAGAACCTATTATATCTATATCATCTACTAATATTTCTATTGTAAAATGGTCTAAAAACTCTTGAGCTATAGCCAGTAAATGGTCTCTTACTTCTGGAATAAGCTTTTGATTTTTGAACAACTTAGGATTTAAAACTTCTTGTTTTTCTAATAGTCTAATAGTTCTTCTCATAGTTCTATATCCTCTCCTTTATAATATTCTTCAGCTAATTTTCTATCTTCTCTCTTTTTAGCTGCTCTGTTATATTTTTCTTTCTTTTCTTCTGAAAGTAGTCTACCTTTCTCATCAAAGGCTATGTCTGTAACTTTAATTTCATAATCTGTCTCTAAATCATCTACAAATTTTACTATACACTCTGTACTTTCATCTACTTGTCTTTTGTATTCCTGAAACATAGCATTCATATATCCTTGAGCAGCTTCACTTTGTTTATGAAACCAAGAGTGATTTTCTGCCGAAAGTAAAGCTCCATTTTCTATAGTTGCTTTACCTCCATTTCTTTTCTCTCTTATATGATGATATGTTAATTGCTTCATCTTTTTCTTCTGCCCGTTTAGAAGTATATTTTCTAGGTTTTTCGTCTTTTCTAAGGTGTAACTTTTCTATAAAACATTCAGCTCCATATCTTCTTTCTAGAGCTTCTTTCGCAGACTTGTTACTACTCATCTGTCATACTTCCTTTACTAATGTAGTAATTATTTATTTTTATAGATTAATTTTTGCAATTTGTTATAACTAGAATTTTCATAGTTATTAAAATCAGCTTCAAACCCAGCTAGTAAATGATTGTTATCAAAATCTTCAATTATTTCATCTACATTATCTGCATAATAATCTTCATCATATTCATCATTAAAACCATAAGCGCCTGCAGGGTCTGCATCATAAATTCCTATACTTCCATTACTAGATACAAACCAAGTTCCATCATTAAACTTTCCCATACAAGTTCCATGTGGGTCATTAGTCATATTTATGTCTACTACTTTTAAATTTTCTGGAATTTGCCATTTATTTCTAGCACTTTCATTCAATATTTTCATTATATCTCTAGAAACATTTTCATTTAATATTTTCATCTTTACCTCCTATTTAATTCTTGAGACTCTTTTATAAGTCTACTAATAATATTATTAGCTACACTCTCTTTTTCCCTCTGAATGTAACCTGATTCATTCAAGACATTATTCCTATAATTATTTAAAACTGATTTAACTTCAGCCTCTGTCATAACAACTTTGCCTTGTTTCATAAGTTCTTCACTTTCAGTTAATCTGGCTGCAGCTACAGAAGGTCTAGCTACTATATCAAATGCAAATAGTTGATAGTCATCTTGTACTGTATTAGTAGTATCATCTAAGCTACCACATCCTCTAGAAGATATTCCTATTTTAGAACCATAGTCTAATAGTTTATTTATTATACCTCCTGAAGGTGTGTCTAATATATCTATAGTACCATAAACTCCATCATCTCTAATATCTAACTTAGATATAGCATGAGATACATTAGTTAAATCTATGTCCATTCTATCATCAAAAGGGTGATTAGCTTCTCCGAAGAAACAGTTACAAGCTACTTGCTCTTTTACTAGGTCAGAATTACAAGCCTTTTCCCAGATTTTTCTGGGATAAACTCTACCATTTCTATTAGGTAAGTAATCTGTAATTTTAGCAATTATAGTTTTAAGAACTCCAGGTCTAGATGATTTCTTAGACTCTAAAATACTACCAGAGTTCATTAACTCATTTAACTTTATTGGCATTATTTTCACCTCCTCTAGTGTTTATATTGGCTCAAATAGATATAAGCCAATAAATCTGCATCTAAATGATTTTCTTTAGCTTTTTCTTTGACTTCTTTTTCTACGTCTATATATGCTTCTTCTGGTCCTAATTTTCTAATAGAGTTTGCTACATCTATATATTTTGCTTTTTCTTCATCATCTAAGTCATCAATTTCTAAATCATAGTCTTTATTCATCATATCATCTAAAGTTGATTCTTCATCTGAAGTTAAATCTATGCCTAATTCATTAGACCAGCTTTCATTTAGTTTTTTCATTATATTATTTGAAATATTTTCACTTAAAATTTTCATTTTTACCTCCTACAAGTCATACTTTGTTTTAGTATATTCTATTTGCTTATTTATAGTTTCAACTAAATCCATAACCATTTGAGATGCTAAATGAGTTCCAAATTTGCTCATATCGAAAGTATCTATATAAGTTCTAAGTTCTTCCAAATCAGAGATATAATCTTCTGGGTCTCCACCTATCTCATCATTATATCCTTCATTTAATTTATTCATGATATTTTTAGATACATTTTCATTTAAAACTTTCATGTTTATATCTCCTTTCTGTAACCATTTTGATTTACCATGTGTAAGAAACTTTCTAAAGGTATACAATCATACTCTTTTCCTACTGCTCCATTACTAGAAAAATGATATGTAACTTGATTTTTATCATCTACATCAGTTACAGTTAAAGCAACACCGTTTTTATTTCTAAATATATCACCTTTTCTAACTGTCTGATTTACTCTTTCTTCTTTTAAAGAACTTTCAGGTAATCTTCTATGTATTTCAGAGATTTTCTTTACTTTTATTTCTTCTATAGGTCTTTCTATCATTTCATCATCTTCTAATGCTGAAACTACTTCTTGAGTTCTAGCTTCTAGTTCTTCTTCAGATAAATTAGAATTTACATAGAATGTAATAGCATATTGATTTGCGCTACCTCCATCTTTCCATTCTTTAAGCTTCTTTCTTTTATTTATAAAAGATTCATTTAGCTCATTAAAAAGACTTTCTAGACTTCTAGCTCTAACTCTTTGATGTAAAACTGACATATTATTTTTTTCAAGTTCTTTTAAATCTTTTTCATCTACTACAAAATAAACATCTTTGTAATAAACTACACTTAAGCCATTAGGAGCTTTTACATCTTTTAGTAAAATAACAGTATTATCTATATCTTTATCATCATTTACTACAAGTACTCCTTCTTTGAAAGAATTTTTATCTTTTAATGAGTCTGATTTTCCATAAATCATTTCATGTGCTTTATCAGGACCATATTTTTTCTCTAATTTACGATATTGGTCTTCTAACCATTCATCAGCTTCTTTTCCAAGTTCATCCTCCATAGAACCTTCACTTAAAATTTCATTTTCTGGAATAGTATCTTGATTTAACAAATCAGCTAAATTATTTATTCCTCCAGTAATCCATCCTACATGTGCTACTTTAACATTAAAACTTCTTCCAGTATCATCTTCTTGGTCAAACCACATTATTACATCACCGTGTTTAGGTGAATGTACTACAGCTCTTGGTCCCTGATAAGCATCAAACCCTGTAACAGATTTAACTTCTCCATTTATTTGATTAGCTAATTCTTGAGCTTGACTTCTTAATTCATCTAACCAAAGAGCCATTTCATCGTCTTCATCATCCCATTCTCCAGTTTCTTTGAGAGTATTTTTCCACACACTAGCTTCATTAGCAGCAGACTCTTTAAGAGCTGAAAAAATAGAAGCATTTATATTCTTAAAAGTATTATTTATTTTGCTCATTTAAGTTTCTCCTTTCTAATATTAGCATTATATCATATTATTTCATTTTTGTAAATAAGAAGAGAAAAATCTCTTCTTATTAAGCTTCATTTACTGTAATTGATTGTGTGCAATTTAATTCATTATAACTAATTGTAACTAATGTGTCACTTGTAGTAAGTGGAGTATCTGTAGTTGGATTAAATGTTAAATCTTCATTATTAACAACAGCTGAAGAACCACTATCATAAACTACCTTTACAACTAAACCAGTAGGGTCAAAAGTCTCTCCTTCAGTATATTCAACTTTAGTAGGAGGTGTATCTACTATAATGCTAGATATTAAATCTTCATTTACAGTGATAGCTTGAGTAGCTGTTTTTCCATTGTAGTTAACTATAAATTCTGTATCAGCAGTAGTTAAAGGTTCAGTTATATTAACTGTGTAATCAGTAACTTCTTTAGTATCTCCATCTTCTTCAGTTGCAGTTACAACCATTCCAGTTAAGTCTAATTCTTCTCCTTCATAGTATGTAGTTTTATCAGGAGGTGTTGTAATAGCAATGCTTTTTGTTGTATCACCTAATGCTTCATTATAAATTTGAGCTACTCCTCCTTTTTGCTCTGATGGTGAGTCCACAGGAGCTCCTTTTTCTTCAAAAGTTGGTAAATCATCAGGACCTCCGGGTGTATGGAATCCTATCTTACCAGTTTGCTCTTTCAAAGCTTTAGCTATAGCTTCTGGTGTATTATAAATTTCTAAGTCTAATTTAGTTTCAGTTCCTAATGCTGTTGCATTATCATTAATGGCTCTAACAAAACTAAGACCATCCATTACATTGAAAACTCCTTCATTGTCTTCTCCAGTTTGTACTAATTTTTTCATTATTCATTCTCCTTTCAAAAATAAAAATAGTTATACATTTATTAGAATTTTATTCTCTAATATAATATATAACTACTCTAAATTTTTATTTCTTATAGTATAAGTGTATGTCTTTATTAGGCTTAGTCATCAAGCTAAGTTCTACTTCTTTATCTCTATTATAAGTAAATACTGTAACTAAGTTATCCAAAGATAAGCCATTATCTCTTAGAGCTTTTTCTATATCTTCTATTTTTTGCTTAGAGTCTAATATACAACTAAATGAGTTTAACAAGGTACTTAAACGTTCTTTAGTCATATTTCATCCTTCTCCTTTCTTCTTTTAGTCTTTTCTCTTCCATTGCCTTAATTAACAAAGTATCTAATTCTTCAGGCTCTATTAGTTTTTCATTGTCAAAACACCAAAGTAATTTTCTTTTAAGGATTCCTTGAACTCCTTTATCTATCTTTAGCATATCCATCGGTAAAGTTTCAATTCCTCCAAAAATGGTTTCTATAAGATTTGCATTCATATTTATTAAAAGCCTCTTATAAGAATCTATAGTTCCAGTGGCTTCTATAATATGTATGTGTTGTTTACTATATTTACTATCCATTCTAGTAATACGACCTACAGCTTGTATAAAAGTTAAAACTGAAAACGGTATATCATAAAATATCATACAATTGGACTTCTGTAAATTTATAGACTCTGTACCAGCACTAGTAATTAATACTACAGTACCTTCTTTTATAGCTTCTTCAACCTTTTCTCTTTCTTTAAGATTAATAGAACCAGTTACTTTCAAAACTTCTTTTACACCTGTAATAGCTCTAGTTTTATTAAGTAACATTTCTAATCTATCTACTGCATCTGAATAATCTAAATAAGTTAAAACTGGATTACCTTTTTTCATTTCTTCTGCTACAGTATTTAGATATTCTTTTTCTTTACTATTAAGACTAGATTTCATGATAGTAGTTTTTCTATGAGTATTTAACTCTTCTATCTTTTTTCTAAGAAGTTCTTTTACTTTTTCATCAGAAATATTTTTACCAGAGTCTGCAGCCGCTTTTCTGATTTTATATTCTAGAACTGTTTTATCTACTGGTATAGTTAAATTATCAATAACCATCTGTAAATCATGCATTCTAACTGCAAAATTCTTCTCTGAAGTTTCTCTTTTTAATCCTTGACCCGCTATAAAATATTGCTCTTCCTCTTCTGGAGTAATCTTAAATCTATGATAATGCCACTCTAAATTATACGGCTTTTGTTTTATTATTACATAGTTTTTAAGAACTTCTGCTAATTTGTCTAAATTTTTATAACCTAAAACTACCTCTTCTCTGAAAGTTCTTTTGTATTTATTAGGATATTTTCCACACCATCTTACTACATTATTATGTGTAATTATAAAATAATTTCTTTTAAACTCATCTAAGCTACCTACTATCTTAGGATTTAAGAAAAATAACAACCAGTATAATCCTTCTAAATGATTTCCTAAAGGTGTTGCTGTCATTTCCCAAACTATACTAAAATAGTGTCTTCTTTCTGCTAATAATTTATAAAGTTGATTTCCAGAGTCAGCCATTATCTGAGCTTCATCTATCATTAATAACAGTTTTTTACCACTCTCATGTAATTTATCAAAAAATTCTGCATATTTCTTAAATGCTGAATGAGTAGTTATATGTATTCTAGCTCCAGATTGAAAATCTTTCTTTCCACTAGTTAATAAATTAAATCTAACTTTTATTTTCTCTGTTAGTTCTCTTCTAAAAGCTTTAACAGCACACTGAGGACAAATAATTACAGTATCTAAATCTTTATTCTGTAACATAGCTAGTACTGCTGCAGTTAATGTAGAGTAAGTTTTTCCCAATCCTGTTTGTGCCCCATTTACTGCGTATTTTCTAGTCAATAAAAATTCTATAATTTCATTCTGTTCTTCACTTAAAGGAAATTGCTTATTTATAGTATAATCTCTACTAGCTTCCATTTCTACCTCCCTTGATTATATTATGCTTTAATTATAATATATCTTTTTACTTTTGTAAATAAAAATAGAAAATTAATAGCGCTATTAATTTTCCATCTATATAAATATATTTCTTTCTTTTAAAAATGTCTCTAAAGTCATTCTGGTGTATGGTTCTGACTCATTTATTCCATAGATTTACTATTTCCATTATTCTATCCCATAATTCATCTGGTAATTCCATCAAAGCAGGAATAGAAGTAAATCTATGAACTTTGTCATCTGGCATTATCATTAATTTGCTAACTAGTTGTTGATATATAGTAGGCATAGAATTAAAATCATAAGATAGTTTTATATATTCAAAAACTTGTTTTTGAGCTTTCTCTTTTGCAACTGTGACTGTAGCTAAAATAGATAGTTTGTCTTCTATACTCATATAAGCCATATTTTCTACACTTTTTATAATATCATCTAAAATTACTTTTTCTAAAGAAGAAAGCTTAGTTATATTAAGTTGACTTTGAAGAGCATTTATTGTAGATATTTCTTTAATTCTAGCATCACCGTCAGATAACAACTTTTGTAAAATTATAGGTTTTTCTGTGTCATTAGCAAAAGCATACTGTATAAGCTCTTTAGCAGTATCTAAATCATCCATACCAGTAGCTTCATTTAATTTATCTACATTAGGTAAAATATCTCCTACTTGCATAGAACTGCTGTGAGTATTGTCATCATCTAACATACTGTTTATATCTATGTTATTTAAGTCTATATCAACTTCTTGTTCAGTTGCTTGCTCTTTTACTTTATTATCTTGAGCTTTGTTTGAAGATTTTTTCTTTTTCATCTTCTAACTTTCTCCTTTCTATGTAGAATAAAAACTTTTGAACTTCCATCTTTTTACAGTTACTACAAATTCTTTTACCATTTATTCTAAGTTGTTCATTCTCCTTTAGTATTGCTCCACAATGAGCGCACTTTTCTTTAGGCATATTATTTAAAGCGATTAGAGTATCTTTACTTAATATTATATCCATTAGGTCACTACCTATATTTTCTTCTTGTATAATATATTTCACAAGCTCTAAAATCTCTTCTTTAGAATATTCTTTTTCTTCTTTAAATTCTCTTTGTGAGGTTATTTCAGGTGGTCTCTGAGGCACTAGATTGACTTCAGAGACTTTCTCATTAGAAGTTAATATAATTCTATTATTTTGTTCTTCAAGCTCTATAAATACAGGTCCTCCTTGATAAATTCCTATTGCTTTTGAATATTCTGCAGGAACTGGCACTGTCCATCTATCATTAGGCATTTTCTTCTCTATTTTCATATTTTCTACTTCCTTTTCAATAATCTTTCTATTAATGATTTTCTTTTAATTAAAACACCATTTTGTTGATTAGATACATTATATAATCTAGTGTCTATAAATATTTCTATTTCATACTGTGAATTAGGCATCTGTTTTGCTAAAACTGCATCATTGTTTTTAATACTAACCAATTTATCTGGGTGTATATAAAGTTTTATAAGCATTATCCCTTCAACACCTTTCTCTTTGAAATTTTTTCTTCTACCATGTCTAAGTCTGTTTTAAGTACTCCTAGGTCATATCCATCAGGTAAAAATACTACTCTATTTTCAGGAAATATTGAACATAATCTTTCTAAAGTACTTTTGTCTTGTATAGATATGCTGTTTCTACTTTTTACTACTAATACATCATTCTTATTTAGATTTAATGTATCTACATCTAAAGTAGCATTTCCTTCCTCATCTAATATTTTAAACATTTTAGTCCTCCTCTACCCATATATTATCTTTATGCTCACAGTTCATACAGTTTTGTAAACACTCTAATTGCTCCTCAGATGCTTCTATTTTCTTTAAATCATTTATCCATCTATCATATTTCTTACAATAAAAGTATAAAGATTTACTCATATTTTTCATCCTCCCAATTAAAAGTAACTTTCTCTTCTCCCTCTTCTTTTTCTTCTGTTGCTATATCATCATGCTCAGAAACTTTAAAAGTTCCGCATACAGTCTTTTTATCTATAGGGTCAGTTTTAGGTGTAACTCCTGAAATCTTACTAGTTTCTCCTTCTATTTTTTCTATTGTAAATCTAAATGGAACTGATTGTCCCCATCTGTTTCCCATTTCTAATCCAACTTCCATTGGAAATGGCCAACCTGGCATCTGTATTCTCATTATGTCCATTATTTCTGGTAATACTTTAAATAGCACGTCTTTTCTTATTTGATAGTTTATTTCATCATGTATCATATTCTTAAATCTAACTTCATCTGTTCTATTAGTTTCATAGAATTTTTTAAATAACTTTATTAGACAGATTTTCATTATATCAGCACCAGTTCCTTGAATAGTACCGTTAACACATAATCTTTTAGCATAAGATTTCCATTTATATTCATTAGATTCGAAAAAGTTTTTAACTCTTATAGGTCTACCAAATAAAGTAGTAACATAACCTTGTTTTTCTCCTACTTTCTCCCAAACATTAACCCAATTAAATAAAACTGGTAAAGATGATTTAAAGTCTTCAACAAATTTATTTCCTTCTTCTAGTGTCATATTAAAAGTGTTAGCAAAATTTCTTCCAGTTTGTCCATATAAAATACCAAAGTTAGCAGATTTAGCTATCTTTCTTTTATTTTTATCATAATTTTCTTCACCCCATATAGCTATTGCAGTTGCTTTATGTATATCTCTATTATGACTAAAAGCATCTACCCATACAGGTTCTTTTGTGATTATAGATGGTATTCTAAGTTCCTCTGCATTAAAGTCTATTGATGTCCATAAATATCCTGGGTCTGGCATAAATGCTGCTCTTATGTTTAAATAACCATCAAACCCTTCTACCGTTTCTTCATCTACTCCTGGAACTAACCAAGGGTAATTACTAAATACCCAATCTAAAACTTTGTATGCATGTCTTTTAAATGTTTTTCCCTTAATATTATTTATAATTTCATTGGCTTTTAAATCTCCTACAGTTTTAGCTAATTCAGAAAGTTGTTCTTCTGTGTAAGTAAATTCTACATCACACTCTTCTAGACTCCCACTTTCTAAAATTTTATTGTAAACTTCTGGATATTGTTCTTTTATATCTTCAAACTTTATAGTATAATGCATAACTACATGAGGTTTAGTTATATTTTGAATATTTAATTGGCTAAAAAATTGATTCTTTTTATCTCCTCCAGCTGCAAATCTTCCAGATGGAACTTCAGTATTTCTATAACTAAATCTAAGTCTATTAGGATGATTTTTAGCAGCTTTACACATTTCAATAGTGTTATCTACATAACTGCTTCTTTGCTTAGTTAAACTTGCATAATCTACTATATCTTTTAAAAATTGTCTTGCAGGGTCATCTTTACTTAGAGTTTTTAAACATTCTTGTATTGCAGTTTTACTAGTACTCATTCCTCTACTAGTAGTTACACCTGTATGTATGTTTAATTTAGTTAGAATTTCATTGTTATCTTTAGGACTTCCTAAATTAAATTCTTTACCTGCAGTTTTCCAACATCTTTCTTGACACCCTTTTATCTGTCGAGATAAATCAACTGAATATTCTCCTAGTTTATCTACATCTACTCTAGTCATTTCACACTCAAATCTAGATAAAGGTAATAAACACTTTACATCTAATTGTCCAGATTGTTTAGTTTGTTTTAAAAATAGTGGTTTTAGTTTTTCACCAATTAAGAAAGTTCCTAAAGCATCTGTAGCAGCGTAGAAGTATGCTTCTTCTGGAGTAAGATAATAGAAGTTTCCTTTGTCTCCTAAGGTTTCTTCGAAACTAGCTCCTCTCCATCCTAAGAAATATTCTTCTGATTTCTTCAAAGCTGGGTATTTATTTCCTGTGTCCATATCAAATACCATAGCTTGTACATCCACTGTATTTACTTTTGACATATCATATTTACTCATAACTTGCTTCTTAAGTATTCTAGCCTTTAATGAAATTTTTGCTTCTTCTGTAATATCTGCTGCATCTATTCCTTCCATTGCCTCTTTAAATCCATGCCATTCCATTACTCTAGTATCATATCTCATATTAAACATGTATACTGTAGGCATACTGCACATCTTTTCATAAATTAAATCTATTGCTTTATCACCTAAGCCAAAAGTTTCATGTTTTACAGGTACATAGTATGCATTTCTACCATCCAAACAAAAAGAATAGCCAACTAAGAAAATATCCTCATGATTTAATCCAGTAGTTTCTGTATCGAATGCTAGTGCAGTACATTGTTCATAAGAACTTAGAACTTGTGATAGTTCTTCTATAGATTTAACACAATAAAAATTAAATTTATTCGGAAAATCATCTGATTCTGGAGCTTTAGGTAACCATAGCTTATATTCAAATTTAGATTTACTGTCTGCCATTTCTATCTCCTTTCATATTACTGTTTATATTATATACTATGCTCTGAAAATGAAAATATCAGAGCTAAATATAGTGCTCTGATATTTGTCTACATAATTCTTTGTAAGATATTTTACCTTGTTTAAACTTTAAAAGAGAATCTTCAAAAGGTATAGTAGTATCTATTTCTAATTCTCCGAGTTTTTTCTCTATTTCTTCTATTCCTAATTTCTTAGCTATTCCAACAGCAATTTTATTTATATCTAAATTAGGATAAAATTGGTTTAACACGTCCCAACTACCGTACATTCTATTTTCACTATAGCACCATAACAAATTTGTATCTGTATGATAGTGCGCTGAAGGTGTATTAAAATTTCCGTGAAACGGACAATACATATTAGAGTGTTCACTATATTCTATACCTAGTTTATCAAATAAGTCTGTCATTTTTATATATGTATTTATTATCTTTTTCTCTAGAATTAAGTCTATTTTATTTTCCATTCTATCACTTCTTTCTCATGTATTCTTTAGTATCTACTAATTTTCTATTTACAAGTTTCATAACAGTATTTTTAGAAGCTAATTTTATTTGCTTTATAAAGACGTTTAGGTCATCTAAAGAATCTGCAATTACATTATTTGAGGTATCACTCCATGCTACAATTTGTCCATTATTACCGTAGTATACTTCTATTAATTCATAATATTTATCTACTTCTTTGTCTTTCTCATAAATGGGTTTTTCTATAAATCTATAATTCCAATAACTTTCACTAATTTTATTTTTCATAATTAAAAACCTCCATTATATAACCAGTCTAAACTTTCAGGATTGTCTTCATTTTCACTAAGTTGTTCTAATAAGTCTTCTGAAACTTCAGCGCTAATTGTTGATGCTCCGTCTATACTATCACTAAATAAATAATATGCTAAATCTATAGATACCTCTGTAGGGTCATCATCATTTCTATTATCTCTGTATTTTAAGATTTGCATTTTTGCTATTCCCATGTCTTTCATTTCTGCCTCTGTATAAACTGTTAAAATTAAAGTGGCTGCTCTTTCTAATTCATTAGCTTCTGCCATAGCTGTTGCTCCATATTTTCCACTATTTGCTTTAGCTTCTAGATAACCAGTTCTATTAGTTTGAGATAAAATTACCATTGCAACTTGTCTACTACTATTTAACCAGTCCATGCATTGTTGTCTAAAAAATGATATGTAACTATTTATAACTTCTCCATTAGAACTAGCCGAACCATCTCCAAATTTTAAAAGTTGTATATGGTCTATTACTACTACATCTATTCCATGACCAGTTTCTTTTTGAGCTATTTTATCTACTTCTCTGAATTTAGTTAGTAAACTATATGGTTTGTAATTATCTAAGTCTGTTTCATCTATTATATACACTTTACCTGTTAATGAGGTGTTAAAATCTGGCATTATTACACTTTTAGAATAATCCCATTCTTCATCTTTTAATTTCTTTTTCTTTAATCCATAGTGAGGTATTCTCATTTTAAATTTCTTGGAATTTGAGTGTCTAGATATAAAATCACTATATATGTTATCTTTAGTTACCTCTAATGACAAATATAAAACATTCTGACCTCTTGTAAGTGCACTATATGCAGCATTTACAGCAACTGTAGTTTTACAATGACCTGCAAATCCCGCTACTACTGATATTTCTCCTTTGTGTATTCCACCTACCATATCATCTATAAATTTTATTCCAATAGGTATTCCTGCATTATACTCACTATTTTCATATTTATCAACAAAAGTATCTCTAATATTTACAAACTCTCTTTTTACATGGTCTACTTTAGTTAAATCTGTTAATTGCTTTATAACTTTTTCATCTAGTCCTTCAGTTCTTACTTTAGTGCTTAATTCCATTAAACTCTTTGAAGTATTAAGATTTTTCTTATTAAATAAGAAAATTTCTATGTACTCTGGTAAAAGTTCTTTTTCTATAGGTTCTAATTCAAAGTTTCTTCCAGGAATCTCTTTTTCTAAAAGTAGAGTACTAGGTCTACCAGAAATCTCCATCAATTTTAAATATTTTTGTATATCTATTTTGTCTATTTTATCTACTTCAGGTGAATTAAGAATAGGCTCTAAAAGGTATGAGTCTTCTAAATCTATAGACTTTAGTATTACTTCTAACTGAGGATTTATATCTAACATAGGTGATTCATTCATCAGTTATTTCCCTCCTTATTTCTATAGTCTTCTATTATTCTGTCTAAATCAATTATAGAGTCTAGATATGGTTCAAAGCCATAAGACTTATCGAAAACTCTGTCAATATCTGCAGCTCTACAGAAAAGCCAAGTATCTTTATTTAATGATTTTCTTGTAGACATTATTTCTATAGCTACTTTTCTCTTTGTATTTTTAGATGTATCTCTTTTAAATGAATCATCACCAAAAATAATTAAAACATCTGGTTTTAGCATTTCATTAGTTGTACTTACTGTCTCTGAATTATCATTACTATACCAAGAATTTATTATTGTATCTGTAGCAATTAAAGTATATTTAGTATTTCTATCGTAAAATTTAGAAAGTGCAGTAATAGAAATATGTCTATAGCATTCATTTATTGACATTATTAAAACCGAACCTTTAAATCTTGATTTATCTGTATCCCTAATTTTCATTTGAGCATCTTTAAAAGAAATTTCTTTCTCATTGTTAATTCCTAAGAGTAATGGTTTTAAAAAGAATAAATCTCTTCTAAGAGCATTTTCTTTTTCTCTGTCTTTGATAGATAGTTCATTAGGGCTTAGTTTTTCCTTTTTCATATCAACTCCTCCTATAAATATTATGTATTTTAACAAATTTTCAAGAAAAAAGAGTAGAAAATCTACTCTTAATTTTCAGTGTATTCATTTAAAAAATCTTGTACTATGTTATTGACTACATGCCCTGGAATATTATTAAATTTCTTAGTTTTCTCTTCTGATAATACATAGTAGTTAACAAACTTTATAAGCATTTTAGCAAATGCATTATCATTAGCATCTACAGTAACTGCAGCCTTAGCAAACATTATTACTGCATTTGCGGGTGTCTTAGCTAAAATTCTACTAACATTAACATGAGTATCTGAATTTATAACTGGAGTTAAAGTATACCAATTATAATTAGAATAATTTAACATTGGATTTGTAGGTCTAATAGTAGTTATTTCTTCTTTTCTATTAAAATCTACAGTTATACTTTCTAGTGCATTTATGTCTAAATTATTAGGTTTAGTACTTATACTCTCAAATAAAGTATTTAATGTAGGTTTATTAATTTTAACTTTTATTTGATTTTTAGAGATAGATGTAGCTAAGCCTTCTGCACTCAACTTGTCTGCTATATTCTCTACTAACTCTAAGACTTTACTATGCACCTCTTTCATTTCTTCTTCACTTATCTCTGTTTCTTTTACTTTAGTAGTTTTTTCTTCTACTTCTACAGAACTTTCTTTTACATTTTCATCTGCTAGTTCTATTTTTATTTTAGTAATGCTTCTAACTTTATTAAACTCTTTTTTGCATCTAAGTCTTAATAGTTCAGCAACTTTATTTTTATCTGTAGACTCTATTAGAAATACTTTATCATATTTCTTTCCATCTATTTTTATTCTAAAGCTTACTTTATATAAATCTGGAATAGTTCTTATTAAAGTTATGTCTTCTTTATCTTTATTCTTAGCTTTTCTCGCTTTAACTAATTCTATATTAGTATATCCTTCTTTTTCTAATTTTTCTTTAAGCTTTATACAATCTTCATCTCTAGATATTCTATCTATAGTATACTCTTTTTTATCTTTTATAGCTCTAAAAGTGTAAAAATATTCTTTGAAAAGAGGTGGAGCTTCTACTATTTTAGGAACTTCTATTTTAGGAAGCTCTAGAGGCTCTTGACTTCTGGGAGCCTCTTTTACAGGCTCCTTATTGCTGGGGACTCACCTCTGTCTGAAGAACTGGTCCTAAATTAGTTACTATTGCTTCACTTTCTGTGTAACTCCATGAAAATCCTCTAGCTTTATGAAATTCTGCTAATTTTTTGAGAGCTTCTTTTTTGCTAGTTGCCTCAAAAGTTCTAGTAAAACAACCCACAGTTCTTTTTCCAGTTTGTGAATTATAACCATAAGTTTTGAGCTCTACTTTAAATATAAATTCTGTGCCATTATCTTCTTTTATTCCAAGTGAAAAATCCTCTGATGCCACTAAACTAGAACTTTCAGCCACATACTTTTTATTTTCATAGGCCTCTTTAAATTTTTCTAATTTATCACATGCATCAAAAAACATATTAAGTTGCTCTTTATTATCTATAATAGTATCAAAAAATCCAGATACTAATTCAAATTGATTTATAACATACATTGCAATTCTTCTATACCCTAATAGAACACTGTGCATGTTATCCCAATTTTCTTTTTTAGCTCTAACCTCTGCTCTTTCCTCTGGAGAATAATTCATAAAATTCATAAAATACTCCGTACTCCAATATTCTTTAGAATGACAATAATCTGTAGACATATTATTATAAATAGTTTTTACAGTATTTAGTTTATCTTTATTTTCAATAAATGTCTCTATGAATGACTTTAGTGACATAATCATTGGATAAATATCATAATCTTCAGCTTTAAAGTCTATATTGTTTGATTTTAATGTCTTTTCTATATCTTCTAAAACTATTTCTTTATTATGTAATATTCTCTCAGCTTCTTCATCTAAAATTGTATCTTCATCTTTTATTATCTTTGCTTTAATCTTTTTTACAGTTGCTTTATTATCTTTAAGTACTATCCCTCTTCTTTTAAAAACTTTCATTCTTTCTTTTTCATCTAAATCTTTTACTGGAATATATTCTATTCCTCTATTTTTACAATTAACTTTTCTTATATAACATTGTTTACATAGGTGGTCTTTTCTACTTCCCCACTCTTCAATAATTTGCTCACAATCTTTACATTTTGCTCTCATATTTGCTACTTCCTTTCTATAAATTAACTAAAAAATTTACTCTCTGTAGGGTCATCATAGTCATCATCGTCATCGTCTTCATCTTCATCTGAGTTAAACTTAAATCCAAACTTCCCTAACATACTCTTCAACCCTTCATTAGCCGAATAACTATTTACATAGTCATCATCTACTACATATTTTTCACCATTTTGTAATCTTTTATCATAAAAGAATAACTTATAGTTTTCAAATACATTATAAAAAATATTGTCCATTGCATTCGTAACTTTCTTATAAGTATCTTTGTTAGCTTTATCTATTTCTTCACTTATCTCTTTTATACTTTTATTGTTCTCAACTGCTACAAAGGACATTGCAGCATATTCTATACAACTCATTAGTAGTTTAAAGCAAGTGTTTTTCATTTCTTTATCTTCATTCTTTTTAGAAAATACTGTTGTAGTGCTATCTGTAGAAAGCATACACTCATTAGTAAGAGTTGAATAAACTTCTACATTGTCTTTATTCATAATTTTAACTCTAAAATCTTTTTCTTCTCTTTTAGTTTCTTCATCATAAAATGCTAACTTTAATCTTCTTTCTAAATTCTCTTCTACAAAAGATAATCCTTTCATAAATGCTTTTTCTTTACGCTCTAAATCAGACTTAGAATAGCCTTTTTTCCTTATATCACTAAAGCTTCTGTCTCTTTCTTTATCTTTTAAATTAGTTTGAAAAGCATCTAGAATTATTAGTTCTAACATTTTTTCTACAATAGAGAGTCTATTACCGTATGCCTTATCATCTCCCAATACCGCATATTTTGTATCAGTACCAATAATTATATTTTCAGCTTTAAACTCTCCTATTTTATTGTTATCTTCTTCAACTATAACTTTAAACATTGTAACCCTTCTCTCTTAATTTACTATCTCTAGCAACTTTATCAGACCTTGACATATAAAATGAACATTTATCTTTACTTACACAAAGCATTTCTGATAAAGCTGAGCATCCTAAGTGTATATTTCCATCTTTATCCTTTTTTCTTTCTAGTGCAAAACAATCTTTTTTAATTTCTCCCATCTACAATTCACCTCTCTTTCTTTTACATTATATAATAAAATTTTAAATTTGTAAACTATTTCTCTTTTATTGCATTAGTGATTTTATATAACTGTCTAAATCATTCTTAGCTTGTGTAATATCATCATGTACTAAGTTGTATAAAATAGAACTTAATATTAATTTGTATTTTTCATATTCTTTTCCAAATAAATCTGTACTAGTTTGTAACCATACTACATATTCATTTATATTACTTATTATAGACTTTTTAGTTTTATTATTAGTAGCTAAATCGTCTTGTATTGATAATAAAATAGCCAATAAAATATCATCATTCATAGTCTTTTTCTACCTCCTCAAATAAGTTAGTACCATTATTTAAGCTAGAAATATTTTTTAAATATACTACACACATTCCACTAGAAAAAGTAAGAAAATATTGTAGTTCTAAATAGAAATCTTCAGCTTCATTTAATCTATCTATAAGAGTAAGCATTGTGTTTCTTATATAATTTGCACTCATACTTTCTACAGTCTTGTTTTCTGCAGTTAGCTGTTCTCTAACTTGAACTTCTCCAGGCACTTTATAAGCTGATACTGTTATATTATTATCTACTTTATTTAATGCATTAAAACAATCATCAAAGGATTTATCTAAGTCTATAATGTCTTGCTTATCAAAGATGTTTTTCTCTAGTTTATTAGAAATATATCTCATCTCTTCATCAATAATGTGTTTAATTCTTTTATTATCTTTATCTATTTTCATTACATACCTCCAAAACTTCTTTCATATTCTAACCATTTTTCTCTACTTTCTCTTTCTGCCTTCTTTTTATTTCTCCAATAACCTTTCTTTAAATGGTCTCTTACTTCTTCATTCAAATCGTCTCTTTTTTCAGTGAAATATGATAAATCTTCAAAAACTTCTGCCGCATTCTCTAAGAAAATAGTATCTAATAACATCTCTTGTTGCTCTTTAGTTAGTATAACTGTAGGTTTGTTCTTTTCATCGCCTTCTCTATAAACCGTTTTACCTAGAAGATTGTCATAAACTTCATACTTAGAAGTTTTATCTTTAGTATTTCTATATATAAAATCTCTATCTATAAGAGGAGCATTCATGTAAAATTCATCTACTTCATGAAGTACTCTTTCTGTTCCTTGTATTCTATACTCAAATCTCTTCATCCTTCTTTTCCTCCACTAAATCTATAAGACTTATTGTTACTATATTTTGTAATCCATCATCATTTATAGCAAAAGTGTTTTCTTCAATCATCCACCCTAAGTCATTAGCAATATAATTTGCAAACTTAGTTAATTCTTCTATTACTGTTCCCTGGTCTCTATCTCTTAAACTACCGGCTAATGTAAGTACAGCTTTAGATTGAAATTCTACTTTAGTGCCATCTTCATTCCATGTACATCCATTATACCCTGGGACTACATTTAAAAATAAATCTGCATCTCTTTCTGAACCAGTAACTTTAGGAGCATTTAATAGTTTATCACTAAAATATGCATTAGCACTTTCTACAGGAATTTCTTCAAAAGTTTCTACTATCAAAGCACCAGCAAGATGTGTCCATCTACTCATCTTCTTTCAACTCCTCTCTTTTAATTATTAGAACTGAGCCTTTATTAAACATAGATACATTCTCTAAAGTTAATCTTAACTTTGCTTCAAAAGCTTTCATTTCGTCATAATATCTAAATCTAATACCAGTTCTACCTCTATGAGATAAATAGTAAACTATCTTCTCTAAGTTTTCACTGAAATCTTTTTCTAAGTCTATATGTCTCATAAATTCAAAATCATAAGCTATAATATTCATTTTAGTCCTCCTTCACTTTGTAATATAAATGTTCATCTTTTCTTTTACATATCTCATTTAAAACTAAAATATCATTTAAACAAGGTTGTATTTTCTCTCTTAAATAATTTTTATATGGCTTTTCATTTACCATTAATTCTGTTCTAATTGCATTTAAGTTGTCTTGTATAACTGATAAACATCCAATAGCTCTTTCTATTTCTTCTTTTACTAAATAATCTTTATAATAGGCCATTTTAATCCTCCATCAACTTAGATAAATCATCAATAGCTTTATCTAATAATTCACAAATTTCATATTCTTCTAAATCATTTATATTTTTATGATAATAATTGCATAAAATTTTAGCTTGGTCTTCTGTTATATGAAATAAAATTGTATTTTCCATAAATCTCACCTCCTATTTACTAATATGTTGTCAATCTATTTAGTGTCAAAACCAACTATCTTTTCATTTTCAAATTTTATAAAGACTGTAAGCTCATATTCTAAAACTTCTCCACTTGCATACCAAACTTCTATCCTGTCAGATTTAGAATGACTGTCATCAAATTTTCTTAAGTCGAAAACTTCTAAAAGTTTACCTCTAGCTCTTACATCTTCTAAAAATTTTAAATCTTCGTTTTCCAAAACCCATCACCTCCTTTTATAATTGTAAACATTTTATAATATTATTTCAAATTTGTAAATAGATTTTTCAAAAGTTTTTAAATTTGCACTAGAATGGTTTTAGAGAAAGCAAAATTATTGGATATAAAATTATATTAGAACAAAATAAAAATGCCTCAGAGGTCATTCTGAGGTCTTAGTTTTTGATATATTTTTAACGCGCAATCTTTTAAAATGATTTTTTATATCTTTTTCTATCGGAGCTACTTCTTTTTCATAGATTTTAGTGGCTATCTTAAATCTGTGATATGATATGTTGTGTGATTTAAGATAATTCATCATACTCAAGTCTGTCTCTAATGAATGTTCTACAATGAACTTCATTTTTGAGTCTAGTACTAAATCTTTTGAGTGAGAATATCTTTTGTTAACTTCTATGTTTTTAAGTATGTCTACCTTAGGAAGATTTTCTAAGTCTTTTCTAGCAAGTTTACTTTTACAATCTTTACAAATGAAACTTATTTGATATGGGTTTTCTTTATTGTGTATTACAGATAAATTTTCATTACTAGAACAAACTGCACACTGTTTTTCTCCTATAAATCTTCTGTTAATAAAATTTTTGATATATACTCTTTGATGTTTCATGTCCTTGAAGTCTGTTTTCATTTTAAATTACTATCTCCTTTCTATGAAAGTTAATCTTTATCTGGAAAAGTTGGATGATTTTTAATATTCATCTTATCATATATACATTTTCTACAGTAGTATTCTCCGTCTTTAACATGCATACATTCCCAGTACTCAGGTTGTTTGCATCTAGGACATTCTACTATAGTATCTGCTTTTGATAATAATTTCATATAAATCACCTCATTTTAAATTTTACTCCTGCAGTATTTCCTT